CACCTCGTAAACCGCCCCAAAGCTTTTGCTCGCAAGCCAGCCATACAGGATGCCGCGGTCATACATGATCGCCCTGTAAACCACCTCTGCCGCGGCCTCAACGATGGCACTGTCGGACGCCCGCGTATCGCCGGTGACCGAGGGTGTGCGAGCCTCGTGTGCTTTCCCAGCGGCATGGTCCGCAGGGACCGCCGCCGGCGCGGCGTCATGAGCGGTGGTGATGCGGCGGCGGTATGAGCGACCTTTGCCGGGCTCAACGACCCGGCCAACAACCCTCACGCGACTCCAGTGGTCGGGTTTCAAGGCCCAAAACTCGTCCCCGTCTTCCGTTGTTTCTCCAGGCACCAAATAGCGCCACCCGCGTCCCGAGCCGTTCGCATCGCCATCGGCCAGCGCGTCGGCAGCCGGCGCGGCGTCTAGATCAGTAGTGCCACGCGCGGCGAGTGTGGCGTCAATCGTCACCGTCACAGTGCCGTTACGCACTGATAACGTAGCGTCTTGTTCTGCAAGTAGCCGAATGGCTTCACGTAATTTAACGATCTCTTCCCGGGCTGCATCCACGTCAAAAATCGTCACAGCCGTGTGGTCGGCCAATTTGTCAACAATATCGTACCCCCAAACAGCGGGCATGGTGTTTCCTTTTTGACGCGTTGGTAGTGAAGCATCCAAGTCGGTATTATACTCTTGAAGTTGCTCGTCTCTGCTCCGTTTTAAGAAGGTTCAATTATATACAGTAGCAAGGTTATGCTTATTATTAAAGCTACAGTTACGTAGTTGGGTAATTGGTCTAATATGTCTAATATGATCATTGTGGGTAGTCCATTCATACTAACGATAATTTTAATACATTCTTATACCTCAAGCCAAGGCATAATTATGTTTTGACCATTTGGTATTTGATTACTTGGATATGTGTGGTGTTGCACCAATGTAATTTGATGCCTGTACCTTCTATTACTCTAAAACGACCTACTGGTGGTCTACCATGTACCACTAAATCAAGCATCTTATCATTGTCGTACCCCACAGTCACGAAAGTGACTTTGTAGGTTTTTGACTGTCCGTTCTTTGTTTTTCTCTCCCCGGTATATTTTCTATAAGTAGCGACTAATCCTCTGAATGTAACATAGGTTTTGTCATCTTCTCCTATCCATTCCTTGTAGTAACAACCATCTAGAAACTGATCATCTATCCAATACCCATATTTGGCCAGATCTGACTTTTGCCCGGATGAAGCGTAAGTTTCAATTCCGACTATAGTGTCGTGTTCAATACGCCATGGCGGCTTGCCTAGAGTCAACTTCAGACCGGATGCGACAGCATGCCTAAAGAATACCCATTTTTCATACATTGATTCGCAATGATTCAATGCTGTTAACCAGAATTGTTGTGGTTGTCGGGCTTTCTGATAAGCGAGTGCCCATACCAATTGGCCGTAAGAAATAGCATGTGATTTGCAAAAAGAATATAATGATAGCCTTTTAAAATTATCTCTGATTAACTGCTTATCTTCTTCTGATGCTATTCTAGACATCAGCTCTTCTATTTGGTCTTCTTTGTTTTTGGCGAACGCTCTTCTGTAATTGTCTGCTTGTGCTTCTGTGCAGCCAGTCAATTGTCTGAATTTATCTATCGCATCATCATCGAAAACCAATACAGGATCATGTCCATTTAATATTTTGTCTTTATTACCTTCGGCTGCTGCTGCCGGTCTTAGAAGTGCTAATGCAAAGGCTACATCCGATCGGCTTTTAGGCTTCATGGACGTGAATATCTTCCTCATAGCAGGTGACTCTGCTATGGTGATACCCATATTATCGCCTCTTGATAACAGGTCGCTGGTCGCTGTATCCTCTTCTGGATATTCTGACAGACCTCGTGAGCTTAAATCGTTGAGCTGGGCTAATGCTCTATTAGATAGTATGTCTATTTTGATCAAGTTCTTCTGTTCAACTTGGTCCTTATTTAGCTTGATCTGATTTCCTTTGAGTATCCATTTGGGTGGGATGCGTTGATCGAAGATTACTATACCACCACAATGAAGTGAAAATCCTCTGAATGTGTTGCATAGTCCAGCTGCTGTTTGTATTACTTGCTCTAATGTTTCTCTACCCAATATCTCCTCTAGATCTGCGTATTTGCCAAACTTTTTCCTATAACCATGTCTTCTAATGGCCTCTCGGATCGCTGATTTTTCTTTGTAGTATAGATGATTAGATATTCTTGCAACTCTGTGTTTGCCAAAGTGGTCATATATTCTTTGGAAGACATCTTCTCTTCTATTGTATGGAAAGTCTATATCGATGTCTGGATTATCGATTCTTTCTTCGTGCATAAATCTGGCTAACGATATGTTATATAGTATTGGATCTATATCTGTTATTCCCAATAGATAGCATACTAGTGAGCTACCTGCTGAACCTCTTATCACGTGGGGTATGTCTTTAGTTAACTCGAGTATGGTTTTTACTTGGATGAATGTATCGGTAAAATTCCTATCTCTGATTAATCGTAGCTCTTGCCTGAGCCTTTGTTTATATGTCTCGTTTTTGGGTAATCGTCTGGTGAAGCTAGATATAATAGTCTGCAGCTTAGATATATCGTCTTTCATACTTATCAAATACACTCGCGATATTTGATACTATAGTTGTATATGTCGGCTTATGCCAGGTTTATCTAGTCCCGCCAAAGACGTCAAAACCCAGGTTTATGGCGTTTTGTATGGTCTTTTATCGCCGTTCGGATATTTGGATAGGATTAGACTGTTCACATTTTCTAATTGTCTTTCTAAATTCATCTTTGACAATGTCATAGCTTGATACTCGGTTACGAATTCACTCTCTGTAAACAGTAATTCACCCCCATGTACATATGATCTTCTATCACCGTATAAACTAGCGCTGACAGCACCTGCAACACCAGCGTATACAGAGTATACCCATTCTAGTCCCCTCTTGGATATACCGCTTATTCTTACTGGCTCGAGAAACCCTAATGCAGCTGATTCCCTTAGATACACTATATCATTAATTTCGTATACGGGCTTCATAGTAGTCTCCTTATATATTTTTGGTTCTATTGTCTTCGGAGCATCTGATATATTCTATCGTGTCTCTAAGTAGTGCTGTAAAATCCTGCAATTCTTTAGGAGTCAATTCAGCCCCAATGCAAGACATGTATTCTCTGACTTTAAGCATATTACATTCGGCCTGGGCAACAGCTGGTTCTAAAATAGTTATGTGGGCTTTAACATAATTTAACCACATTTTGATTATTTCATCATCCATGATTATATCTCGATTATTCTGATTTGCCCACGGTCGGTAATCGATAACCAAGAGCCCATAAAACCCTAGATAAATCAGCAGCAGTTGCGGTCACACATTCTTCTGATACAATATCAGGTCCCAATATAGCATGTAGGGCTTCGTGGCATTCAGTTTCTAATCTTACCCTGCCTTTTAATTTAGAATTAATTAATACTTTTCTATCTGCAAACATCGTCCAGCCATCGGCTAGACCTTTGAGTGGTGAATATCGCCATAACCAACGGCGTTCAGACAGTCGAAAGTGGTGGTCTCTGTCTGCCATAATTACCACTGTTATTAACTCTTAATAACTACATCAACACTGGCCAATCATAAGGCCAGTCGTCCTCTCCGATGATCGATAAATCAATGTCTATCTCCATGACACCAGACTCTCTTATTTATTACTAGCTGGTAGTCCCGTGTAAGTGTCTATATTAGACTGGAGTCGTGCTTCCGGCCCAGTATGATAATCCCAGACGAATGCCATAGCTCCCCGCTTCTGCCAATTAAATCCTTTAAGACGGTGCCACTGGTTAGGGGGAGTCAACGCTGGAAGATATTCCACACTTACTCCTTGCTCCTCCATACTACTGGGTTTGCCTGACCCCTTACGATGTTGATCCCCTAAATGCCACTCTCGATATATCGTTTGAGACCAGTCAGCTGGCCTTTCATTCGCCATCAATGCTGGAAGTCTAGTGTTAGAGATATGATGGCCGTGTTCAAACCCTATTAGATTAACACCATATCTGTGAAATTTGTACGGCGAGCTATCAGCATCTACTATCACATTTTGATCATTTCTATAGTAAGCATTTAAAACTCTGGCTAGGGTATAAGAAGAGTGATGATCATGGTTGCCAGGGATGCTAATTACTTTGACATTAGCTTCTCGTTTAAGTCTCTCTACCATATTTATGGCTAATATTTCTGCTCTCTCGTAGACGTAGCTCCATGAAATTCCTTCAGGTTGAGAGGTACCTTTTGTTGTTTCATGCTTCATGCCATCATGATGCATATAGTCATTGCCGAAAGGAAATATTATTTCCTCGAAAGGACCATGATGTTGAGCTTTGTGGATTAAGTCCTCGATAGCCCACATACACAAATCTTCACACTCTTCGAGGCTCCATTGCATGTCAGAGGACGGTTTGTAGCATTGCAAACCAAAATGTGGATCCATAATCGAGACTTCCAAAGAACGTTTCAGGTCCTTGGCTTTTTTAATAGTCTGCCTTTTGATTAAAGGCACCTGTTTCGATTTGCTACCAACCATTTCGATAAGTGACTCTATCGCTAATCTCTCATCTGATTTTCTCCGCAATCTGATCTTTATTTGTCTTAGAGGCATCTTCCACAATCTTTGTGTGGCTCGCTCGTCAGATTCTCCTTTGTGATTAATCTTTCCACCTAATTCCCAATTATTTATGGTCACTTCTGCCACTTCCCATATGTTCAGATCTACCTTACTACTAGCTAATAATTCGTCAGATGTCTGTATGGAATTACCGACATATTCTATTATTATGTTGTTATCAGATTGTCTAATCTCTGTTTTCTCTGGCGTTTCTTCGCCAGCATGATCATTACTATTTGCTTTCGGTGTGTCGCCTAATTTTCTCAGTGCTATTGCATATCGGTCGTAAATCGTACTTCTAGAGAGTCCTAATTGTTTAGCTGCTTTTGAAAAATTACCATTATTCGCTTCTACTGCGTTCTTCGCTTGTATTAATGATTCTAAGCTTACTTTAACTGGCATGTTTTACTCCGTACATGCTTCATTGATTAGACAAGTTGTGCATATTATCTTCAGGCTTGCATGTCTTTTTTATACTCTTAATTCCACGAGAGCGGTGACGTATGCTATGTGATATATGCCAGCAACCTCTTACAGCTCTAATCAGATATGATGATTATCCTTTTATAGATGGTAAGTATTATGACATTGTATGCCACATATGCCATAGTGTGCCTAGGACATGGCAATATGACCAAGAAGGTAATGTTATATATTATGGATACTTAGATTGTACCCGACTAGCCTCTGTTCAGACACTCATGCGAGAGGGCTGGGACCAACAGCAAGCTCTATGCTCTATACGTGCCGTCAAAAAATTAATCAAATATAAAGAGTATAGTATTCACATCAGGCAATCATTCTTTATTATTAAACAATTGTATAACATGAATGTCGAACTATGGTAACACAGGGTGGTAATAGTGATCACCCCTATCGACAATCGATACCTTTACTAATATTTAAAGATCTAGCTAAGCAATTCCGTAAGCAGCTGGGTATACAATTCGATATCAAAGCACATCCCATTAACGCCACGTCAGCTACATTAGTATTCAAAAATCCGGACCACAAAATATCATTCTACTTATTCGCTGGTAACTTAGACCTATTACTCGCCATAGTCAAATTGCTGTCGGTGCCTTATGTCAAGGCATGGGTAGATAAGCATAAATTATTTAGTCAACCATTTAATTCGGAAGCCAGCACCAGCAAATACATAATATCAGTAGATATAATCAAAGGTAACAAACTATCCAGTGCCAAGTCACCAGTACCCATTGGAATAGATTTGGCAGACCCAGACAGCATTTCAGAAATAAAAGACTGGATATCAGTCGTCGTTCAAAATGTTTAATTCACCATCTAATCTTAATCTTTTATTTATCATAACTGATCAACAAAGATACGATGCTATAGGATATACAAACCATTTAGTCAAGACACCCAATTTAGATGGATTAGCTGATCAATCTATAGTTTGCCGTCAAGCGATAGTACAAAGCCCCCAATGCCAGCCTAGCAGGGCTTCTTTGTTGACTGGTCTTTATCCAGACAATATAAAAATGTGGTGGAATGAGACCACTCTCGATCCAAAATACCGTACTATAGGCAACCATCTCATTGATAATGGTTATAATACTGGATACTTTGGCAAACTACACATTGATGGAGAACCTAACTACAAACAGGTGGCTAATCATTATGGATTTACCAACACATACTTAACTGAAGATTGGATAGGTTTAATCCAATCAAACAAAGATCATGCTGTGAATAAGGCCAAGCATGAATTTTATTCACCGATGCAAACAGACATTCAAATATCTTTACCACTAAAGTACATGGCGCCATGGACAGGCAAACTCTCATCGAGCCAATCACATCACGAAGATGTAGTAGTTAATAATGCCATAAGATTCTTACAACAACAAAAATTACAACACAAACCTTTTGCTTGCTTCGTTAGTTTCCATGGTCCTCATCCTCCATATTGTTCACCGCCGCCATTTAATGATTTATATCGCTATGGCGACATACCTTTGCCAGATCAATTATCGACCACGTGGTTTGGTCATCAATTGTCTAAGACCGATTGGCACAACATCAAAGCCCAATATTATGGTGCAATAGCATGGATAGATGATTATATCGGTCAGATATTGTCTACGGTAGACCTAAGTGATACTTTGGTCATATTCACATCTGATCATGGTGACATACTGGGTGATCATGGTTATTTTTCTAAAGGCGTTTTCACATATGAAGGAAATGTAAGAGTTCCATTAATTATCCATTGGCCTGGGATGGGTAGGGTCGAATATCATCATCCTGTGCAGTTAATCGATATATTGCCGACTGTTATGGACATTATGGGTTTATCATTTAATGATAAGATAGACGGGATAAATCTTTCTCAATCACTATTAAGCGATTCTCCAGTAAATGAATTCGCATTTAGTGCTATTGGTATTAATCCGCGTCATTATATGGCACGTCAATCCCAATATAAATACAATATTGGAGATAAGCAGCAATTCTACGATCTAGTGACTGATCCAGGAGAATCAGTTAATCACATAGACAATCCGACATATGCTGAACAGCTTATGAAAATAAGAACAGGTTTATCTGATCACTTATCGAAGCTCAATAACCATCATTCACGTAATGCGAGTGATTGTATGAATAGAATGGCTAATGTCATATATTATTCTTAATCATATAGAGGCTAATCTCCAGGACCTTTACTTGCCCTTAGGTGGCTTTATCCGCTTACTATCCACACGACGCTGTATAGCAGCGACCTGTTCAGCCCAACTACACCCACACTTAAAACTAATTTTCTTGGTTATACTTAATAGTATGTGCTATATATTCTTGGATCATGAGTGGTGTGCTATTAACTATATCGACTCTTCCTATTGGTGTCCAACCCTGTCGAAATATTTTTGGTACTTTATTAGAACTAGCTAAAACAAATCCATCGTAGCTGGTCGTATGCGTGAGAAAATCAGATGAGACTATAATGTTATAATTATGATTAGTAATAATGCTTAAGACATCATCATGTAGTTCTTGAGAGTGGGTCGAAATGAACGCATAACCTATTTTCGAATTTTCAAATGCGATCTTTGCTTCCTCTAGCATATCGATTTCGTACCCTTGTATATCAGAATGTAGAATGTCTATATAATCTATATTGTTGTCCGACATTATCTTATCAACGTTTAGGTGGTTCTTGCCAATCAGTCCAGAGATATGAGTGGCTCGATAGTTATTCATCAATATGTTTAACTTGCCTACATCCATATGGTGGTCGTCTGGCTCTAATATGAAGCATTTTGCTTCCCTCCTTACCCTCATTAGCCACATAGAATAATGAGCCCAATAAGCACCTAGCTCTAACATTGTAGGTGCAGCCGGCATTATTTTTAAGACCTGTTGAAAGCAATATTCTTCAAGCGGCTCATGCACACCACGGTTTAGTATTAATATGTCACTAAATCTACCGTAGTAACTATCCAAAGACACAATATTTCCATTATGCAAAATTACACAATTATTGGCAACATAGCCAGCGTTCGGCACTCTTTCAATTAATATATTATGAGGGTCGGATATAATTTCCCTAAATCTATCATATTTAACATTAGCTTTTTCAGTATTTATCTTATGTATTAACATACTGACACGGTATGATATAGTTATGCTTAATTGGCTACGGAGTAATCCGTATACATTTTCAGCATATTAGTCTTACCGCTTTGTCTATATGTTCTATATATGAATCGGAATTTGTCTATGTCGAGACCAGACCCATCAGGTCTGCGTGGAAGGTAAAAATCATCATCTTGGTTTAGGGGTAAATACCTCTCATCGAACGATTGATTTTCTGGTAAATGATGCACGACATAACGCGAACCGTCCTTCACAGCGGCCATGGCCAATTTAGACATCATTGCTATAAATGGTAAACTTAAGAAGGCTCGACGTCGCATGTTTGATTCCCTTTTGGTTTATCTAGACCTAGTTGATGCCTCATTGTTGTTATTACTGCTACTGCTCCGCAGTGCCCATTTACTCCCAAATGATTTAGTAAGTCTTTGTACATTTTTTCATAATCACCTAGAGGAGCTTGGTGATCATGAGTCGCTTCAACTGTAGGTGTAGTCTTTTCTCGTGATTTAACTATTACTTGAGCCTCGAGCAGCTTTATAGTATTGTTAAATGCGGTTTTAAGTAGTTCTTCTGGCAATGTTATATCAGATAATTTACCGTTTCTAGCGAGCCCAGCCATCACACAATCAGATATGTATTCTATAACGTCGACCAAATTAACGTCGGCGGGTACGCCATCTGGGTTGTTAAGGTGATGACGATGTATCTTACGGTGGTTATCCCACCACTCAGTCTGCCTAAAGCCAGTCATATAATCTTGGTAAAACCAATCTATTAATGTGAGCTTATCATAATCATGTGAGCCAGCGGCTTCCATCATTTTACCAGAGAAAAAAGCAAGAGCTTTGGACACATCTCCAATATGAAGGCGGCTTGATTCTAACAGTGTTTCTTTTTTAGTGTTTAGATAAGGACAATAGCGCGTATCAGCAGTAGGCGATTTCTGTATTTCTATCATTTATTTAGTCCTATGTTCGGATTACTGACGTCCGTCGATGAACTCACTACCCAGTTCTTAGTCGCCACCCCAGTTGATCCAAACCCACCTTCTCCCCTCACCGTATCTTGGACTGCACCCTCTTCAATTATAGACTGATTAAATCCAAACATAACACCCTGAACTAATCTATCACCATGTCTTATTGTGATAGGCTTGCTAGTATTGCGATTGTGTAGAACAGCCCACAATTCACCTCTGTAATCAGGATCGATAATTCCAGTGCTATTGGCTAATTCTAACCCCATCATACCTATCGAACTTCTAATATGCAACATTAAAACATATGCTTTACTAAACTCACATTTGTATCCGAGAGACACCATTACAGTCTCCCTCGGATATATGATCAATTCTTTAGCATATGCCCCCATCGGTGTCGGAGCAGCACTTGCCCACCACTGTTTATCGCCTGGTCGATCTGGCGGGTAATAACTCTCAATGATCCCTTCCTCATAGAAATGTCTGAGTTCTAAAGCCCATCTATCAGGCAGGCTAATTAGCTTACCCGTCAGAGGATAAAAAGGTCTGGTCTCACTAAATTTTGCTGCCTCGGGAACCAACCTCTGTGGCCTAGTCAGACACGCTGGAAAGTCTACTCCAGCCGAATTGATAGTTTCATATTTTGGTAATGGTAGATCATTACCTTCTAATCTTTCTAATATTAACCATTCTGTCATTTTTAAATGGTGGTCCATGTCGAGCACACCTTGTTAGTGGTTATTTGATACAGTGACTACTTGTGATACGCGTCAGCTTTTGTAAAGCTTCTTTACGTTCCCTTGTATTCTCAATAAACTCTACCGCTTTTTCGATGGTGTCGCATTCAGGGTTCGTATTATATATCTCCAGTGCTATCAGTTCTATGCGAGACAAAAACATTCCATATAACCGATAATCTTCAAACGCTTCCCATACAAGAGGAAATAATGGCTTGACTATTTCTTCACCTATTATGGTTGCATATTGCCTGATTTCTAACTGTGCATGTGAGTCCATCCGTAATGCAAGGAAATGCATCAGATTATGTAGGTCGATTTTCCAGTATGCCTCGGTATATGTTGATAATGGTAGGTCCTTTCTAGCTTGCTCTCTAGCCACACCGTTACTTATTCTATGCTCATAAACTTCTCTCGAGTAACTTAACAATTTAGCTTCTGCGTCTGATAATTGTGATCCGAGTGTCGTGTCTATATTGCCTTCCGAGCCTTGATTGTTAGAAGACGATTGTATCCTCCAGCCATCTGGAGCAGTAGTAGAGGCTGAATCAATCGCATTCGAATAACGAGTACTATATTCATTGATATTAGCAGTTCTATGCCTGACCCATTGCCTCCAACAGTCCATAGGAACTCTAACAGCTAATTTAATTTCGGCCATTTCGAATGGAGTGCTATGCCGATGACGCATTAAGTATCTTATTAGATTTCTGTCATCATTAACATGCTTAGTACCATCTCCATAACTTACCCTAGCGGCCTGGACGATAGATGCGTCATTGCCCATCACATCCACCAAACAAACGAATCCATCATCTAATACTTTAAACTTAACCCATTTGAGCTGGTCGAGTGACGTTTGTGCATTCGTTGCTGCTGCTTGATCCACTTTTTATCTCCTTATTAGGATGCATAACATTTTTTTAATACTTCGTACTCTTCGATTGTGTCATAATCATCTGTCATAGCTCTTGATATGGGTTATTTCTGGACATCAATGATTCGATTCTGCGTATTTAAATCAGATGCTCCCGTAGCTCAGTTGGATAGAGCATGGGATTTCTAATCCCAGGGTCGTAGGTTCGAGTCCTACCGGGAGTATTTCGGTTTCTTATAAATACCAACTAATGACTCTACGTTCTTTAATTGTATATCGAACTGATGTACTGATGGCAGCCAACTCTGTTTGATGACGGTCAATTGTTTAGCCCAATCCAACAGCGTTTGTTTATACAGTTTGATAGGCCTTCTCTTGTCATAATATATGTCCGGTGTTAAATGCTTAGTACCTACCATGCCATCGAACACTCTTTCCATAACAACAATGATACCACCAGGCTTAACTATCTTTATTAGATTATCCAACACCATCTCTGCATTAGACACATGCTCTAGACAAGCTATACATAAAACAGTGTCGTATTCCTCACATATCATGACAGTCTCTGCAGAATCACATATCAATTCTGGTACATAATCTCCAAATCTTCCTGAGCGATATTCACATATTGGTAATTGGACTAGATTTTCCAACAATGGGTCTAATAGGGTTACATGTTCCATTTTCTTGGTAAAATGTGTTAACTGTGGACAAGGACCACAACCTATCTCGATAGTCTTACCCAAATTAGCTGGAATAGATCTATTAATCATCTTATAATCATAATATTGACAAGGGACTGACTCACTATTGGCGAACCAGTATTCTAACTCTTGTTTTTGAGCATCTCGCCATCTGCCAGGGTCTACTTTGAATATTCCTTTGGTTTTGTCCCAATACTTCTTATCATTCGAAGCACTCAATAGCTTTTTTGCTTCATCACCAGTCACTCTCTTGGTTACGTCAGTCCATGTAATCATGTGGCAAAACTTCCAGTGGTGCCATCAAATATCTTATTAGCTTGGATATATGCCTGCAATACTTGCATGTTGGAAAATGTCTTAGATGGTTTTACTTTACCATCATAAGAGCCAGCGTGTGTCAAAACGAATCTTAGTTCATGTATGCCAAATTTTTTGGCCATATTTTGTGCTTGATTAAGTAGCTCATAATCATCGTTAACGTCGAATAATATGTATTTCCATATTATCTTACAGCTAGATTCGAATTTCTTATTCATTTCCACACCGATCTTCATAAAATCCAAAGCTTTATCTAATACACCGCCAATGCGGTATTGTTGATATGAACTTTGTTCTACTCCGTCGATCGAACAATTGATCGTATCTAATAACATATATTCAGTCTTAAAATCTTGGTTGGCATTTGTATCCATACTAAGCCTGGTATGTGGCATTTGACGGTTGACATACAATAGCATCTGAGGATAGGCCTTATTTAATGTAGGTTCTCCTCTGCCGACGAATCTAATCAGACCGAGTGATACGTCATGATTCTGAATCGAATCGATTATTTTTACGAACCACTCGTAAGGCAGCACATATGGGGGATCCTCAGTCTTCAGTGGATTAGGCAACCCTTGCAGGCATCCACCACATCTTAAGTTACATGGAAATGATGGCTCCATCTGTATTTCACTTATCTTGTCAATGCTACCAAAAGCCCAATTTCTTGCTTTACTCACATCACTTAAGTAATCAATAGCTGCTTGTGCCTTATGGTTAGATCGATCATCTATTAATTCATCTACACCAAATCGATAATGCTTGCCTCTGTTCTCATCAACCATACAACAGCATGTTCCACATTCAGGGATATAATATTGATTATTTAGCAGTATTTTAGTGCGCATATCTCTCATATGCTGATGATTGAGTATGTCTGGCACAAAATCGCATTTTTCGAAATCTTTATTAGCTAGGATTGTATATTTCTCACCAGAATCACACCAACATGGTACCCGCCCATTCGATTTAATATAAACCTTGTCCCAAGCCCAGCAATACTTTCTGTTATTCAAAAACATATATTTAAGCCCTACTATATACACCTAACAGTATAACCGATACATATTTGAACTTACTCCAACATACTTAAAGATGTATTATAGAACTTACAAATGGCCCAGCAACCTAAAAGACAATCGGTCATAAAGCGATATTGTAATAGATGTAATGAGGAGAAACAATGTAATAGACCTTGCCTTATTTGCGGCTGTCCTGAATTCAGGTTCGTTATACAAGAACGCACACATAACATACAAGACGTTGAGAACCGACCTAATAAAATCACCCCACCCGAAATACAAACAGCTACGGAACGGGTGGATGGTTAGTCACCTAGATATTTTTTAATAGCATCGTCTCTTTCATTGGCCGTAGCATTTCTATCGAATTCTATATATCGCACATTTAACATTATGTCTTCTAACTGTGGCAATATCGATTTGATAACCATCTGTCTGTGCTTAATCATGCTTTCTATTACATCTATTTGACTTAAAAAAGTATTGGATATGTCAGTCGGCAATTGGTTAATCATCTGCCTTAATACATATAACTGGTATTCTAATCCAAATTCACCATTAGGAGTCTGTTCCTTTGGCGTCATCAGCGTAGACGTGGTTTTTTGCTCAGAAAGCGGAGTAGACCAGAACTATCGGATTTTTTATTTATACGGCTTGGCAGAAATCGCCTTCGTTGCTGCTTCATTTATCTCTGCGCGGAATACTGGCAGTTCGCGTGGTGCATCAATACTGATTCTTACTCGATTACCTTGTATAGCTAAAACAGTGATAGTAATCTTATTGTCAATTACTATTTGTTCGTTCAATTTTCTAGTAAGGACTAACATATATGCCTCATTACTTACGAACATTCATTAAATAGGCGAATTATAGCACCGATGAATCCGCGACGATCCATGCTCAAATCCACTCCTGTAGCGGTTGCCAAAAGTCAGTCGTTCTGACCGAACCGACGACCGTCGGTAAGTATTGTATGGGGTATACTACGGCGTCTCTCAATCACGGAACGTAATACGGATCAGCCGGCAACTCGGCTTCTTTGCCGATAAAAATGAAAGCTTGCGATTCAGTTCTATCCGTCTGCTAACCTATCGCGTGGATTTCGACGGAACACCGCTCGATAAGCGGATCCAGCGTAAACTCAAACCGCCACGTAGGAAGGCCCGCGCACCATACAGGCGAACTCGGAGACGGTTGCCATAAAAATCGATTTGGTAACGACATGCAGCGTGTCTGCCATATCACACTTTCTCATACCCATTCTTCTTGAGCTGTGCACGAGCCTTGTCCAAGTCTTTGATAGCAAACCAAGGCTTGTGTGCCGCCTTGTCTGTAGTGGTCACTTCCCGATCATGGATAAAAGCATCGACTGGCAAAGAAGTCGACTTCTTTCCCAATGCACCATCATACGTGTTAAAGCACAGCTTACGTGGATTATTCCCTGAGAAAATCAGGGCATGTGCCTGTACGTCCACCTCCACATGGTCAAACTTGACAGACTTCTTAGTCCACAACTCCAAGTGGGGCTTGTGGGCCAAGCTGGCTAGATCGACCTTCGGACTGGGCTGTGTCTCTTTCTTCAATACGGTCTGTGGCTTATCCATCTTATTCGCCTGTGGCTTGGGGTTTGAGGATTTGGTCTTGGGAACATTATGTACGGCGTGACCAGTCGTATCAGTCGTTGCGGAATCCTTCATCGGTCTATCTCCTATCCAAAAAAGTGGTAGTGCTGTCGAGCACTTGGGACAAGTAATTTCTTCAATCGAGCCAGTTACCTCTAATACATGCTGGCATTTGTTGCAGACTACTCTGTACTTATTTCCAGATTCAATTACAGGCACTCGATTTCCGACACTAACTGGTAAAATACGTCTAGACTGGATTCTCAATTCCTTCTTATCGACGGTACTCTTTACAAGCACTAATCCTTTTCTATCGGCTACGATTACGTCATTAGGATTGTCTGGATCTAAGAGGTATTCCTGATCGGACACACTACCCCGCAATGTGATGTACCTAACTTTCTGACCCCTAGGGAATTTGTTTCGGCCGCCATTATTGCTTTTCATGAATATCTCGTAGGGTTAAGGGTGGGATCACCTATCCTTTGGTGGTGATGGTATACCATTAGTACGCGATTTTTTAGCGGCATCTGATTTGGCCACGATACCCATTGCTGCCTTCACATCAGCTTCCACTTGCTTTGAGCCAGGCATCAACTGTTTTGCGAGGTCGCTAAGTGCTATGATAGCAGCCCGTTCTGGCCCGGTAAGGTATTCCATCACATTTTCCTTTCCTAGGGGTAACCCTGCATCAAACTCTGTGTTACAGCCGCCGAATACCATGTTTAGTTACAAGGACACGACCGGGCAGCGGGCGATGCCAGCGTCCGGCCCCCGGGTTGACCCGGTTCCGGCAATCGGAGGAGGACGCCGCGTTGTTGCATCAAATAAATATCTAATGAATTCGGCCGCATGTTTATTCGACTACAGTGTCTACTTCTATATCTCACGAGTAGAAGATAGGTGTGAATGATCAGGACAATAATACAAGCGTATCTCAGGACAATAATACAAGCGTATCTGATTATCGGATGATCCTGGATAACTGTAGGTTCCACACTGGATCCATCCTGAATGGTCACCAGGTAATACATTACCATCACAACCTGTAGCATCGCACTCTATTCGTACGAGTTACTCTGCGGCCATTATTCTCTTCGACTGCGTACACTCTACCCATATCCTTCTCCTATAACTATTGGCAGATATATCTATCTTAACCTTAAGCCGTCCATTAGTATTCTATCAAACCTACCTGAAGTTATCAATTCACATTTATGAAGATTAGGCATCTTCACAGTTAAATTAGACAACAGAGCACTAATTTGCTCTTCTAATACGGCCAATTCTGCAGGCTCGAGTGGTGCTAAACTCAAGACATCTATCACCATGCAATCCCGACTGTACCCACTTGTAGATTTCACCGACAGATAATTAGGGGGATACCCTGGATAAACTTTCTTCATCAAAACCCCATGATTGATTTTATATATTCCCTGATAGCATCGCCACCACGCTTGGGTAACAATATTTCAATAATCCTCAAATACGTTGATTTAAGTATGATGCCGGCAGACAACAAAGAGGCCACGTCATCACCTCTATTGTCTGTTTTCATCAGCTTACATACTGGTATAACATTAGCAGGAACATTGGGTGAATCCACTGTCAAATTAAATGCATGCGTTAAAGCGTCTGCTTGGTTGCCCCAACATGATTTGCTTTGATCGCAGTATGCACACATGCCGTTAAAGTTTTTAATCGTAGTTTGAACGTCTTGTATCGTTAGGTCACTGGGTATTTGCTTCTTGCTAGCTCTGTATCTTGCTTGACGTATCCAATTACTTACTGATTTATTATCCATGAGCCGCCCTGCTTCTGATTTTCTAGCCACTTGACCAGTCGACTGGTCTTCCATTGTATATTCGCCTGCATGGGTAATTTCTCCTATAGGACCTAACAATTCTGGTATGGCCTTAACGACTAAATCGATCTCAAAATCGATCGGATAATGTCTTAGTAGTGAGCGTGCTTGCTCTCTGACCTCTCGTTTGACGCCCTTTATGCCACCACCATATGGTGATATAAGCCTTAGTAAAAAGGCACGTGTCAGCAAAATCGATCTCGTACGCTGGTATGGTAATGTCATATGTTATCTACATAGATGGATATCACATGATTTATGTACATAATACGTATGTCTGACATTAACTTTTCTAATGAGACAGAAGTACCGATAGAGCCTCCTGTAGACATGCCTCAATTAACACCACAATATACAAATCTAAACCATCCTCTTAATCCTTATTATTATGAAGAAAGCGATCTATATCAATGCTTTGACGTTAATCAAGAATATACGTCTTAGATCATTCAGCGGTCGCCGATTCGATAACTCCGATCGCTTCTTCTATACTATAACTTTTATTAATTATAGTCTCCATATTCGAAAAATGTTTAGCTAATTTGCCGATCGCCTCTTCAGCATCCTGACCCAACGGAGAAGGATTATATATAATATTCACTAAGGGCTGTAATACTCCAATCATCTTTAGCATATCAGTGGCATATTTCGTATTGTTACATATTTGTATTTGTAATTCCTCCTTATCGATTAATAGATCTTTGAATAATGATTTGAAGCTTTTGACGAATTCGCTAGCTAATATAGGTTCACTGAATATTGGTAATTTGAGTATGCCGTCTTCTTCCCATGTGCATAATTTTTTCGACAACCCATAAGTAATTAATATAAGTGGGATTCTCATTTGTTACTCAAAAATAAATTATGAGGATTCAGAACATCACATCGGGCGGGTTTGCCCATTCTCAGCGAATTCGAATTATATACGGTTCGTATAATCCTCTGGTAGAAGCATCTTCTCGCAGCACTACTCCGCTTTCATATATATTTATCGAGTCAGTTGTTGATTGTTGTGTGGTAGAATCTAGCTATTTGTCCCAACTGCTTAATTCAGGTCTTAGTCAGCTTCGTGCAGCTATGACTGCGGATTCTGCTCAAGATCTAAATATATTACTTCAATTTATGGGCACAGATGAAGGACTACTTCAATTACCAGCTATACTCAATCAGGCTAAATCTGGCGATAATATAATCGATAACCAACAATGGTGGGATCAACTATTTCAAGCTACGGGTATTATAGATGATCAGGTCAAGGATTCTATACGAGATCAAGTTAAGAATCTAATGAAGCCGCCCACCGTAGCTAGTCAGTCATATAGCCAAAGATTGAAGCAAGCCAGACAGGATGACCCATCACAAACTGATTCACCTACTAGCACACAAACAGATCCGGCCGGTCAGACTACTCCAACTACTTCTAATGATATACAGAGACAACAACAACAAGAGCAGACATATAATAATTATTTAGGTCAACAACTCACCAAATTACAAGCTGGTCGAGAGGCTAACAGGGCCGAGATACAGAAGTTGCTGAAGGCCTTAGAGGACAAAAAGAAAGCGGCACAGACAGAGTCTGTGTGCAATTATTTAGCAAGCACACTATTAGAAAATGATCAAGTCGTTAATAATCTCAGCCTTATTAACGATATCATGGCACGAAAAATCGGTATCGAATACAGATGCCATTATATGCCTATATTAGAAGCTGGTGCATTAAACAGGCTGAAACGAGCGTTTAGCGATACAGCGAATATAGTGGCTAATCCTCAACTTTTAAATGCAAATAAATCGCAATATGATAGTCAAAGGGCTGGTAAGTTAGCTGTACAATTAATCACTAGACATCTAAGAACCCAGTTTAATAGTAAGTTGCAGGCGGCCAAGATGACGCCTGATGATATTATAGCCGATTACCAGAAATTATTATCTTTAAATAAACTACCTAAGAAGGTTCAGCAGGATCCTGCAACTACTCAACAGATTAATCAGTTGGTCGATAAGATGAAGAATGTGCAACAGCTATTTGGCAGAGTAGCACCCGATTCTCAAGCAGAAGCAGGTGTTCAGCCCGATTCTCTGTCTGTAGCTGGTCCTAGTGGGGTTGAGGCACAAGAAGACCAGTCACAATCACAGACTACACAGCAGGCAGATCCTAAACATAAGTTCACGCCTGAACAAAAACGATACGGAAAACAACTGTTGTCTTTGATGATACAAGCTGGCCAACAAGCAGCTAGTAATTTCAAGCTCGGATTTTTTGATGACAGTGAAGAATATTATAAAGTCGATGATCATGAAACTTGGATACCACTCAAGCTAGCTATTATTGATGCTGTTTCTTTGTTCAAAAAAGGCGTAGCCTATGACTCGCACGACTTGCCCCCCGATATTCCGCGTCCTTCCCCTGATGATTATAAAAAGATAGCTAATATCGCTTTCAGATACTTCATGAATGGACCAGGATTTGATAGCAGATACACGCCGGTCTACGATTTGGCTCTCGTTGGTGATAAGCAGAAGCTAGCCGATAAATCGCCGTTTTACATTATATATCGTAACGAAGTCAATGCTAGGAAGCAGGCGGCAAAAGAACGTAAACAGGCACAACTTAAACAACAACGCCTTAAGTCAGGATTGCTCGGCTGGTTACGCCGAAAATAATATCATGCGTCGAAGTCTATAGTTATGAATCGACATTGATGCTGACTTAAATATTTACTGGCTTTGGGGCTAATATTTGGAGCAGCGATATACCCTTTGGCCCCCGGTATACATTCTAAATACTTTCTTAATTGCGTTACATCTTTGATAGACGCTTTTCTTCTTTTTACTTCTACTACGTGTTTACAATCAAATATGTCTACCCCTACCAAATCAACAGGTCCATAGTCGGTTGAATATTCACGTACGATAGTATGGCATTCTACATCAATAAAATATTGCCAATCATGCAATAGTTTTTCTACTAATTCTTTCTCTGTCTTATTAATGACAATCGAGTGATCAGACCATTCCTGCAGTGGTAATAATTGTAATATCTGATTTATGTTTACCAAGATCTTTTCACGCTTATTATGTGACACTAATTGCCGACCATCAAAAGATAATCTAGATTTGGCCCCCTGATAATTTCTAGGCATTATCTTATCAGCTCCATGTATCTGCAATGAACCATCTGATTTATAAATCGTTAGAAAATTCCCATCACTTAATAAGCTACTAGCTCTACCATCGTATACGACATTACAGTTAGCATATAAAACGAAAGGCGTATTAGAAGCTACATAACTAGCTAAAACTGGTAACAATATCATAACATATTTACGTTGTACCTGTCTAATATGAATATCTATCTAATATGAATATCTATCGATACTGTCATGATAGAAGTCACTTAATAGTAATATTTCTGGTTCAAGCAATTTCCGTATATTGTTTATCGTCTGTTTAGATATTTTCAATTGGCTGCTATTAGATTGATTCTCGCAGACTTCTTTTAAAACTAAACCGAAAGGATTTATATCGTTGAATCGGTCCACACAGTTTTTCAGGTCCTCCGATTTAAAAATGAAATTGTATCTGTCTAATTCTTCTCTAGCTAAATTAAATCTAGTTTCTATGTCCAATATCTGATCTTGGTATCTTATATGTGTTAAACAATTAATGAACACCATCCCATACTGTTCAGCTTTATCTTTTAATACTTTGTAGGAACATTGCTGCGGATTTATCTTGTCGAAGTAGTACATGTGGCTGATGAATCTATCTATTGGGTTACGTATATTAATCATACGATATGTATTATTGATATCTAAATTAAATCTATCTTCAAAATAATATGTATTACTATGGTCAATAAATACCTTACTACCATTATGTACGACAGTCGTCGCATCTGGTCGTTCTTGTAAACATATGTTCTCATGCGTATAAGGAGGAATGAACATTGGCGACCGACTAAATATGGCATTATCCAAGCAAGCTTGATAGAACATGTGCCTTAGGCTGGTACCAGCACATTTGGGTATATGATTCAATACTATGTGAGTATATTGACTCATATGGGCCTTACCAACATTGGTCTGGCTTAGTGGGATCACAATCCGGCCAGTTAAAGCGATTAGGCAAGATCTCGTTCGAGCGTATATGAGCAAGTATCCTATTGATACTACTCGTATCGTTTATTTGTTTATGAATCAAGACTATTCTCATTTTTGTAGATGTTACCGTGCTAAAATCAGTCTCAAATATCTCAGCCCCATCCCGTAAATATGGAACATATTCATTAGGTCTGAGTCCCTTAGACGCAGCTAATTGTTTTATCGTCCTGTTATTACTCGGGTCGAATAGATCTCTTTCGATCTTGATTCTCGTAGAAACATTTAGTATGTCTGGTATCGAATCTGGACCACAACAAGGCTCTAGTACAACTGGTGCATCTCCTGGTTCAGGGTGGCACAACAGGGGGCCATTATCATAATCGTACTGTTGTCCGTTGTCACATGTCGGCAAAGGATATAAATATGGTGGTGATAATACTTTCTGTAATGCTGATGGGTCGCATATGAGAGTCTGCTCAAACACTGGTTCTACTATAGGCACGTTACCGAATTTGCTTTTAAACTCAATTAAATAACGATAATTCTGTTCCGATAGTGTCCTCGAACGCTCAGCGATTGTTACGTCTCCTACGACGAAAGGAGGTAATGCGGTAATGATCTGCTGTAACGCTTCTGTCGACACGTTCCAAGGTATAGCAGGTGTCTGGTAGGTATTGGGCCCGACTGTTATCTTCAATGTGTAAGTGCCTCTATTGGCACGTGATACAGTTAATAATTGCTGCTCTCTGATACCGTTGCCCTGCTCTAATACTCGTACAGTCGCGGTGCCGCCTTTAAGTTGGATGCCATTTAGCTGCGTCAACGGAATATTCTGTCTTACATATTGACCTTTGAACTCTAATTTATATGTATAAATTCCGTTGTTGGCATCTCTAATGACGCTGGTTACCGATAAATCATTAGCTGTTAACCATGGTATTACCGTAACTATGGCTGTCTTCAATTGGGAAGGTGTCGCATTGAAAACTATACTATTGGTATTGTATGTGATTGGACTGGTAGCTGGACTGGTAAATGAAAGCTCATATGTACCATCTTTAGCATTTACTGTCACTAACTGCTGCTCATTCACGCCACCGCCCACACCTCCATTCCAGTCGGTAATAATCGTATAGTCAGGTTGTGGTTGTATTGTCATCTCACCCACGTTTTGCCTGCTATAGTCTCCGATGAATGATAACCTATATGGTCCTCGGTAGACAGCATCGCGGTCACTTATGTCCCCATCTACCCTTAGGTTACCTGAACCTATATTAGACATACCAGTCAATATGCTGGTTATCTGATTCAATGAGGCGTTGTGTTGTATGTTCTGACTGGTTATACCGCCAAATGTTACAGTAAAGTTGCTTGTGCTTTGATTTGTATTGGTGATAGTCTTCTGTTCATTAGTAGTGCCGTCTACGATTTTGCTCACGAATGAGTCTGAAGTGCCTAATAACCTTGACACATCTACGATAATGGTGTTCTGGTTAATTGATCCTAATTCGTTAATGAATTCTATTACATAAGGGTCGAGTGCGGTACCCTCACCAGTCACTAATATATTATTACGACCACCAGTGATAGATAGGCTACCGAATCTATTCCTTACGACGCTTGCAGTAGCACCGTACTCTATTAACACCGATTGTGTCTGGCCTGCATTTCTCCACCTTAGTTCCCACTGACCACTAACTGCATTCGGTAGTGTGATAGATTGCTTCTCATTAACACTTAAACCATCTACTACCAAATCGATTTTCACATTAGCACTACAAGGATCGTATACTACTCCTTTGCCGGTTATAGTTAATCGATTCAAAGACAGGTCACCGTTGCCTTCTGGCTTATTACAAGCAAATGTAGTAATATTGGCTGGGTTACCATTAATAACACCATTGCCAGACGCATCAGCCATTACTTGAGCAGGTGCATCATCGCTCTGTGTTGCATATTCCCAATAACCCGGATTGTCGCCATTATAGTAAGCTGCCTTGTACCATTCAGCTTCTGTAGGTAGATGGTACTTAGCATTTTCATTAGGTTCTACGACATTAGTGCCTTGCAAATGATATGCTCCGTCCTCTGTGGTGGTTAGATCCTGTTGACCACTGGGCTGGCCATTATGTAACCAATTGCAATATCTAGCGCTTGCAAACCAATCTACATAGACTACAGGTTTGTCATCCATATCCTCAATTATATCATACGTATAGTTGCCCTGTGTCCCACTCCTGGTTATTCCTCCATAAGTTGGCGACCCAGCTGGTCGACCCATTCTTATGTCATACAATCCATATGTGTCTGTCTTAGCGATACTATTTAGAAAGACTACATAATCACAGTTGGTTACAGCGAATTTGGCGATATGGTAAGGATATGATACGGCACCAACACCTGACGAGTCATTCTGATTGTCAATATCTTCTACGCTTACCATTTGTGGTAAGTCGAATGGATTTGGACTTTCGTAACGACTGGCTATTCTAAATCCTATATTGTATTTCTTGTCTGATGCAGTTAGCGTATCTTTATATCTCTTAAATAATGATTCTGGCGTGCTTACATTAGCACCTCTGACACTGCTTTTGTCTGTATCACTCGCTTGTGCGGTGATCCCAGCGTCATCGCTCATACCATTCTTTAAGCTGAAGCTAGTTAACGTAATCGATGCGCCTATATAATGGCTTATTCCATTGCCTGCACATATCTTTATATTACTGTCAATGTCGACTATTTTAGTCAATGGTAATGAACTGAATCTTTGTCCACCCCAAAACCATACTTGGCCATTTCTTATACCCAAAGAATGAGCATATCCAGCACTTATCTTAGTCCATCCGGTAGAACTCGCAGGAGGGCGTACTTGAGAAGGATAATTCCTGGATATCCAATTATTGATACCATCGGCATTAACACCATCGAGTTGCCCATAAATGTTATTTCCCCATGACCATGCATCACCTCCAATACTTAATGCCAGGGAATGTTTTGTACCAGCAGCTACTTCGAACCAATTTTGTGTGCCGGATATTAATACTGGAGAATTTCTATCTACGTAAGTGTTATCGCCTAGTTGGCCAAGATAATTACTACCCCAAGACCACAATGTTTTATCGGACTTGATCGCCAATGTATGGCACGGAAAACCTTCCTGGGAAGCAGAATAATTACCATAAGCATTACTAGCTGAAATAGATATCCAAATACTCGAGCTAATTTGAGTTGGCACTAACTTATCCGCATTAGTACCATCTCCTAATTGGCCGAAACGATTATACCCCCAAGCCCATAATGTCCCGTCAGATCTGATAGCTAACGAATAACCATAACCAGCACTAATGCTTTTCCACGTGTCTGTGCCGATTTGGGAAGGTAAAGAACCATTGTTAGTAGTTCCGTTTCCTAATTGTCCGTATCTGTTATCTCCCCAAGTCCAAAGAGTACCATTCGATTTAATAGCTAAATAATGATCTTCGCTAGATGATATGTTAGCCCAGTCCGTATCTGTCCCCACTTGCACAATAGGGTAAGATTTGGATAACCCAAGGTATCTCGACCCCCAAAGAGAACCGTCACTTTTTATCCCAATATCCGACGAAATTTCTATCCATGTGTCTAGTCCTATCCGCACTGGATTCGGTCGTTCACTGCTGCTGGTTGGTGGTGGGAGATCTATATCCGGCTGATACCCCCATCCCCATAGTGCACCGGATGGAATCGGCGGAGGTGGTGGTGGTGGTGGTGGTGGTGGTGGTGGTGGTGGTGGTGGTGGTGGTGGCGGCGGCGGCGGAGGTGGCGGCGGCGGCGGAGGTGGCGGCGGCGGAGGTGGCGATGTAACTGTAACCGAAGCTGTATTGCTTAATAATGTTATATTGGCAGATTGTGTATCCATTACTATGAATACGCGTACTAACCACCCATCGACATATGATGGGACATTTATTAGGTCAAAGTAAAACCTGTTCGTATACGGAGCTATAGTACCTGGAGTATCCCAAGTTATACCTCCATCTCTGCTAACAGTCCAATTGTATATTAGGGCGGAACCATTAGATGCATTCGCTGACACAGAAAAACTAGCAGTGCCACCAACCGATATTGTCTGATTCTGTGGCTGTTGCGTTATAATTATACTTGGAGCCTGAGGGGCAGTTACAGTCAGAACAGCGGAATTACTTATAACCTCGCTTACTACTCCCAGCGAGTTTACAACTGTAACAACTACGCGTATCAAGCTTATCCTGGGGTAAGGACGGATAAATGATGATGTCGGTAACGTTAATTTAATACCGAACTTACCTACATAACTTCCCAAACTTACCCAATTAATTCCATCATCATAGCTGATTTGCCAATTGGATGTTATCGTAACATCATCAAATGTAGCGTTAGATATGTTGATAGCTATGCTAAAAGTAGCATCAAGACCAACAGTTACCGTCTGGTTCTGTGGCTGCTGAGAGATACTGATAATGGTGGGAAGTGGCGGTGGAATAATAGTTTCACACCATTCGGATACGTTCCCATCCTGATCACATGTTCCATAATAACTAGGGCCACCGTTACTTCCCACAGTGGTCAAATTACCTATCGTAGAGCCATTCCATTGAGCAACACCATTGTAATTAGCGCTATTGCTTTGACTCACATTACCTAAATCTACTCGTACAGCTAATAGTGATTCACGACTAACAGCTATATCATTAATAATGGCCTTGCGTAATGTATCATTAGTTAGCTGTGAAGCGGTAATGTCGTAGTTATGTGACGCATATTTAATATCATATTTCACACCTGGTATGACGGATTGCTTGGCTACCAGCTCAGGCTCCGGGGATACAGTTCGAAGTAGCTGGTTAGTGCAATCAACGCCGAAGGCCACTCGCCTCAGAGATGTCTGCACATCAGGAGTATTGTTCCTGATAGCTGGTGCTACCTCGCACTCTTTTGCCCACACTAACTCGACAAATGTGGGTTGACCTATTTCGGTCGACCCATCGTTATCTGGTTTGGCTATACCATCAAAAGGATCTGTAGCCACAATCTACCTCGCTTACCAGTATTTATTTTAGGTTTGAATTATAAATTAGATACATTAGTATTGCCATGGTCATCTAACCCGTATTTCTGCTTAATCAATTCCTTATTTTCCCTTTTTACTTGTTCTATCAATCGAATCACTTCTGGAGCGTTAGCTCGCATTTTAGTGGCATACTTTTCTTTGATCTGATCGCGATCCCATTTTGCTACAAGTAATGGGTCGATATTCCTGATTCTGGATACGGCTATTTCTAATTGTAATCGATACCATTCATCTTCTTGATCCCATGGTTCTCCCAAATCTGGACAACCGACTTCTTTTAAGCACTCGATAAATATGCTATATTTTATAGTCTCTTCAACTATTAATTCCCATTCTTTATCGGTAACCTGTGTATGCAGTTGTAACATAGTTCCATCATCATAATATCTAGGAGTACCTTCAAATACGAATAAGGTAGGATGATTTTCTTTTTTCTTGCTCATAGATTATCTCCTAATATTAACTACCAGCATCGATATTCGCTGTGATATTCGGTCTTGCGATGTATAATATTATATAATCTGATCCTTGGTCTTACCCATGTAAGTAATATCGTACTCTTTGCGAACCAATGTCTAATACTAATGTCCCGGAATGATCGTACCACTCGATAACAACATTGCCGCATGGTGATGCGACTATGTTTGAGGGAGGTTGCATATATAAGCGGTCCCTCATATCGCGGATAATAGTGGTAGCAGTCGCTATAGCTTGCTGAGATGGCTTTGCAGCTCCATCTCCATCCCAATCTTCAGTCAGCTCTCGCAGAGCTGATAACCACTGCATTGCTATGTGCCACGAAGTATTGTTGGCAATGTGCATAACTACCTTATGATTGCTTCCGCCCGTCTTTAGAGCTTGGAACGATACGGCGGCGCTTAGACACACGAGAGGTAGTAACTGTGCCGATTGGTGTCCATATACCATCTGGCTCTGCTACGTACATTCCTAGGACGAGATTTTCGATTCTAACTCGACGTCGACGACTCGATGGCCGCGTCCTTCTCATGATCGTATTCACTAACTATTTTTTGCCAGCTCGTGCTAACCATTTTTTTAACATGTTCAGTATTCTGGTACGTTCTTTTTCAGCAGCTAATCTCGTATCCATAAGATTAGATTGAGGCATCCATTCATCGTTATCGTTGCCGTAGTAGTATTCGCCTGTCTGATTATTACGAGATATATGACAAATTCGAAATTGTTCTACCATCAAATCAGAAGTCAATAATGAAACTATGCCTATAAAGTCCATATGGTGCAATTTCGGCAGTTTTTGATGCTTGTCCCAGGCAGTTTTATAAGGACCTCTTGTATATAGTTCTTTGGCATGGCAATCGAACATCCATTGATATTCTGTAGGTATATCTTGCTCATCCATGATAGGAGCTTTAATATACCTTATAGCCACCCACCACGCTATGTCATCTATTTGATATCTACCTAATTCTAGTACAGATCTCACCTTACGATGATGATCTAGCCTAGAATGACGTTGTTGGTCGCCTGGCTTATGATATCGTCTGCTATTTTCTTGTTCGGACATTCTGCTATTACCACCCAAATGTTGTTTTCTTTGATTTCGATTTGATAAGATCCGCTGTGGACATTCTGTCCTTGCATAGGAACCGATCTAACATTGGTAGTACCAGCTGCTTTTATCCTGTTAACAGCCTCATTAACATTAACTGGCATGATTGCTCCTAAATTAGGTTTAAATTGTGACTCTAGATTTTCCTAAAACGCTGAGCAAACCTTCAACGGCGTAAGAGAAAGTATCTTCTTTGGTAGTAGCTGATCCGAATTTTCTACCGAATGATGGTTCAATAGCAAACCATCCTTTATATTTATTATCGACAGCATCATTGATCGTCATATCAATTCTCGAGTCACCGTGGCCCACTACTTTAAAACCCTGTCCTATCTTTAGGTCACGTACATCTATTATATGCGTATAATTCCTCAATAAAGGCCAATGTTTAATGAACGGATTGAAGTTATGCTTGATTATCAAACCAGCTGCATCATATATCAAACCGATATTATTATCTTTAATCAGTTTAATCGTTTCCACTGCATCAAAAATCGTAGAATCACTAGTTATTTCATATAAGCATTGTATGCCATTTAACAAGCTGATCTCAGACACTCGGCGTATCCAAGCGTCAACCATAACCATATTCACAGAGTTGTTAAATTTATCCTTTTCCCCAACAAAAATCCTTAAATAATTGCATCTGTAATACTTACATATATTCATCGCATCGGTTATCTGCTGGTCTGTAATAGTAGACAGACTTCTATAATCTATTTTTCCTAATGTAGATGCTATCATTATAGTTTGGATGCCATAATCAGATAGTATAGATTTCAATTTACCATGACCAGAATCAGACATGCTGCATACATTACCGGACCAAGCTTCTCTTAATATAGCGTGTTTAATATTGTGTTGCGTTAATGTCTTACATGCTGATAAAGGATCTTCGCCTGCTTCATCTAAATAAGCAGCTATGTTATTTTGCACTATACACCCATTTATCTCTAGGTTCATTCGCTGATTCCTCTCTTGGAGGTGAGAGCATATCATCTATAATCTGATGAGCAGATGTAGCAGTAATCGTATATTGATATTTTATTTCATGCCTGACGATTCTAGTTAGTATACCAAATCGTGGCATTGGGATCTTTAATGGTAGATTATTTGAAACTACTTCATCTTCGGCAGCAGCGTGGAACCACCATCTGAGTGCTTGAGCTGATGCATAACTATATAAGCCGCAGTTTATCATTTGACCAGAGCTATCATAACAACCCGGATTAGGCACACCCTTATCACCGCGTGAAAATTCTAACTTAACCCATTTATCTCCGATCATATTACCATTAACTAAAGTAGGCCCATGCGGAGAACGTGCCTCGACAGTATATCCTATTTTGGTGCCGGATCCATTACTTCGATCTGCTTTGTAATCATCTTCTAAATTCATTGCTCGCTCCTAAACGCAGTGTCGCGAAAGCAAACATGATTGTTTTGCGGGCCGGTACCGACAATAGTAACAGGAATCTGTGCTACATCCTCGACTCGCTTAATGAACTGCTTCACCTTGGTCGGAAGTCCATCGAAATCATTTGTTCCATAGCATGACCAATCAATATAGTTTGCGAAGTTGAGTGCTATCTGAGTGGCACCATTAATCGTTACAGCGTCACGTAGCTGTTCATCCGAGAAGGTGAATACTCTACGTAATCTTTTGGTTACAGTCGTTAGTTCTTTGTCGGCCAACGTTGGAGGTGCACCAGCTTGTTCAGCAACTTCTTTCCAACTGATTTCCTTCTGTCCTTCATAAACACCACCAGAGTGACCGACTACTACACCATCTTCAACCACGTTACCAACTCGGATTGGGTATGGCCTGATGACCAAATACACATCTCCCATACGCTTGGCTGACAGACCCATATCAGCTAAGTTCTGTACAGCTGTGGTTCCTCTACTGGTGCACTGAGGGTAATGAGAACCGTGATTAATATCTAACGAAAACCCTTGTGATCCTTCATGCAGAATAGTAAAGCCATCACTCAACAACATATCCAAAGACACAGCTATATTCCAGGGCCAAATGTAATTATTATATCCTCCAGCAACCACATACTTTGCTAATTCGGGGCAATCTCTAGCCAATATCAGCCCGACCCGACGCATAACTTTATCTGCAAGAAACGCACCACATCCTTGCATCGTACTAGCTATATGCTTTGTACCATCAGTTGAGTTATTTTCTCTGATTCTTTGTTCATCAGTTATTACTCCTGCTCTTTCGTGAATCCAGATCTTGTTTTCAAGATTGCATTCCTGTATCTCTTGTAACAGCCTTTCAAGGTGAAATGCGGCTGTTGCGCCTATATAGATTAATGGTCTGTAAGGAATTGGGATGTTGTTATTCACAGCATTCACAGCTTCATCAACTGAATCACAAGGTATTGGATCAGTAGCGTTATGACTTCCCTCCCTCCACCCGGTCAATCTAGGCTTGACTACCCAAGGCTGAGCAGCCCATTTATTAATAGCCGCACACGATGGAACTGCCTTAGCAACAAATGCATCACCTAGATTATTGACTGCGGTATGGCCGGCATTAGCCATGTTAGTGGTTGATATGATTTGTGGTTGATAGCGGTACGCCAAAGCAGTAGAAATCAAGCCTTTACCGCAAGAACCCCATTGTCCGTCTGTCACAACATTAAACTTTTGCTTCTGCATTTGTTACTCCGATTAATAGTTTATCTAACTTGTAATCTAATACACCAACCGAGATACTAAATACCAGATGACCTTAACAATTTGGACGAATCTACATCATATCCATCTTTTAGCCAATCTGATATGTGCTTCCGAAAATTTTTCCTGCCGACTATATTACTACTATCGTCTAATAGATCAATAGCGTCTGGCAACGATAATATTTTGATCATTATGTCCCTTATACAACCATTTTCGTTTTTGATAATATGTTTAACAGCTACCATATTCTTGCTCTGCAATAGTCTTTTTATCTTCATAGCTAGAAGAATTCTCTCTAGATCCTTTACTTTTTCATCTATGTCTGTAGACAAAGACACTCGTTCCTGATTCAACCATTCATCTGTTTTGGTGATCAGGTCTAATTCATTCTTCAACTGTTTAGTCAATACATCTAAATCTTCTTTATACATGTCTGTCCACCCATTCGTTAGGCATCCATATCCTAATACCATTCACTTCCAATCTAACATGCTTGTGTTTAATACCGCAAACCAGTGCTATTTCTTGATAGTAAGGATGCTCCATATTGTTTATTATTACACTCTCGCCCATACGTAAATCTGATACAATAATATGTTGACTTACGTCATCCGTTTCTGGCCTTACTATGCATAATTCGATCGACTTAAAGGGCCTGAGGTCTGTAATAGGCTTATTGCACACTGGACACATATCATCTTGAATATCTATCGTACTACTACAATTGGGGCATGATATATTATTCTTCATATAATAGTTTTCTTAGCTCCTCCGCTGGCTGACTTTGATATTCTTTAATTATAGTCTTAGCTTGGGATAGGTTAACAGCGAATCTTTTAGCTCTCTTACATTGAATCAAAGCCCTAAAGTTACTTATGTTGCCTGATACTTTGATAGGTGTTTTGACGGTGGCAGATACCTTATCTATAAAGTCATTATGTGTTTCAGAATTAGCCTTGATGATCTGTGTTTTGAGCAAAGCATCATTTCGAATGAAACTCGGAGCCCTGACTGTTTTAATGGCCTCGCAAAGTAGCTGAATATTCTCATCACTTCGTGAAAAAGTGCCTAAAACGAATCTGATTTCATGTAGCTCAGTTAGGTGATTTCTAATAAAATCAGTCAAGGCTTTGATTTCATTTTTCGTTTCTGCCATGTTCTTCTTGTCGGTGAGCAATATCTCAAATCCTTCAACTTCCAGAGCATCTGTAGATAAACCTCTCATCTTGAGCAACCCATAATTGTTGCCCTTAGGCCAATCAATCGGTGTAATTATTTTATAATTAGCTTGTTGCTGTGCTCTAAGGATATAAGCCTCACTAGATAGGTCGGGATGCACTACCATAGCAGGCAATTTGTACTTGGCACTTATTTGCGAGGCTTCTTGTAATTCATTAGCCTGCATTACGTCGATTTCTAATGTAGTAATCATCTAGTCATCCTCGTTACGTTAATTAGCATTCATTTATAATACGATTCAAAACCGACATTGTAGCAATTTATTATTCAACGACGATTACTATAATAATATTCGTGATTATCTGAATCTAGAGCGTTAGTCTTGTTTAGTATTTCTCTCGCGAACTGCTTTTTTCAAAGTCTCAAACTCTTCAATGCTCATTGGGCACTCAGGGCACTTTGATATTGGCTTGTGAGGTCCTTTATCATAAGATCTCCATTCAGTACCGCACCCACTGCACACAGTAATTACTGGCTCAGGCTGTACGGGGATAGGTTGTGGTGTCTGCTGAGGATTGCATCCAGAAAAAATGCTAACCACCAGTATACATAACGATACCACACCAGCTAAGAAATGTCTCATATTAAGCTCCATAATTCATTGTTTGTGTGTCAACAGGATCATCCGAGGTCAGCAATAGCTTGTGGCAAGTCTTTATCCGTCATGGAGAAGGGTCCACAGGCCCAGGAGGAGGTGGCTGAGAAGTGTTATCGCTGCAAGGAGGATCCTGAACATTCGGGCACCAGAAAAAAGGCTCCTGACAGCATTCATCAGCTGGTGGTGCTTTAGGTCTCTGTATCCTCCAAGGATATTTAGAGGCCCTGACACCATTAGGGCCGAACCATCTGCCCTTTTCCGCACAAGGTCCAATTGCCGTAGCAGGAATCCAATTAAATTTGTGCCTATTGAAATTTCTCTTCTTCACACAGCCTGGTTGAGGTTCCCAGTTTGGTAACTCGAGTTCAGGCACTTCTTCTTGTTGTAGATCTATTCGATAAGATGTGATCTTCTTACATTCGTCCAAAGTCGTTTCTAAAGCTACAAATGTGCTTGTAAAGGCTGGTGCGTCTGATATTATATCAGCATTTGGAGATATGTTTATAAAACGAGCACATATACTTGTGATCAAATCAGAACACAATGTATAAATCACATCATCTTCACAATCTAACCGCACATTGATTATGGGGCAATCAGCTCTGATGCTTTCAGTATCTATCTCGCAATTAACTAGTCTTATCTTACAATCGCCAGGATCACCACTTACACCATCAGGCCCTTTTTGCCTTGATTTAATGCCCACTCCTGCCACAAACAATTTATCCCACGAACTGCCTACTGGCAAATAGATAGACCCGCACACTATATTAGTATTTCGATCATATTTGATAGATTTTAAGGTATTGTCTAATGACAGTTTATCACTGGGTACGTCAGATCTGAAGCTAACTGTTACTTTATTAGGTTCAATAGGATCTATTTCGACTATAACCACAGGTTCTAGCTGTGTGGTGACTTCACCATTCATGACCTTACTTAATTTGATCCCACATAAACTAGAAACAGATGGCTTAACGCCCATGCTCTGTTGTTGGTAAGCCCATCTAGTTTTCGTAAAATCCTGATATAACTCTGGCCTGCTATCCTTTAAAGGTGCCAAAGTAGCTTCTAAATAAGCTAATTGCAAAGATTCATTCGATTTCTGGGCAGAGATAGTAGATTTAGGAGGATCAATAGCGTAAACTCTAACAGATATTTCAGGCACATGATCATTAGGGAGAGGAACAGGTCCTCCTAGTTTTAAGGGAGTAGGGGTAAATATGGCAAAATCTAATCGATTAGTGTTTATGGTGCTAGGGCTATAATAAGGTTCAGGCACTGCATGCCTGCCAGAAGGTCCACGATCTCCAGGATCACCTTGAGGACCCCTGGGGCCAGGACACTTATTTTTAAGCAATATTTGGTAGATTCTTGCTTTATCGACTTCAATCCTGAGCTGATTTTCGCCTTCGGCTTTGAATTTAATCAGTTTATCACTGGACTTAAAATAATACCAATAAGCATCACTACCAGGTAATATCTTTAAAGGACGTAGATCAGGATTATTTTTAGTAAAAGCTTCGAGTTTTAATAATTGGTCATAGATATTAGGAGTAATAATACCATCTTTATTTTCACTAACTGTATCAGGTAGAGCAATAGTACCTCTACTAATCCAAGCATCTTGACCGGCGTCATATTGATAACGATTGCCATAAGAATCACATATTTCGTCACCATGATTAGCTGATAGGGGAAGGTTATCTATTTTACCAGATTTGCAAAAAGGTTGATTTGACATAATAACCTCATTATATATTTAATTACAATATAATCAGTCGAAAGAAGACAATCAGATAGTCATAATATATGGAAAAGGCTTCCCCGTACTAGTTAAAAACCAAAAATCTGATGAACTTTTTTGGTTTTAATAAGTCGAGACAGGAACTTACTTATAGTTCCTCTTTAACTCCGACACAAGCACCAACTTTGCCTTTTTGGGGAAGTTTCGTTGGTCGAAGTGTCGTGTCCTTCTCCTGCCCGTGTCACATTCTGCCAAGAATGTCGAACACTCTATCAGTTTCGGTGCCTCAGGAGATTCGAGTTATTTAGATTCTGTCTATTACTGTCAGTCCTTACAATCGTACCTTGGCTTTACATGCTAAGAGCTTTGATGCTGGTACTCATGTCGCAAAACTGATAGACCCCAGGTGGAATCTAAACTCGTGACTAATCAACAATTTGACCTGAAGCCTATTGCTTCTCTAGTGTCGGGTGATACTTTTAATCTACAACCTCTTGTTGTAATAGCTATGACAGGTGGCCCATTACGAAACCCGTTCTATTGCTAGAACAAGAACACCCTAAAGAACCTATCATAACCCATTGACAGTCACGATACCAACCTAACAGCAAACAGAGCTGTTATAAATGACTTGATTGTCATAACGATACTGGGATATCGTTAAAAACTCAAATACTTGTAAGATTCACAGTTCTATATAATCTACTTTTGATAACATTTCCAAATATTCTTCTGGTATGTTTCTATCATTATTGGTGCTAAATCTCATTAATATACCGTCTTCTTCTCCGAATAAATATTTAGCTATCCCTATAGCCTTGAACTCATTCTTTTTGAGTAACATGAGCATGGGTAATTTTGTTTCGTTGACCCAAGCATCAATACTACTATTATATATATTATTTAAATCAGTTCGGAACATATCTGCTATTAGATATGTTGCTATCTTTTTTCTTCTTTTCTTGGGGTTAACTGTTAGATTAATTATTTGATAATATTTTTCATTCACACTGTAGAAATTATATGCTTCAACTTTGTTATTAACTTCAGCTACTTTTGAACTTACATTTTCGTCAAAGAATAGATTAGTTAATGTGTCTATATCCCATGGATGTTGATACGATTTGTTTTCTAAATCTAACACTCTATCCACATCAGTATCTACCATCTGCCTCACCGATATATCAATTTTAGCTACCATTGATATACCTCCTGTTTATTTTATATTTTCATATTTCTTATCTCCAGATATATCTATTATATATTACGGGAAAACATATGCATCATACTTCTTCGGTTGATTCCAAAGAATATATCTCGTCACCTTCATGTACCACTTCAGAGTTACACCTTGTTAGGATTGCTATATCTAAATCTTTGATATTATTACTGTCATCTCTTATCCATGCAGCGAACATATCATTGTTAGTAGTTGGTATATGAGATTGCTTATCCGATTCTTTAGATATTTTTACCTGCTTATTGTATAAATCCATCCATCTAACACTATTAGCCCCTAGAGCTAATATTCTTGTTTTTAAATCATTCTTTTCATTAGGAGTATATTCTCTTTGTAATGCGATTCTTACTATACAATTTTGGATATCTTGTTGTGTTTTATTATCTATTTCTGTGTCTAATATGGTTGTGAACTGTGGAGGAGCAGTTAGTTCTGGGAAGAATTTTTCACCAGCTCTCCATATATTAATGAATTTATGTGTGTCTGCCTCTGTATCGTAAACATAGAATCCATGTGGTACGTCCCCCTCATCGAATTTAAAAGGAATTGGGGAACCTGGATACCATACATTATCTCCTATCTGTTGCTTACTATGGAAATGTCCAGTATAAATCCTATGAAATGGCATACCTTCGAAAGATACTATAGACCAATCTTTGATCAAGAAACAGGTATTAAGTGTAGCGCTGCGAACTCCAATATGTGTGAGTAGATTATCTGTAGGTAAAAATGATGGATGCTTGATGATCGATTTAATAACTTTCATATATGTCTTTTCGTACGTTATGAATGGCACTATCCAAAATCTGGTACCTTGTATTTCTAAGATGCATATGTCTTCTATTACAGTTAGATGTTTACGTAATGGCGAAAGGCTATTGATTTCCCAAGAATGTCTTAAGAACATATCATGGTTACCAGGAAACACGACCCATTGTTGATTATATTGTTCTTTGGTTTGCTCGAAGAAAGCACAGACCTTGGAATTGATATCTATTTCTATCGATTGTCTATTATGATATAGGTCACCTAGAACTATGATGGTATCTATGCCAAAAACTCGGCAATATTCTCTGATTACTCGGCAAGCCCACAATATATCATCTGTACGGCCAGGCACACCAAAATGAATATCTGCTGTGATACATATCTTTGCCATTTTTACTCCTCTATATTGATAGGATGACTTTAATTAATTCTAATACATGTAGGCTCTGGATATAGTGATACACAATATGCCAATAAATAAATTAACTATAAAAGATAGAAAAACTATTTATAGTTACGTGGAGATATTTAATACCTTATATGAGGATTTTGGAATTAAATTGTTCGCTATTGGTGGGACATTATTAGGTGCGATGCGAGAACATGACGTGATTGAATGGGATGATGATATAGATTATGGTTTGTGTGTAGATGATTTTAAGAAGATGTACGATACGAAGCTTATAAGATTTTTAAATGACAGAGGGTTGGTCTTATTTAAAAAGAAAGGAATCAAATATGACCACATTTGGCATTTGTTTAAAACAAATACGGGCTTTAGACAAGACGATGTGATAAACATAACCCATTCCGATTACCATAATATAATGGGTCACAGGCATGGCGATGTGATACCTGAGAATAATATCTGTGCTGATATGTTTGGGTATCAATTATATGATGGTCGATATTACTTAAAAAGGGATGGAAAGTACATTCAACCTATATCCTCGAGTGCTATTGAACATGATTTGGTCAAATACCAATTTGGTAAAACTAATATTTTTTCTATATGTGAGCCTACGGTTTATCTTACCACTACTTATGGTCCTGATTGGATGACTCCCAAGGCACACCAAGTACATCGCAAACATTTTATAAGAGATAACGTTGATATAATATATATTATTGGTGTCTTCGACGTGTTGCATTCCGGTCATTATAATTTGTTTCATAGATGCAAATCTTCGAATTGTAAGATAATTATAGGCGTGTGCTCAGATAGGTTGGTACGATTGACAAAAGGACTTGAATGCTTATTTGATCAACAGCTCAGATCTAGCATGATTGAGCGATTGGACATTGTACAACAAGTAATAATATATGATGAAATGGATCAGTCTATTAATCTGATAAGACACAATGTGGATGTCTTTGTAGTCCCGCCTGATTATGGTAGTTTAGAGGGCCACGCTCAAGGCTTGTTATTGTGTGATAGGTTAGGAATCAAGGTGCAAAGATTACCGAGAACCAATGGGATTAGTAGCTCGCATATCAAAGAAGCGATAAGAAAGTCGATGTAGTAATGACTAAAGATCAGATCAACTTAGAGACAGTAGCCCGTCTTTTTTGGCAATCTAGGTCTACATATCCTAACTATGGGTTTATTAAGAGAAGAAGGTTTTATGAGGTGTCATATATTCTTGAGAAAGTAAGCTTTAAGCGTATCGATAAATTAGTAGATTTAGGTTGTGGTGATGGTGGTTTGGTTAAATGCTTAGATAACTTTTTAGATATCGGCCACATATATTGTTATGACTATTCTGTTTCTCTGATGGATAATATATATGATCCTAAAATCGACAAGCATCTATTCGACATAAATGATTTTGCTTATTATAGGAATCTACCCAAGTGTGATTTATTAGTGTTCGGGGGCGTTCTTAATTTCATGTTTGATGATCGTGTGGCCGTACATTTGTTGGCTCATTTCGATGCTGAGCATATTTTTATCAGGTGTCCTTGTACACAAAAGCCAGATGATGAGGTGGTTAATGTATTCAGTGACCAATTGAATTCTTACTACTCGAGCGTGTATAGGACAGTAAAAAATACTATACGATTAATTGAGCAATCTGGCTTGACGATAAATCAGTGTGTCAGAATTTATCCTGATGATATAGAGAGCAGCTTTGGTACTAAGCAACAGATGTTTTACTGCACCAGAAAAGGGTAAATTAAATGTTTAATGCCGCACTAATATCTTTAACAGGCGGGCAGTCATACAAGTCAGTCGAAATATGTGAGTTTAAAGATTTTGATAAGTTGGGTATCCAACCAATATTAGGTCAAAGTACTTCTTGTTTTTACAGTGACCGCAAATGTATTGTATTGCATAATTGGTCTATTGCTTTGATTCATTTAAATAAAGATCATATCAAGTCTGGTATATATATAAATAGGTTGATTTTGTCAGGTGGTATTTCTTTTTCTGATGTTACGTTGATAGACCAATCTAGATTAGGTGATCTGAATATTCCTGATTATTTTAATAATGAACAAAACCAATTCACATTTTCGCACAGAGAAGGAACGTTTTTGACCAATTCTAATCATGTGATCACGGCGGATATGCCTAATAATAGATTTGTTGGATTGACTAAGAAGTTCAGTTATAGCCAGAAAACCGTCAAGCAGAGTATACAACCTAGAATCAATAATGCTAAATAGATTAGGTCGATTGCCACATATTACGTGTATTTGACATAAACACACCCGTCGTACCTCTCCCATCTACGGAAGGTGACGTACATCAAGGACGGGTTTATATTCTCGATTAATAGGACCATTTCATGTTACAGCTTGATTGTATAGACCAGCACTTTCCAAAGGCTACTTATCGAGAAGGTCAGAAGGAATCTATACAGTTCGCTGTTGAAGCTTTCAATTCTGGTAAAAAGGTAGTCATACTCGAATGCCCAACTGGCAGTGGTAAGTCAGCTATAGGCATGACTTTAGCTAATATGTTTGGAAACAGCTACTATTTAACCATAACTAAAATATTACAGGATCAGTTAGTCGATGACTTTGGTGATGCTATTGTGGAACTTAAAGGAAGAAATGCTTATCCTTGCACATTCTATGACAGATATGGTGCCAAGCTAGTAGAAAGAAAACTGTGGTCGACAGATCAACTAGATAGACTTAGAGATAAAGCTAATTGTTCGAGTGGATTTTGTCGCACTAAATTCAACCAAGGTGATGATAAGTTCAAATGCAGTAAGTGTTTTTTGGAATCAGGTGTAGACGGTAACCCAAAGCCAAAAGGTGAATTAAAACAGCTACCAGTTGGCATGCAATATAGTGCGTGTCCTTACTATGAACAAGTTTACAAGGCGATCCGCTCTAGCAGAGTGGTTATGAACTTCTCTAGCTTTTTATTTCAGACTCAGATGACCAAGAGGTTCGATCTACCTAGAGATTTAATGATTATAGATGAATGTCATAATATTGAACCACAGTTACTAGAGTTCGTTAGTTTTAGCATTAATGATCAGCATTTAAGCACAGCTGGTATTCAAATTCCGGAATTAGATACGGCTAAAGAATATAGAGATTGGATGTTAGAAGCTAGCATCAAAGAAGTCTTATTTGATCGTATCAAATTAGCTTCTAGCCAAGGTGACGCAAAATTAGAAGATGATTTATCTAGATCGCTCAAAAAGTACCAGATGTTTATTGATAATATGCAGGAAGAAGATGCAGAATGGATATGTGAATACGAGCAAGTCGGCAGCCATGTATCAGCTTATCGTAAGGTAACTCTTAAGCCTGTCTTTGTAAAGAAATTCGTTCATAAGTTACTATTCAAGTATGCTACTAATATTTTAATGATGAGTGCTACAGTGTTGGATGTGAATGTTATGTGTGGTGCGTTGGGTATAGATAGAGAACATGTGGCTGCTTACCGCGTTAAGAATAGGTTTCCTAAAGCTAATAGACCAATATTTCTTCAAACTGTTGCTAAGATGACTGGTGGTAAGCAAAGGATGGCAGAGTGGGGTCCGCCTTTACTAAAGAAAGTGGTAGAAATAGTACGCAAGCACCAGGGCCAGAAGGGTATTATACATACGCATAATTTCGCTATCATGGATATTATATTAAATAAGAGTGACCCTGATGTGCGAAAGAGATTTCTGGATCAGCGAGATTTTAAAGACAAGAAAGAATTAATACAATACCACAGTCAGTCAAAGCAAGACACTGTGCTTGTAGCCCCAGCAATGCACGAAGGAGTAGATCTAATAGGAGATCTAAGTAGATTCCAAATAATATGCAAGGTTCCTTATCCTAATTGCTTTGATGATAAGCAATTAGCACGTAGGGTAGAATTAGATAGAAAGTATTACACTTGGTTGACTACATTAAAGCTAATTCAATCTTATGGCCGATCGATTAGAAGTGTAGAAGATCGTGCCGATACATACATTTTAGATGAGTCAATTTACAAACTACTCAAGGACGCGGGTAAGATGATTCCCGCTTGGTTCACCGAAGCCATAGTGGAATAAAATGTTAGAAATCAAAAGTGTCGAATGGCGTAACTTTATGTCTTACGGTGATTACGATACCGTTATAGACATAGATACTTTAGGACAATGCTTAATAACTGGTGAAGTAATTGGCCAAGATAAATTGGTATATGACGAAAGTAATATCATCAAGAAATCGAATGGTGCGGGTAAGTCTACTATTCCGAATGTTATATTATGGACTCTGTTTGGTCGCACTATGCATTCTCATAACCCAGGCGACAAAGTAATCAATTGGTTTACTGGCTCTGATTGCAGATGCAAAGTCACATTCACCAATGGCGATTACATCATTCGGACAAGGAAATCCGATGGTAAAAACGAATTAGCTTTGGTTAAGGATGGAGATGAAACCAATCTGGTTTCAGATACGCTTTCTACTCTTAAAAATCAACAGAAGTTGATTAATCAAATATTCGATCTTGATTGGGAGTTATTATGTGGTTCCATGTTCTTCAATCAATATAGTAAACCATGGATGGAAATGGCTGATTCTACTAGGAAGAAAGCAATTGAGAGAGCTTTACATGTAGATAGATTTGAATATAGAGCTAAAGTAGCAAAGAATAAAAAAGACTATTTAGACAACCAAGTAGAATCCAAAAAACGAGAAATAGATGACCTCAATAGGGAGACTGACCGATTATCACAGGAGCTTATTAGAGTTAAGCAAGCTTGCGAGAGCTTTGATACGAGTAGAAGTGAGCGGAAACAAAAAGCTTTGGAAAATGCAGCATTAGCACAGAAGAATAGAGACGATATAACCAAACCCGATTTGGAAAAATTAAGAGCCAAGTGGGACATAGTCAAAAAAGTCCGTGAAAAAATCCAGATTATGCAGGATCAGGCTAATGATCTGTCTAGATCTATAGCTACATTAGAAGGATCGGTTTCAAGCGATAGACAAAAAATATCTTTATGGCGTTCTAAAGCTGGAAAGATATGCAGCAGCTGTGAGCAGTCTGTGCCCGACGGCCATACCCATGACAAGATCAAGCCTTATGAAGACCATTTAGCTGAAACGTTATCCAAGATAACTGAGAAGCAGGAGTCTGCCACTCAAGTAGCTGCAATGATGGATAAGGCTAAGCAGTTATTAAAGGATAAAACTCCTGATATGACTATGAGCGATGCTGCTTCTATTATTGACAGATGGAACATACAAGATAAAGACATACAGAGATACCTTGATCTTGCCAAGGAGATACAGACAGAAGACAATCCGCACCAAAAGTCTATTAATAACGTTGAGCTGCTTATACAAAAAATAACCGTTAAATTAGCTGAAGCTCATAGTGAAATAGAAAAATTAGATTATCTTAATAGGCATTACCATTATGTGTACAAGGCGTGGAGCGATCGTACCAAAATTAAGAGCTTTGTGTTTAAAGAGCATATACCTTATATCAATGAGAGGCTCAAGCATTATTTGAATGTTTTTGGTTTAGACATACAGATCGAATTAACTGCAGCATTGGGTATCAGTAGTAACCTATGGGGATACGAGTTTGAGTCAGGTGGTGAACGTAAAAGAACTGACGTTGCTTTTATGCTTTCGATGTTTGACTTTCACGAGCAGATGTATGGCCGTCAATCGAACTTATTGGTGTTAGATGAGGTCGACGGCAGGTTAGATGACGATGGTATAGATTCTCTAATCAATATCATCAAGAATGACCTGGCACCCAAGGTAGAATCGGTGTTGATCATATCACATAGAAATATGATGCATGACACTTTTGCCAGAGAACTAGTGGTTAAACGTGAGGGGGCTGATGATTTTAGAGGTTTTTCTCGTTTAGAACTGGTATAAATATATCTTTTAGCATATTACTAACCAAATATATATTGATAGAAATAGGAGCCAAAGATGGATTCTTACGTCACAGATAGAATCAGGTATAGAGCGAATGCAGAGGTAGTACGTCGTCTGTTGATTAAATACTTTATGGAAAAGGGATATAATGAGTCATTTGATAGGCAATTATACCCATGTATAATACAGGATCTACCTATGGTTATACCAGTATTATCTTCTAAGGTAGAAATAATTCCTCATATGGAAAATTTAGATAATATACAAGGCAAAGCTGTTCTAGGATGGAATCTATTTGTGCTCGGAAATCAGCGAATGTATCTAGGTGACACATATCACAACGACCTGCAAACATTAGCTAGACAAATCAAATCTAAGACTTTTTTGATACCTGAGGGAGTTAATCCTAATGCTACAAGGTTATCGACACCTCGCCGCATTATTCATTTTATAATGCGGGCGTTACAAGGTCATGAGGGAGGGTACGTAGATTTAGCTGCTCCCACTCACACGAACACTTTCCGAATGGGTGCTAATTTCAACGGCTTGGGTATGCAACCTCAGTTTTATAACCGTAGCGGATATGGGACTTAAAATCATGCACATTGGAAAAGTATATGTAGCAGGTATGTTAGGAAATAATCAAGAGATCAGAATGATCCAAGATATGTTGAGAGCCAATCAAATACTAATAACATATGATTGGACCACTCACGGTCGGGTAAATGATAGAAGCCAACTTACAGAGATAGCAAAGAAAGAACAACAAGGCGTGTCCGATTGCGATGTATTCTTTGCTGTATTGCCAGGCGGTGGAGGTACCCATTGTGAGCTTGGTATGGCTATAACACTAAATAAGCAGATTATATTATTAGAAACTGGTAATGTAGAGGAGAAATCTTTTTATAATTTGCCAAATATTCACAGAATCCAAAACGTTGGTCCGGGTTATGAGTCGATATATGACGCCGTACGGCAGACAGTACTATTATTAAACCGTATCAATCAAAACGATAATTAGAAGATAAAATATACTTCATACACAAACATAATATAAATAATGGAGGATAATTATGTTAGTATGGTCATTATCTGTGACTGTAACCTATACTGATGGTTCGTGGTCAGGTACTGATTATACTTATCATAGAGGCACATTGATAATTAACGGTCCAGATGTAGCGTCACTTACGCGAGTCAAATCATTGTGGGCCATTCTGGGCATGAATCCTAGTTCAGAATCACCTACTAGAACCGACGTTACGGACGTAGTTTTTAGGTTTATGTCAATCTATACTAACTCATATATTAACGTTCTAGGATCTAATGAATCGTTAGATATTCAATCTAACGATACCCAGGCCGTGATTCAAGCTTTGCAAAATAACCCTGAGTTTAGTGAAAAGTTTTTAAGCAATTCATATGCTTTGATATTTGGGGCAGATAATGAATCGGGCTTATATACTTATCCTCAGAGTGTGACAGCAGACACGTCAGGAGTATACTCATTATCTCGTTTAGATGGCCAGAGTAATGTAATAGTAGTAAGAAAATTGAGCGGCTCCCAAATACTATGGACCACATCTTTAGATAGCTTGGCTGATCATTCACCTAGTCGTATTAGGATTAATCCAGTCGATGGCTATTTATATGTGCTCGTTGCCAGCGGTATCATTAAAATATCGCCGGATAACGGGAATGTGGCTTGGTCTTATTATGATCAAAACGGTGGCATTAATAACTTGTTCTATAGTATAGGATTTAAATCTAACGGCGATTTGATAACTGTTAGCAGCGGGAACGCCCCCTTTGCTGCTAACAAGATAATCATAGCGACTTGGAGGGGATTCTCTATTTCAGCAGTTAAGTTATCCGAACACGAAATATCATTAGCTGGACCTCGAGAATTATATATCAACGCTGATATTCTTGTGGATTCATCGGACAATGTCATAATACCAATAGACTATTATAGTAATGGTTATGGTACTATGGTCGTAAAATGGAATACATCATCCGCCAGTGTAATTTGGCAATATAATATTTATGAATCTTATTACGATGATCAAGATCAAGATTGCACTGCCTGTGGTATGGACGATTTAGGGAATATTTATATAAATGGTTATGGTAGAGGTCTAACTAAACTCAGTCCCGATGGTAATCTTATATGGGCCAGACTGATTAATAGATATATGCCGGGAATGGGTGTATTTAGCAATGGTGATTGTATAATGTATGGTGATCCAGGTAATGATTTAAGCCTAGTTAAAATAAATGCACAAGGAGCGATTGAGTGGGCCACGGTGATAACGTCTACTCATGATTTAGATAATGGTGGATGGTACCTGTCGGCTAATTCGATGGCTCAAGTAGTTAATAATAGATTGTATTTGGTAGCTGGATATACTGTTTATGGTGAACATGAATTAATTATTAATCTTGGCTCTAATCAGGATCTGGGCACATACTCAGCTATCGATGGCCTAAATACTTTAGATCTAACGTTTACAGATAATGCTAGCGATTTGAGTATCGAGACTGTAACGCCAGTAAATGATCATATAAGCATTACACATGTGCCTTCGACTAACTTAGTAGAAGCTATGATCAATCCGATAATTGTTACGACTAGTCAGACAGTAACCAAGATAAGCATAGGGTAAGAACATGAAATCACTAGTAGAACAGAGTATTACTATAAAGAGCACGAGCAAGGGTCCGAAAGTTAAGACTATCTTCGATCAGGTAGAAAGAGGCCTGTCTAAATATTTAGACATATCAGAATTATCTGGTAAGTCTGCTGTCGTAGAATATCAATATGTGGAGGCACAGCTGACCAGTTCGCAAGTATCATATATATCAATACCAGCAGACCTAGATGAATTAGGTGTAAAAGAATATATCATAGCAGCAATTACTCAAACATTAAATAATTGAAGGTCATAAGAATTGTAACCAGATAAGTCTGAATAAAAGTATATATGACCAGCTAAGGCACCAGATATTAAGCACATAGAGAGACAGACATGACTATTAATTCCCTTTGGGTGGCTGGCGAATTACTACCAATTAACCATCTCACGATCGCTTCTTTCAAAGCTAATGGGCATGAATTTGTTCTATGGACTTATGAAAATGATTTGAAAGCTGATTGTATCATTAAGGACGCTCGCACTATATTACCAGATACAGAAATATTTTATTATAAGAATATGAATGGAGGTGGGCCTCAGTGGAAATTCGGTGGTATATCTGATAGGCTTCGTGCTGAATTGATATATGCTATCGGAGGGTGGCATGTAGATTTAGATGTCACTTGTTTGAGGCCGTTTGACGATTTGAATGATGAGTATGTTTTTGCACCACACCCGCTAGGAATAGTAGCGAATATTATAAAAGCACCCAAAGGCTCAGAATTCGCTAAACGTTATGTAGAACTTACAAAGAAAGTCGATGCAGATAACACCAAATGGACTAAATCTTTTGACGGTCTTATTGATATAGTCAAAGAGTTAGAACTTGAACGATATATACAGCCTATTTCGACTTTTGGGATAGATGAAGATGCCTATATAGTCCCATTATTAAAAGATTCTAAAATAGCTCCTTCAAAGGAGAGACACGCGATTCATTGGTGTGGTGCCATGCAATGGTATCAAAATAATGAGGCAGGCTCTTTTTATTCGTTACTACTCGAGAAATATAATGTTACTACTGAGCGATAGAGTTAGTATAGTCATACCATGTTACAACCAAGGACACTTTTTGCATGATGCTATAGAATGCTCTCTAAATCAAACTCACAAGAACATAGAAGTAATAGTGGTGAATGATGGTAGTACTGATAATACACGCGATGTGGCCCACTCATATGGCCCAAAAATCATATATATAGAACAAGAGAATCGAGGATTGAGCGCAGCCAGAAACTTAGGGATCAGATTATCGACTGGTAAATGGATTATTGCGCTTGACGCTGATGATAAGATACATTTGGATTATGTCAAAAGGTTGATAGGAGTAGACGATATTGTATGTTCCTATCTCCGTTGCTTTGGAGATAATTATGATGAATGCAAGCTTCCGAAAGCACACCCTACCCATAATGATTTTCTACTACAGAATCATTTGTATTATAGCGCTATGTTTAAGAAGGAAATTTGGGAGAAGATAGGAGGTTATGACGAACAGCAATTTATACGTGGAGAACAGAGAGTAAATGGTTTTGAAGATTATAAGTTTTGGCTACGGGCCACTAAAGCAGGTTACACAATTACTGTTGTTCCAGAATTTATGTTCTTCTATCGTAAACACGGCAGAAGCATGATAAGTGAGGCAAATATCAATAGGGATAAGATATTAGCATACATGCGACAAGAATTCCCATTAATAAATCAATGATATGGGCAGACTCAGAAACATATACGAAGAAGATTCTGATTTTAATCTAAGCATATTCGACCAGCCCAGACGCAAAATATTAAGAATAGATCCTGATGACTCGAGAAGATTTACACTAGAGTTGTATCGTGGCTTTGACGCTGATTTAAGTAAGATACAAAAAGATAAGAATGGATCTTTAATTTTTAGCCCTAAGAAAAGCCAACAGGGTTTGATTTGGTTTACGCATCAGATGATTAGTCATCATGATCCTGTTGAATATGCTAAGGCTCATGGCGAATGGTTATTAACATATCCTTTAGAGTGCATTAGGCATTTTACTAGGCGTTGGTATGATGACGGTGACTATTATGACGATATACCAGAGAGCATTAAAAAGCAGACTGTACACACAGAGAATTGTAGATATTATATGGGTATAGAGTTGCCTGAAGGTTGGGTTTTTAGTTATAAAACACAAAAATTCATTGGTTGCTCTAACGAGTTGTTGGTGAGTGCCGATATGATATCCAAGTAATGATACTACCACACGATAAAAACGAATATCTTATATCTAAACGATTAGTAGTAGCGATGGTTGAATATACGAGTAGGTGTAATTTAAGATGCTCATATTGTAAAGTAAGCCAACGCGATTGGGTCGGTGTAGACTTATCTGAAGACATGGCCACTATGGTCACGAATCAGATAATCAAGGCCGCTCCAAATGTGGTTATAATGCATGGTCATGGTGAAACGACTATGCTTAAGAATTGGGTAGAACATGCTAGTTATTTAGAACGTGCTGGAATTAAATTAAGTATTTGTAGCAATCTGTCTAAAGAATATGATGAGCAAGAGTTACTAGCTCTATCTAAATTCGCACATATAGCAGTAAGTATTGACACAGTAAACGCGTCGTTATTTAAAACACTACGCAGAGGTGCCGACATCTATAGAGTATTATATAACATAGTCCGTATAAAGATGATAGCTGCTAGCTATGATAGGCAGATATTTATTACATGGAGCATTGTGTGTTGTGATAAAACATTACCAGGATTATTAGAGCTAGTCCGTTACGGTATAGAACTGGATATCAATGGATTTACTTTTTGTAATTTGACCGTTTATGATAATTTGAGCAATGATATGAATCTAATACATATATCGGAGTTATCTATTGACGACTGTGTCCGAGCTTTAGATATATTCGACCAAATAAAAGAATTATGTGGTAATAATAATAAGGTCTGCCAAATAAGCGCTGGTATCATCGATACAATAGTTCAAAAATTAGAGTCATCAGGAGCTAACATATAATGAATAATGAGACTAAGTACTATTCGGTAGCACCTCCTGCTGGGATGACTCGCTTGTGCTTAGATGCTTGGGGCAAGTGCTTCGTTAAATCCAACGGCGATGTGTGGTTATGTTGTAACAGTACTTTGGTAGGCAATATAAAAAATGACGAATTGATGGATATACTCAATAATGTTCAAGCTCAGGCATATAGAAAAGGGCTATTAGACGGTGTTCTACTGCCTGTATGTAAGAATTGCATAGACAAACCAATATGCACGGTAGAAGCATTATCTTCTGCCGTGAAGGCTTTCTACCACTTCGGTCAATTCGATTATTAATATTATGACTCTGGGAACATGCCGTGGGCCAGCATGTTGATTCTTATGGTCTCTTTATGTTGATTAACTGCTCGAGTTGTTATCCGCATATGACGAGCGATATGATTGATGCATGCCCTCTTATCACCATATTGTTTAGTGAACTCGATGAAAGAGTCACCTCGACCAGCCCAAATATCGAACACAAGTTGACATTCTCCATCCGGCAGAGAATTTCTTATAGCTGTTAATACATCTTCGTTGTCTATAGTCGCGGTGTGACTTTCTTGGTACATTTGCTCAGCTCCAATGGTTCTGTAAGAGACCTGTGAAATGGTAAAACTTTGACCTTCATCATCATCATCCGAATTGTTTGGGCCATTGAGCATTAGAACATGCTCAGATTTAGTGACATATGCTTCCAGGAAAGGCACATCATCACTCTTACGAATAATAATACTGTTATCACTAGTTATGATAGGGATATTATTACTTTCCGCCTTACACAATATATCTAAGAATTCCGCTGTAAACTCTGGTGGAGTTTTCAGGCCAGACACGATAATAACATATTCTTTCTTGGTGCGTGTATCTTTATCATAATGATGTTCTATTTTCATCTTGGAGCAAAGGCACAATATTTCTTCTAATATGATTTCATCACCAGGCCCATGTATAAATTGAGGGCCTTTATGATGCTCAAACCTGCTATTCTCCTTGAGCATCTGTCGGAAATAGTTCCACAAGTATTCGCTGAAGAATTTAACCAACTGATCATCATCATTCAATATATTGTCAGGGTTATCGAATCTAGTGCTTATCACATGGTAAGATATTGTGGTTTTACACTCTGGGGTTATCTGTTCGCAGTTGAAATCTGCGTAGGCTTTTTGGTATTGAGCATGATCAACATACTGGCCGACAGTGAATGCAGTATCGCCAGACTTAATTATTTCAACGCAGTTACAAGATGGGCAGATGGGATATTGTCTGTCGAACTCTTTATTACGACCATTTTTACCGATATAAGAAGACTTTAGACAGTGCCTGCAAGAGAATCTGTATTTGTTATGGTATATTAGATCAACTGCACCTCTCCATATTGCTATTTGAAACTCTTCTTCGGCCACTGCACGGTCATCTTTATAATCAGCACCAATGGTGCTGCCTAGCTCTTTGATAAACCTAGCTTTGTGGTTAGCCATTTTAGGATGGCTCGATATCCTCTCTATTGTTTTTTCGATATATTTTTGCTGTTCTTGAGTTAGGTTAGCCATCGTGACATTAGCGAGAGAACCACGAAGCAGTAATTGGCTCATCTGACGTACTATCGACATCGACTTACTCCTTGTCGTTGTGGACATTAAGGGATTAATGTCCGTTATAGTAAACTACTCCCGTATTACTGAATTAACACCTTTGGATAATAACAGGAGCTAACGTGGGACAATACTGCGACACAAAGGTCCTTGAGAAAAACTGGTTCCATTGGCTACTGTCGTCATCTGTGCCTGATCTCGAATTATATCGGGAACATGGCTTGTTATGGACAAAAGTGATTGGTTCTAACCAGTCTAGCAGGCATTTACCTAACCCGAGAAGTCCTGAACGAACACATTGCATAGCCTTAGCTAATCCGATTTACATTGACAGCAGCAATGGAAGATTACGAAGACAAGGGCATGTGGAATATGCCATTGCTTCTCGAGCACTTAGGCAAGCACATCCTCAAGGTACAGTTATCCAAGGCAAGCACAAAAGAGTAGACTTGCCTAAGCAAGTACATCCCCAAGGTACAGTTATTATCCAAGGCAAGCACAAAAGAGTAGACTTGCCTAAGATAGAAGATCTGAGCCTCCTTTCCGATAGTTGGTTGCACGATTTGAACCATCCTCTGAGACAGATCGACGAAGTTATTCCTGCATTGCTGTCTAAAGGCTACATCCTTGAATTGCCTACTAAAACGACATGGCATTCGATGTTGGACGATATCAACAAAATGTGCCATGGCATCGCTGTAAGGTTTAAACAACCCACTGACGAAGAACAAGCAGACTTGGCCAATGAAGCCCTGATACAAGTAATACGTAAACTCGTAGATTACAAATTGGTCTATACGCCGGGACTTGCCCCAGTATTCAATCTGTTGACTACAACAATCCATCGTTGCATGTATAGTATTATGAACCGCCGCAAAACCCAAAGAACAGGATTACAGAAGTTTAGCGATGAGGTTCAGGCTGGCATCGTCCCTGGCTACAAGTCAAACGTAAGGATCAAATCCTGCTGAAGACATTAAAACATACCCGATCGAGGTACACAAGATAGGGGTCCAGACTCCATACCGGTCCTCGATAGAATTATTGTGAACGTATTTGAAAATAAGAGATCTAAAACCATACCTCTTGAGGACCCGACGAATGAACAAGTTGGTCAAAAGAGGCAAGGATGCCGATAGTATTCCTAATAGCGTTCTACAGGTACTCTCTCAGAATAAAGAAGTGTTAATTATCACTGCTAACCCGTGCCAAGGCGAATCTAATATAGCGGTATACACCAAATTATTAGATGATAATGGGGTGTTGGCCAACACCTTAGTAGAGATACTTACCAATATAATGTTGACGGCCAATAGAAATGGTAAATGTACGACTTAAAACACAGCCCCAACTGATTCGCAAGCGTACAATAGTAGCCGTTCCGCCCAATATAGTGGTTAGTCATGCTAGATCACGTATGAGGAGCATACGTGATATAGCTGTACACCCTGCGACACAACCGCCTAAACATATACCAATACCGGTAGCTGTCGTTTCAGCAAAAAAGACTAGGTCTACGAAGAATATTTATATAGACGGATCTAATCAAGAACCTAAAGTCAGAAGACCCAAGATTATATATAAAACAAGTGATCCATCCCCAGACTCACGATCCAAAATACTAAAGTTAAAGAATGTCGGCCTAAACAAGGCCCTGTTGATTATAGGAAATGGTCCATCCATAAATGAAGTAGATTTCACATCTATTAAATCAATACCCAATATTCATACATTGTCCATCAACAAGCCTGATCCACGTTTGTGGCCAACCAATTATTGGGCTTTTTTCGACACGTCGCAAGTAAGAAGACACAAGAATCTGTGGGATAGTTATGATGGCATAATATTTAACAGTACGGCCATAAAGAATCAGAAACCTAGTTCTATGCAATTTAAGAATATCGGCGGGAAAGGATTTAACCTAGACCCATCCCAAGGCATATATATTGGAAGATCATCAGTCTACGCTGCAATGCAAATAGCCATATGGATGAATTATCTAGAGATTTTTATTTTCGGTTGTGATATGAATCCTGCTGGCATCAATGGAGTATTACATTTCTATGGCGATAATCCAGATGTAAACCCAGTAGTGAGAAAGAATAGATTCAAGAACGAGGCTGAATACTATGATTTGGCGGCCGAAACATTAGACGAGCCATTAAGAAAACGGATATATTTTTGTTCTACTTATAATCACTGGAGCTTTGTAAGAAGATTTAATTCACTAGATCACAAGGAGGCTGTTGATTATATAGTAAATAAATACCAACAATGATACTATAAATGGAGCTGAGCAATGGCATCGCTTATATTTTATTTTAATCAGCAAGAATTTATCGCTGAAACTTTAGATGATCTGTGTGATAAGACGGATATGAGTGACTTAGAAGTGATAATATGTAACGATACTGGCACTTTGATAAATGGCATACAAATTAATCCATTGATACGTGAGAAGGTGAGAGTAATCGACAGTAACCGTGTGGGAAGGGCTAAGTCCTGGGCAGCCGCAGCGGATCAAGCTTATAATAAACAATTAGTTTTCATAGGAGGAATTACCAAATTTTCGGAAGGATGGTTGCCTTACCTAATCGACCAACTAGATGATACTGCTATCTTGACACCTGTCATTCATTTATTAGACACCAACATATGGCAAAGTCAAAGCAATAGATGGCAAAAGATTGGGTGGCAATGGGATCTAGAATTATGTAGTAAACCATTATCCAATGATAATTTAACGGCAACTGTTACTTCCTATTGTTTTGCTATTGCCAAGCAGCGATACGACCAGATAGGAGGTTTAGATCTCGGCATGGACGTAGGAGGTGGTGAAGATATTGAAATATCATACAGGAATTGGATATTTGGTGGCTATTGTGCTGTAGTGCCTAAATCAGTCATAGCCACGGCAGCCCAACGAACCCCTGCAGCTAATTCATTAAGAAATATACATCGTATCATACAAGCTTGGCTACCAGAATACGAAACATATGTAAAGAGTCATTATGGAGAATTACCAGACACGGGTAAATTTAACGATTTGCTACAGCTCGAGAGACTAAGAGTTAAATCTAACCTCGATGTGATACAGCAATTACAACCAGAGCTGCTGGGTGTTTATTCTTTGCGGCAGTCGATACAGGGCCGCTCCTTGGCCATAGTAGCTCCTGGACATTCATTCGATTATACAGACAAATCTTCGATCAATCGTAATCAAGTAGTGGTAGGTATCGATTATGTTGGTATGTGCATAGATTGCGATTATGTCATAACCGATAATGTGGATATCGCATTAGAGTTAATGAAGAAATATGAGGCCAATAAATTAATATTACCAACAGTCATACGGAACAGGATAATAGGCCGATACGAATTCGCTGCAGAAATTTGCCCTGGAAGTATCGTTTTCGAATTAAAACAGTTTGGCCATTTAGACATATCTATCCATCCGCCATTCATAAATATAGATGATATAGTGGTAACAGCCGTGCACATGGCTTTATTTATGAAACCATCGAACATTAATTTATATGGGGTCGATTATAGATTGATAAATTATAAGAGCCACGCTGCTAAGATTGGATATTATGAAGATGGATCAATGTTGGCTGATTCGGAGACTACTACAAACAAGTTTAGATTCAGCGAATACGCACTACATAAAATTGGAGATATAGCAGTGATCGCCGGAATACCTATTATGAGGATAAATCATTTGTGAATGGTATCGAGTATTGATAATTCAAACATAATATATGGACATTATACACATCATATTATGTTTGCTAGTGTTATCACAAGTAATCGCGCAACTCATCACATTGGTACTACTATACAAGATATATTACATTTTTGATAGATTTAGATTTCCCTGGGAAGAGATCAAGGCTATAACAAATGCTTGGAAAACCACAATACCCCCAAGCGATTTCTCGTCAAACAAGGATATTACGCCAACTACGGGAGCTAAAGCAGCTAGCACAGTTAAAGAACTCCCACCAGAAGCAATTGCCCCCAGTCTTAAAAGAATGCAAAGAACATCAGGCTTCGGTTCCGGTATTAGTGACAAGAACAGTGATACATAAGTTTACTCAACAGGTGACCGTACGCAGAGAGATTAAAGTAATAATCAATAGCGATCGTCCAAGACCATGCCAATTACCAAAAGATAGTGCGATACAGCCTGATATTGACCACGCGGTTGATGAGTTACAAGTATATAGGCTAGGTGATGTCTTCAACGGCAGGAGAGTAGTTATGCAACACTTAGGCATCGATGTGGGCACTAAGACTATAGTTTTAGCATATAGATCAGATGATAAGGTAGGATATCTGTCAGAAATTAATGGCTATTACCCTTTCGAAAGGTGTACACCATTTATCAAGAATATGCTCAATGATCCGAATAAGGTACGGTCTGATGGCACCAAGAGACCAGCTAGGTGGTTCGAACACGATGGTAAGGCGATCGTATTAGGTAGAGATGCTGAAGAATTCGCATATGCTAAGAACGATACATTATTGAGACCAATGGCTGAAGGCGGCATAGCAGCAGATGAAGCGGCTATGACCGTGTTAGCTGCTATAGTTCAGGGTTTAATGACTATGGCTGAGCATGATGTAGGAAAGTTCGATGATCAAGTTAAGCTATGTTATTGTACTACTGCTAAAGCGATAAACAAGCATTCGAATATAGATTATCATCAGAGAGTCGTTAATTTGGTTCTCGAGGGTTATGATACCAAGGCCAAGCTATCATATAATTCGATATATGAATCCCACGCTATTGTTATAGACATGAGTGAAGACGGTACTGGAATAGGGATATCATGGGGGGCAGGTACTGTAACTGTTAGCTACGTCAAGTACGGTTTAGAAGTATACTCTTTCTGTTGGGTAGGTGCCGGTGATTGGATAGACTCACAAGTAGCATCTAGGCATGGGTATGATCCAAATGCTGTAAACACTATGAAGAAAAAGGCGAAGGAAACGCCGACAACTGTGGCCAAGAAGAAGACTGAAGTAGACTTGACTCCGGGTGTAGATTATAGTAATGATAGATTAGCGATGGATATAGTGCTTCATTACGACGTGCTTATAAATCAAGTGATAGAAGGCATTGTTGAAGGCTTTAAGCAGAACGAGTCTGAAGCGAGAATTGAAGGTGCTGTGCCTATATTTATGGCTGGCGGCACCTCGTCGCCAGTTGGTTTCGTAGAAAGATGCGCTGAAAAGTTAAATCAATTAGAACCGCCTTTTGAAGTAGGAACTATCAAAAGGGCCGAACAGCCATTGTATTCCGTAGCGACTGGCTGCCTAAAGGCAGCTGAAATGTTTTGACATAATATGTGACGGACTGCATTTGTATTCTGGTTAGTATTGATATGTGTTTGTATCGAAGTGGCCATTGTATTCAAAAGCAAAAACTTTCAATAGATATGAACAATGGCATATGATCCCAAAGATTATAGTGGTTCTACGCAATTTGTACATTTGCACAATCACACTGTATTTTCTGCTCTGGATGGTGTAGCCACTCCAGAACAATACGCTAAATTATGCTCTGAGCGTGGGTATCCTGCTATGAGTGCTACTGAGCACGGGCATATGGCATCGGTACCCGACATGTACTTGGCGTTTAAAAAATATGGAATCAAGTATATTCCAGGATGTGAAATATATTATAATGACTGGGAACCGCATAGACAAACGCTGGAACAAAGCGGAACAAAGGTCAGATCTCCCGAATGGAGAAAAAATAATCCTGATATTTCTGCTAGGATATCTAGAAACAGACATTTAACTATATTATGTAAAAACGAAGTAGGATACCATAATTTATTAAAACTTACTACTCAAGCATATGAGACTGGTTTATTCGGCATGGGTAGGACGCAGTATAACCGAATATGGTTTGAAAAGCTATGTGAGTATAAAGAAGGTCTTATTATATTATCAGGCTGCTTAAATGGCCCAATTAGTCATGAACTTAGGCATCGCTTCCTTAAGGATAAAGAAGGCGTCAAGATTTTCGAACGAGATAAACAACAAGCTTTCAATGATGCTATAAAATATGTAAAGATGTTTAAAAAAGAATTTGGTGATGACTATTATATAGAATTACAGATGCCTGGTATTGAAGCCATTGATAAGTGGGGCGAAAAAACGGTAAGTGATGATGCTGTCTTCAAGTGGTCAATAGCTATAGCCGATAAATACAATATACCTGTCGTTTTGACCAATGATTGTCATTATTTAGATCGCAAAGACTTCGAATTGCAAAAGCTTATGATGGCTGTGGCTCAAGAAACAACTATGGATTCTCCCGATTTATTTCATGTTAATAGTAGTGAGCAATTCGTACAATCTAGAGCTGAATTGTGGTCTAGATTTAAAAACAATAAATATAGCGAAGGTATAGACGATAGAATATTTGAAGTGATGTGTGATAATACATTGAAAATAGCAGAAAAATGCGTAGCATTTGATGTAGACACGTCCCCTAAGATACCTGAAATAGATAATGCTGATGATTCTATCAAGCAGATCGTAGCCAAACGCTTAAAGGAAGGTGGATACGATAAAATAACTAAGAGATATTTAATAGACGGAAAAGAAGTGACATACGTTGAGCAAGCTAAAATAGAATTAAATAGATTTATCGATAAGGGATATTCGAGTTATTTTTTAATAACTCAAGATCTTGTTAACTATGGTAGACAAAGAGGTTGGCCGTTTAGCCCAAGAGGCAGTGCTGGTGGTTCTTTGGTGTGTTTCTTGATGGGCATCCATACGTTGAATCCTATGTTGTGGGGTCTATCGTTTGATAGGTTTTTATCACCTAGTAGAGGTGGTTATATGTTAAACGTAGACATGCCAGATCCAATCAGTTGATTTATTACAATTGCTGGAGTCATTAAATGACAGAGACAAAAGATTTAGAAATAGCGATTAGCGAACTTAAGCATTCTATAAAGATTCATCTGTTAATAATGGCAGGTCCGAGCCAGCAGCTTTGTGCTTTTTTGGTAAAAACGATCGATTTATTAGAAGATGATGATATTCAAAGGAAAAAGCAGGAAACATTGTTGTTGGCCTTTAGTATCGTAGAGGCAATAGCGGTGCATGTTCAACAGGCGATTGATGCGAGGGGCCAAGTAGCGAAAAACAAAGGTAATCATATGCCAGAGAATGTCAGATCTTATTCTGATAATATATTAATAACGTTAGGCCAGGTAAGAGGACTAAATGACAAGAGGGTGGCTAAAACGGCTGTGCTTGTCGCTATAGGCAAAGCATTAGATGCTCTGGGGACATTTACTGGCGCAGTATACCCTACGATTTTTGAAGTTGATGGACGTCAGCTGAATAATCACCAGACAAGACCCGGAGAACAAGCGGAGACATTATGAAGGATTTTAGCTGGTACACCGCCGTTATTGTATTCGTTATATATATATTATTCGATATATTATATGCTCTTTATGTCATGTGTGTTAGTCAACAAAGAGCTTTGCGGGCTAGTGTTATAAGCTCGATATTATATAGCATAGGTGCATATGGGGTTATGAATTATTTAGAGAATCCATTGTACATTATTCCCTTAGCATGCGGTGCGTTTATAGGCACTTTTATTGCTGTGAAATATATGGGCCATTTGTAATTAGGCAGATTGAATAGCGGAATAACGTGTATTAGGAAGAACATGAACATCAATTATGAGAAGACTGCCTTTGTGCTGATCAAACCTCCTTCTAAGGTAGTTTCTACACATAAGATCAACAACAGGCATGAGCATATCAAGCTAATCGAGACAGCTAAACATAATGAATTGTTGCTATATTATTCCCATGTCATAAAAAAAGGAAATAAATATTACACTGATCAACCGTTAATAGTTGATGAAGAATCAGCTAAAAACTATATCGATATGTTCTCTGACAACACAGAGAAGGAGGACAGTGTTGAAGTTCAGCCCAGTGTTCAGGTCGCACCGCCAATCACAGAAGAACGGTCGCTTGTATGTCCTTTTTGTAATAAAAAAATGTCAAGCACACCGGGGCGGACTTTACACATTAAATCTAAACATCCCGATAAGTTAGATGAGTACAAGGGCATGCTATGAAGAATTGGGATCAGATAAAGGAATTAGCTTATCGAGTAGTGTCCGATCGTGGTCTAGATAAAAAATATCAAGAACGTTTGGCTTTTGAAATTATTGAAATAGAAAAACAAGGTGCTAGTGCTAAGTGGGAAATATATTATAACGATAATAAGAAATTCGCTACCAATCCAAATAATTTAGTGTTACCGTGGTTATTAAATATGGTTAATGAGGATCCTATACTTAGTAGGAATGATATTATATTAAACACAGTTAGAGCATCAAAAGTCAAAGAATACCGAGCCAAATATGGGAGTATTCCTTCTGATTTTATTAAAGATACAGACATGCCAGACATTGATCTAGATTGCTTACCAGAAGCTAGAGATCCTATTAAAGAATATGCCGCTAAGACATATAGTATGGGTATAACGGATGGATATGGTCCTGTCTGTTCTGTAGGAACTTGGCAGACTTATAAATTCAAAAACGCTATTATTGATGCTTGTGCTGGAACAGGATTGGTGGATAGAAGTGTAGCTTTCGAGCTGACTACTCAATTGCCAGATGAAGTCGATCAATTAAAAGACGGAGGTGAGGCCGCTTGCAAAAACCGCATTATTGATAATGGAGAGGAAAAAGAATGCGGATTTATTCATAGCTTAACCGAATGCCCAAGATGTGGTTCAGCAGACACTGATGCCCCAACCATAGGTAAGTTATTACAAGAATACGAAATATTAAGAAATTTCGCTTCTACGCATAAAACAGTAGTTGGATATGCTGTTAAACTGGTGGGTCGTGTGCGTAATATGGGCATGCATGCTGGTGCTCTCATAATAGCAGATAGGTCACTATTCGGTAATATCCCAATGGCTAAAAGCAGCAGCAAAGGCTATTGGGTCAGTATGTGGACAGAAGGCCGCAATGCTCAATTATCTAAATTTGGATATAATAAATGGGATATACTTGGTCTCAAAACACTTAAATATATTTTTGAATGTTGTAAATTGATAGAAGCCAATCGCGGTATATCTTTCGGACCTAACATGGAAGGATGGGACTATAACGATCCCGAAACCGGGATAGCAGGATGGTATATTGATGGAACCGGAAAGAAATGTGATATATTACTTAATGACGAACATACCTTAAGATTAGCTAACGAATTAAAAACAGATGGTGTTTTCCAATTCGACACAGATTTAGCTAAACAAATATTATCGAATGGTGTACGCAACTTCGATGACTTAATGTTGTTTAATGCTATGGGCCATCCAGGCCCAATGGCTTCGATTCCAGAAGCAGTAGAAAATAGAGATAATTTCAAGAAAGATTGGCGATCTGCTTTGCCTAAACCTATTTATGAAATATTAAAGTATACATATGGTGTAATCGTTTACCAGGAGCAATTGCAAGCTATTTGGCAGATAATGGCAGGGTTTACAGCTCCCGAGGCCCAAGAAGCACGTAAGGCTGTAGCCAAAAAATGGACTCATAAACTAAAACCCATAAGAGAAAAATGGCTTAAGGGTGCGAGCAGGTCTATGAGTGATAAGGATGCAGAAGCATGGTGGGCCAAAATGGAGACATTCGGTCGTTATGCTTTCAATAAAAGCCACGCCGTCAGTTATTGTTTGGTAGCTCATAGATGTCTTTGGCTCAAAGCTCATTTTACACCAGAATGGTGGGCCGCAGTGATGAGCGATTGCCACCAAGAAAAGCTAGTAAGATATATGGGGATAGCTAGGTCTGAAAAATGGAGGCCGACCGAAATCACTTATTCTGGGAAACATCGTCCTGCTAAAAAATCGGATGGAGTCATATTTGATACGCTAAATTTAGAAAATATGACAAGGAGTTTCACTGTAACAGGAGACACGGTCAATCAGGGCTTAATCGGAATAAAAGGTATAGGGGAAACAGCTGCTGTAAAGTACGAGCGAAAAGGCGTTTATGCGGACATCGACGAGTTTATTACAAAAACAGGTGGAAAAGATAAAGCCGCATGCGAGCGGTTCATAAAATTGGGTGCTTTCAAATATATGCAAGGACATAGCAATTCGAAGGCTGTATGGACATGGTATCAATATAAATATTGCAGTGGGAAAGATATTACTGCACTTAGGACAACTATCAAAGAGCAATTACTAGCTGCAGAAGGATGGAATGATCAGACTATCGAGCAAGAGAGAAAAAGGCAGATCACTGAATACAAGAAGGCTTATCCTAATAGAAGGAAAGTTCCTGAAAAGCTAATAAATTGGAAACCGAGTCCAAATGATTCTCGTGATAATGTAATGGCATTGGTAACTGAAGACTTCTCTCTTGTGGAAGTGCTGCAGTTTGAGAAAGACTATTTAGGGTATTATTTACATTCTCCTTTAGATCTATACGAGTGTAAGGGACAATGCTCTATTGAAACAGCTAAAGATTATTCTACTAAAGACACATCAACCAGATTAGAAGGAGTTATCGTAAGCGTAGATTATGGTAAGACCAAAAATGATAAAGATTTCGCTAAGATAATAATAAGTGATGGTATACAACAGACATTAGTCTTAATGTGGGAGTCAGAAATCAAACATCAAAATCAAGATACATTAAAACCAGGCGTAGGAGTACAATTATACGTCAATTATGACCCTACTAGAAATATCTTCTCAGTAGCAAGAAATGAAGCTATTCTTAGACTAAAACGGAAGCAACATGCAACTAGTTAGTAAAGATGGAATAGCATGTGATCAATGTGGTACCACTCATAAATTAGACTTTACATATTATTCGTTCGATTTCAGGGTCGTATCCGTCATATCAGGTAGAAGGTTAGCTTTAAGGGAATTATTAAGATCTAAGATAGTTCACTCGCTGGACATATGCCAGCAATGCTATGACAATATAAAAATGGAAGTGATTAAAAACTATCAATCTACTATGACTAATGATGTGAGAAAACGGGGTACGAGTAATACGGTAATTTGCGAAATTAGTGGTAGGAAAATATTAGGTGCTAACTATAATTATTATTTATGTTGTGTGACAGAAGTAAATGTGTCTACATCAGGCCAGCCCAACATTTGCACAACATGCAGACAACAGACTAGAGATAGTGATAAAATATGTAGCAATTGCAAAGGTAGCTCGTTTACAAGGACAGCTAATACCTCGACATACGATAGATTACTCGATATAAATGTATGTCAGGAGTCATTTAAAGATATGGTAAATAAGTCAGAGTTGGTGAAAAAACAAGCGTCAGAGTGGTCTACTAATAGTTAGGGATAAAAATGTATAATCCATATGACCTAGTTAAGATCAAGATAAATGGCAAAGAGACATATGGTAGACCTGTGGCATTCGACTCTGACCCAATAAACATACATACTTTGAAAAATAAGGATGGTGAGCTAATTAAGCCGATTTTATTGACTAGTGCCTGTCCAGATTGTGGCCAAGGCCTTGAGATTAATATAAGCCAGGGTGAATGCCCATCAGGAGTGTATATTGAATGCCACCTGTGTAAGGATAAATCGAAAATCAAGGTCGGAACCGTTAATAGGTTCAGGAAAAATGAGGAAGCACCAACAGATGAACCACTGCTTTGTAAAAATAATGATATTTGCAATATCGACACGACAGTAGAACAAAGATTCGATATGCCTGAAGAACAACACCCAGATGTCGCTTCTGAGACTAAAGACGAACCCAAGCAGAACATAAAGAAAAATAAGAGAAGTAAGAAGAAGACAGACATTAATGAGCAAACCAATGCCGACCCAGTAGGATTCGTTAATGTACCTCCATTAAAGAAGAGGATCGAATCAGCTCAAGGCTTAACAGAGGAAGTAGAAATAGACGACGCAGACATGGTCGAATTAGAATGAAAATCATATTAGGTTCAGGCATAGTAGGACTAATAGCTAAGTTGATATTAGGTCCCTCGTGGACGATAATCCCGTTTTATAGAAGCAGGTTTTATAGCTTTAATCCTTCACTAGATGATAACTTCATAATAAGGGATGAACTAATAGATGATGTTATAAAGCAGATAACGCAAGAAATCAAATTGTCAGTGTTCGAATATAAAAGAGCTTGGTCGATTGGCGGGCAAATATTACCAGACTGGAATGAAGCTATATGTAGTGATTGGTTATACAAGATATTTGGCGATAAGATACCTCCACAATCACAGATTTATAATAAACAAAAAATGACTTTTGGTGTATATGATTTGAGAATAAATGATCTATATTCTAAATTAACTAACATATATATAGATGAATTAAAACAGCAATCGGCAGTAGGTAAAGTTACAGAGATAGGAGATCATTATATAGTAAGGAACGGTGTGAAGAGCGATTTTGAGCAGGCCATAAACACCATACCTTTAAACCACCTGGCGAGCCTATGTAAGTTATCTATAAATCTTCCTTGTAAAGATATTCATTACTGGCATGTAAGAACTAATGATTTAAATTTTGAAGGATATAATCAGTTATTGGTCGCTGATCGTCTGTTCGGCTTTTATAAAGTGACTAATATAGCACCTGGTAGATTTATGTTTTATTGCCACGAAGACATACCGAATCCTGGTACGTATCTAATGGGATTTATGCAAAAGTTCGAGATAATCGATGGTACATCTATTCCGGAGGCGATGCCTTTAGGCCCGATGCCAGAATTGCAAATATTGGATCAAATGGGCATATTTAATGTCGGAAGTTATGCACAATGGGATTGGTGCTCTGATGTGGGTAGCAATATACTAAAATTAGTAAGGTTTGCTAATAGGGGCTATGTCAATGCTAAACCAAAATATATTCACTGATACATAATAGGATAAGAACGATTTAGCACAGTTAGTCTATTATATAATAATCGGTGTATCATAAACATGTCGAATAATATAGACTGATCAACCATACCAGCACCTAGTAGAGAAAGATGTTCGACAATACATTGTTCCTGCTCGGTGATATTAGATAATACGAATTTCCACTCTTTAAGTGGGATATTCGATTTAGCCATTAGATGATCTCGAGTATCGATGGGTTCGAGTATTCCGCCTAATGAACTAAATGACTCATGAGTAATGAACCCTTTTACTTTATTCCACAGGTGGGCACCACCATGATTAGAGCAATGATTGTCTTGCCATAATAAATGTGGAGCGGTATTCCTTTGATTAGAAAAAGGTGCTGTGTCTATCTCAATCGCATATGCATTAACAGCACCACGCCAATAAGACGACTTAGGAGGAAAACGCCCTTCGTCGGTGTATGGCTCTGTCAATCGTTCATATCCATGCCTGATGAATATGGAATCTCGATTAATATAAAAATATGACAGGACAGGCCTTAAATATAAATAGAATGCATCAATAGTCGATTTAATGTCTTTATCTAAAATGCCATATGTATATGCATATCTGCCATCCACCCATTGTCGATGGTCATCATATCTTCTTAATTCTATGCGATCCGCCTTGACTAATGTCCATTCGGTCTGTTGATCAACTACACCAGAATGGCGGTATGTGATAGGTTGCAATTGATTGTAGAAGTACTCGAGATGTGTGTCATGGAGTGGTTGTGCATAGCCATTTGTTTTAAGGAAATCGTGCAGAATGATTGATACCCAAGTATGTGGATTGATAGTTGAATCTATAAGATAAGCGATAATGCAGCTGCAGATGCCATGGAAGAATCCATGTTCGACATCGTTAAAGTATGCTTGTATCATTGATTGGTCGAATGGCTTAAATGGGGTTAGATATTTGTTTATTTTGCTATAGTTATGGATTACATTTTTTTTATTAGTATGGGCCAATCCTAGCTCGGTTAGGTATTTGATGTTACCGAAAGAACACCTAGTGCATAGGTCATATTTGATCTTTTTGAGACAGACAGATATAGAAGTGTATTGTTTAAGACATAATTGTCCACGTATATGTTGGTCGAGAGAGGCCATGTGATTCTCCACTTAAGTATATTTTAGTGATATGTAGCACAAGTAATTATATTGGTGTATTATGAAGCATAGTAGTCGTAGAAGCTTTTACGAATCAGGTTTGAGGATAAATAAGCACTCTAATGATAGGTTATCGGAAGAGATAGAAGAATTCGATTGGCACAATAAGAATATTATAATAACAAAGGTTAATAAACCTAAACAATTGATAGTCGCTGGTTTAACCGAAACAGAAGTAGAGCAGAAGGATAAATTTATAGGACAGTTATACACCGCATGTATGACTTGCTCTATTTGCCCTATCGGAACCGAGTGTGTTAGTAAAGACGGTATTTATAGGGATCCTCACTTATTGAGCAATAGAAATATTTCGAAATATGTTATGGTGTGTGATAGACCAACGTGGGATGATATTACTAATAGGGATAATGATGGGCATGCTAGCGAAATAGAAAAGTTAACGCAGGTCAAAGAAATATTAGATAGATTATATATAACATATCTTGTTAAATGTAGTAGCATTGATAGAGGTGATTATTACGAAAATTGTCGCCCATTTATACAATTAGAAATGAATATATTAAAACCCACATTAATCATATCATCAGGTCAGGAACCTTTCGATAGACTCAAGGCAGATAGTAGTTTAGAATATAAAGATAATGTTAAGAAGATAACGAATAGTATATTTAATATTAAAATGCTAACCATAGCGGATATATCTGACGTACGATTTATTGATCATATAAAAATAGTAAGTAAACTGATAAGCAGATTAGAATAAGTAGATAAAGTTAGTCATTATATGGGATAAAAATATAATGAGGATTACCTTGCACTTTGGCCCTAGTAATCGAATATGGATTCCCTTTTTCCCGTAACAATTTTTTCATTCTCAGTGTAAATGCTGAAGAATTGGGTATTTTATCACAAACAAGATTTAGTATCTCACTACAAAGAACACCGTTTTCACCAGATTGAGCGATTTTGTCATAAGCACTCTCCATTGCAGAAGTAATATGATCTGTCGCCTGATTCTTAGCTATTGTTTGCTTGTCTCGAAGGGCGTCCCTTTCCTTGGCTACACTGATGGCTGTTTCGAGTTCTTGTTTCGCTTGTCCAGTGAGTTCTTCGACTCCTTCGGCTATCAGATCTTGGACATTATAGCCCAAATCGATCGGTATGATAGTAATTTTGGTTTTGGACATTGAAGCCTCAGGGAGATAATAATGAACATTTGTGTTGTTTGTGGCGAAGACCAAAATTTAAATACCAAGTTAACTATAGTCATAAATAATGAAAATATCGTAGTTTGTTTATGTGACGAACATGCAGAAGATACGACTGTAAAAATGGCTAGAGAGAAATATTTGGAAAGGCAGAACCAAATAGATTTACTAGTAGAACAAGCTAAGAAATTGGGGTTAGATACTAGTAGCTTAATGAAAAAAGCGGCAGCCTCGTCCAATGAATCAAAGCAGGTAGCTAATCCTAACCCACAGCCGTCAAGAGAGGATAAAACTACGAGCACAGAGGAGCAGAGTTTAGAACCTGACGAAGGGTGGATAAGCACTAAAAAATTCGAAACAGTCGAGTCTAAAGGCTTTACTTCTGTCGGTGGTCAAGGCGTTGCCTCATATAACAGTTATAAAGTAATAGGTCAATCCGATGTGCTGGATGAGAGCGTACGTCAGGGTAAAGTGAAGATGGGTGTAGCCGAAGGTCGTGGTGGTAGCCAGATTCCTGTTCCGTTAGAGAGAGTAGACGGTACCGGTACTACCCGGATTCGAATTAACAACGCCGAGACAGATCAATCATTGCAGCGTAGATTTAAGAATATGGCAAATAATCAGGAGCATCAGCCCGACTTTAGACAAGGATATAATGATGCTACTAGGAATTGCCCTATATGTCGTGGCGAATGCGTGGTGAATGGGAAAGATTGCCCAAAGTGTAAAGGTAGTGGGATAATTAGTGTCTACTAACCGATGCCCCCAAAGGTGTACGGACGAGATAAAATATGGTAGCAAATCAAAGACGCTCATGAGAGAGTAGTGGAAAAGATACTAGAAAGAAAGAAACAAATGGACACAGCCGCTCACATTGAATATTGTCTACGCGAACTCGAGGTTGAATCAGTACAACAATTTGGCGACGAGGAAAAACAAAAAGTAGCTGCTAAGTGCTTAAAACATATCAATGTATGGATGATAGAGTCATATCAGTCAGGTGTGGCTTACACTAGAAATGATCGACGGAGGCTAAAAAGGGATTGTTTTAACTCTGTCAAGGAAAGTGTGATCAAGGAGTATCAAGAGGAATATGGATTCGCTATATTATCATTTTTGTTAATATATGTCGTGTTACCAATGGTTTTAAAATGGTTAATAGAAAGATTATTCAATAAACTAAAGTGATATTATATCTGATTGCCTGGTAAGCGTATATTAAAGAATTTTCGATGTTTATTTTTTGTCGGTATTCCGCTAGGCTGCTCTGTAGCCCCAGAAGATCTGGCAGCAGCATCTATGCCAGCATTAGGATTATATAAATGTGGCGTGTGAAGTGCAGGCCGGTTAAATAACCTAGAACCGTGTAATCCGGCATTTATCCTTTTAAGCTTCATCCATGTGCCCCGGGCTCGTATCGCCTTCTTCGAAATCAACATTAGACTCCATAGGCCAGTCTTCTACATCTTCGATTGTAAAATCTAGAGGCTGTTCTGGTTGACTGGCATCAATAATCTCGTCCATCTTAGGATTGAAACCGAAATCTTTTTCTGCCCATTCTGCTTGGTCATCTTTAAGTTCCTTGATAATAGAAGGAACGAATTTGGCGGCTTTGGCTCTTTCTTCAGCAGGTACTGCTTGAGCCACCATCTCTTTCTCCATGGCTGTCAAGAATGTAGGATCATCGAGGTATTTATAACTATGCACTTTGGTAAATGATTGGCATACGCCGTTGGCATGATTAAGCTCAGCGGCTTTTAATGCAAACATTTCGTCAATTTGGTTGTGTAGATATTCGTAGCCTCTTTCAGCCCGGCCAGATTGTTCATGGTCAGAACTATGCATCTTAAGACCAAGCTGGGCATCATGCTGCAGCATGGTTTTGATGCTCTCGAGTAATGTCCGCTCGTCTTCAGTGAATTTATCGCTCATGATTACTCCTTAATAATTCCTTTTTAGTTTTGAATCGGATGGATAATCCTGGACAGAGAATAGAAAGGTTCGATCAAGTACGGTTACTTACCGTAAAAAATGTGTCTTATTTATCTGCCCCACCTAATACTATAGTTACACCTCAAGGTATCTGGTCTGTAGCGGCTGTGGTCGGCCAGAATGATTTGATATTAGCTAAGGATAATGCCATTATCAGGATCCCAGCTACTGATGTGTTAGTAATATCAGACTACGACTTAGAAGGCTTAAACGATATACTTGGGAGACTATCTGATGGCTAAACACAAGAAATCGACTCCGATTGCTAAAGACGAAAAGGATTTGATAAGTATAATTGAGAAGACATATGGTTCAGGGTCGATAATGCTTGGTGAGGGAACTATAGTCAAAGTAGACTCCTTTTCAACAGCCGTGCCATCGATAGATTTAGCAATGGGGTGTGGAGGCTTACCGCAAGGAAGAATAATAGAAATATATGGGCCGGAGAGTGGTGGTAAGACTACTACCTGCTTACAGTTTATAGCGGCATGCCAGCAACATTATTTTGATGCTAAAGAGCGTAGTGGTCGAGCTGCCTTTATCGATGCTGAGCATGCTTTCGACCCAGAATGGGCAAGGAAAATCGGTGTTAACGTAGATAAATTATTATTCTCTCAGCCTAACAGTGGAGAAGAAGCTTTTGATATTATGGAGGTGCTGATCAAATCCAAGCTAGTCGATTTGATCATAATAGATTCAGTGGCGGCCCTGACCCCACAGGTAGAATTAGATGGCGAACTAAGTGATTCTAGCATAGGCGCACATGCTCGCATGATGAGTAAGGCATTGCGTAGGCTAAAGGGAGAGATCAATAATTCTAAGACTACCATAGTGTTTATTAACCAGATTAGAGAAAAGGTCGGTGTGATGTTTGGTAGCCCTGAGACAACACCTGGTGGCAGGGCGCTGAAATTTTATGCTTCTATTCGTGGTGAGGTGCGTAGAGGCCAGACTATCAAAGAGGATGATGATGTTCTAGGGTTTAGAACCAGCATCAAAATGGTTAAAAACAAAGTAGCAGCCCCATTCAAAAGAGCTGAATTCGACATCTGTGTTGGACATCCATCACGTCCGATCTATGGCATTGACTCTATATCTTCTCTATTTGAAGTAGCTAAAGAATGCAAGGTGTTGACCTCCACAGGCAGTTGGTACGTTTATAATGACAAAAAGATAGGCAACGGAGTCAACGCTACATTGTCTTACTTGCGAGAGAATGCAGATATATTAGCCGAGATAGAGAAAAAGACATATGATATAGCTTTTAAGACGTATGTGACCAGTGCAGTATCGATTGAAGACTCTGATGAAGATTCTGACGAGCTAGATGATAAAATATTGGATGGAGATGAATGAGCATGTCCACTCTGGATATACTCAATAAATCAGAAGAGCAAGATGATATTGTAAGGCCATTTGGGTCTTATGAAGAAGAGGCGATTATTTCGCTTGCTCTAGATTATCCTGAATTCTTTTCGGCGATTAGCGGCTTTCTACAGCCCAGCTTATTTAAAAGATCCGAATGTCAATGGGTCATAGCAGAAATATTAAACGCTTTCGAAGAGTTTAATACGATCCCTACTAGAGAGATCTTATATGATAGAATATCGGCTAAGATAACTGAAGATGATCCATATGACCAAGTGCTTGGCTTAGTTAAGAGAAAATCTAATCATCGTGAAATACCGATGGTTAAGGATACATTATTAAAATGGGCGAAAGATAGACAATACGGCATGCTCTATAGTGATGAAGCTATAGAAGCTTACCGTATGGGTAATTATGAAATATTAGAAAATTTAGTAACTCAAGCTAATAGAATAGCTGATGTGTCTGAGGGCGGTTTTTGGTTCTTCGAGAATTTAGAACTGCTATTTCAAGAAGACATCATAGATCACCGTACTACAGGCTTTCCTAAACTAGACCGACTGCTTAACAATGGTGGTCCTTCAAAGAAAGAAGTCGTATGTTGGTTGGCTGGAACCAATGTCGGCAAATCGATATTGTTATGTAATAATGCAATTTCATCATTGCAGAGTGAAACTGTAAACGGTGAAATTGGACAAGATGTTCTTTTGATTACATTCGAATTAGATAGCATTAAGACAGCTCTACGATGCCTGGGTGCGGCCACGGGTGTCCCGTTAGCAAGCTTAGCAGAACATAAGGACTTGGTTAGACGTAAGATAAAGACCATAGAACGAACATATAAGAAAAAATTCGCCATTTACGAGTGGGCCCCAGAAGAATGCAGTGTCAATCATATATATGCTTTGCTCGATAATCTAAAACGCACCAAGGGATGGAAACCAGACGTAATTATAATAGATTATATGGATTTAATGATTAGTCGTGTTGCCGAATTTAATAAGAAAGACTATGACAGGCAAAAGCATGTTGCTAATGAGATAAGAGGTTTAGCTAAAAACGAGAATGTATTAGTTTTTACAGCCACTCAGACCAACAGGAGTGGTACTTCCGGTGACGAAATGGTAGCGGACTTGAATAAAGTGGCAGAAAGCTACGCTAAACAATTCGCTCTTGATTATATAGTTAGTCTTAATCAAAGTGATACTGACCGCAAAGCTGTGCCACATCCTCGTATTCGATTTTTCGTAGCTAAAAATCGTAACGGGCCAAAACACGCGCAAGTCGAATGTGAAATTGAATATGACAAAATGCAAGTAAGGGAATTGATATGAAATTGAAGATTAGTATCGAAGTAGAAGTCTCCCGCTCGATGGCTGATACCATGCAGAGAAGTGGATTTACAGTCTGTCCAGACGGTTCAGCAATGCAGGTAAAAGTAGGCAACTCGCCAGCTATACCGAAACGCAAAACCAAAGTGGTCTATGAACATTCTGACAAGTAGATAACCCAAACAGGAGGATCGAGATGGCGATACCTAAGAGCAAAGTAGCCCAGCAGTTAGACGATAAGAATGATACGTTCGTCTCTAACGATCCCCCCAAGGGAGCGAAGACTCTAGTAGCTAAAGTAGACGAATCAGTAATTATTATCAAGCCTGTAGTGTGTCATAACAATTATGTTGCCATTTTACAGACTGAGATCGAATCAGCTATACAACTAGCTGGTACCGAGGGTCAGTACAAGAATGAAGGGGTAGTCATCGGGGTCGGTCCTGGCTTATCTGATGGAAATGGCGGGAGGCTACCGCTATCTGTTAATCTAGGTGATTATGTCATGATTGGATCCAAGAATCACGTTGCGACATTGATGCCTGATAATGGGCATTATAAGGGTAAGAAGGTCGTAATTGTTTCAGAGAATAATATTATATGTGAAATACCCACTGATATTAAGTTTAATGTCAAGCCATGGTAGTCCCTATTAGAATATGTCTATCCCGCTACATATATCACCGTGTAATACAACGCATCAAATATAGTTAGATAAGTATATACATTGAGATCGATGATTTAATCAAGCAGGTGGCATATGCCTAGATATAATTATGAATGTAACGTATGTAAGAAACAAGCATATAAAAATAATAAAGATCTGCTGCAGATAAATAATTCCGGTGATAAAGAACTTCCGATCGAATTATATGAAGAGTTAGTATTATTCGAGACACAACACTCGATGAGTGCAAATGAGAAGGAGCTAAAGGAAGCTCTAGAATGCCCTAGGTGTGGAAGTACTGACTGCACTAGAACTGTATATGGTGCACAGATAACTAGTTTTATTAGAGGGTATGGATTTTTGGATAGAGCTGGTGCAAGACGAGATATGAATCGATTTAAGTTAACCACAGATGATCCTTATGCCCAATACCGTGTTGCCGGTGAAGTAGACCATATAAATGAGACTTTGAAAAAACAAGGCCGGCATGATCCTAAAACTAAGCACTTTTTAGCATCTGCCCCTAAAGAGAAAAAAGACAGCTAATTAATCCTTTAATCGTGATACCGCCTGTATTAAGTCGGTGATGGGTGACCTTTGCGTTTATACACTGTTCGACCCTAAAACTGGCAAACCAAGATGCACAGGTATAAAGGATGGTGATATAGTCAAAGTATGTGATCTATATAGGCCTGGTGCTGGTAAAACAATACAAAAAATAGACAAGACCAAGAATCTTATCAGACAGATAATACTAAAAGCCAACGCCGATAATAGGCGGATTTTAACTTCAGATTTCAAATCTCATATCCTATCTTTTGACTTACCAAGAGATAAGAGAACGTACAATGTCTATGATCTACAACTGCCCGAAATATTACCGACAAACTCTAAATCAAAAGATGAAATAATTATAAAAAGAATATTGGAAAAAATTTCTAATAAGACTACAGCCGCATATAATCACGTTATAGCGAATAGTGCTGTAGTTTATCAATACCTTGAAGACAATGGTATCTTAGTTAATTCTATGCTCGAGAGGCCCAAGTGGTCACAAAAAACGTTTTCAGGTAGGAGTAAGACCACAAGTTATAACATACAGGGGTTAGCAGACGACTACCATGTAGTATCATCTAGTGGCAAAGAACCCGATGTCTTAATCATGTTCGATTGGATATGTGCAGATATAAGGGCAGCTTCATTAATGTCCAACGATGATATTTTGATAGAAACATTTGTCAAATCGGACCCGTATACTGTATTGATGGAGGTTTTAAATAGAGGATCAGACGATACGATGACCAGATCTGAGAGCAAAAGATATCTATTAAAATCTATAAATTCTATGGATTTTACAAGCACAGCTTTGACAGATGTGTATCCGAAATTAGGACAATGGATTAAAAGATGCAAATTATCGATATCTGAAGGAAAACCATTACAAACTATTTTAGGTCGCACTTTCAGACCGGCTCACGCAAAAAACGAATTGGCTGTTTTGAATGGTATAATGCAGGGTACAGTAGCACATGCGATGCAGATAGTGTTGCGACGTATATGGGAGAGAGCACCAGATAGTATAGTTTGTGAAATCCATGATTGTCTTATCATTTCTTCACCACCAGATCCTCAGCAAATTAAGGCCTTAATCAGCACAGTTGCTCCTATAATGGCTAGACCTTTCGAAGGATATTTAGATAGTAATCCATATTTTCCAGTTAATGTAAGTATCGGCAATAAGTGGAAACAGTGGAAGGTGTACAAGACATTTAGGGAGTAAGTTATGAAAGGCGAGAAAAAGATCAAGACGTACCGCGCCAAAGTAAGAGCAGTAGCAAGAAATAGAAAGCGTAAGATTAAATTATTAAAACAGGCCCAGAAACGTAAGAAGTCATGGGATAAAAATAAGAACATACGAATGCAGTTAAAGGAACAATTATCTCCTACGTTTAGTAGAGCTGCATATATGCCAGATCATACTATTGCCGTATCAAAAAAAGATGTATTAAAGGTAGATAAATTCAATATGAATAAATGGCAGCCAAAACCATCAGTTGATAAATAGGTACATTATGCCCAGACCAAAAGAATACTCCGATTGGATCGAGGCCAATGTACCGGTAGAATTAATTAATTCTAGCCTGTTTAGATTCGAAGTATCTCTAAGGATTCCTGATCCTGAGAATCCTAAAAAATCTAAAAAAATATTAGTTGATATATTATCAGATTTAGATGTGAATATGGATATATTAGAAGAGCAGATGCAGAACCTTCCATCTCAATATGCATATTGGGCGGCTGTATACTCAGAGTTAAGGGTAGCAGTGGCTGTAGCAGAACGAAATCTCAAAGTTCGTAAGGGAAAGGCGACAGACGAGACAACACAAAGAGTAAAAGAGTCTGGGACTAAAATAACTGCTGATCAGGTAAGGCAGATCATAGAGGTTAATCCTGCTCTAGTTGAAGCAGATTTGAAATTAGCGAATGCCCATATGTTAGCAGGCAAGATATATCATATGATGGAGGCGGTAAAGATGAAGCACGAGGTATGTCGCTCACTAATAGGTATAAAGAAAGCGGAACACAGTAATTAAGGATAATTCGGATCGAATCGAACTGTATTTAATCCGAAGACTTCGATAGTAGTTTTAACCAAAAAGGTGTCAAATGTCAAAGTACGATGTACAAGCTATACGTAACAAGTTGAAGACCACAATGTCTGGAAAGTTCTCTGATCCAGATGAATTCAAGCCAGAAAAGGCTAATAGTACGACAGAGCCTCTCAAATATAGATTCTTTATCATGCCGCCGCTGCTTAAGGGCGATAAGCTCAAGAGTGGTGAAGTCAAAAAGTCTATGGATCAGTTCTTCATCACACATGCCAACCACTGGATTAACGATAAACCATACCCTTGTCCTCGAGTGTGGGGAAGCAGTGAATGCAAAGTATGCCAGTTTGGCTTCGACTTGCTCAAGGAAGAAGCCAATCAAAAGGACGAAGACAAGCGTAGACAGATAATTCGCCAGTGGATGCCAACCACCTACCATATGGTTAATATATTCTTCCCCGTTTGGAAGGGTAATCCAGAAGAACTGCGTGGCAAGGTAAGGTTCTTCAACGCTTCCAAGACGTTGTTTGACCAATGGACGGCTACTTTGATGCGAGATGATTGTGGCGATCCTGATGACCCACAGGCTTATGGTATTTTCTTCGATGAAAATGCAGCTTTCACTTATGAGCTGCAGGTGCTCAAGCAGGGACGGCAGAACAGTTATAAGACCAGTAAATTCTTGCCAAACGGTGGTGAGCCCACACCGATGATCAAAGCCTCGAATGGAGAAGTGAATGAAGAAATATTGGAGAAGCTTTTACGAGCCAGGCACAACTTGTGGGATAAGATAGTTCCCCCCGATGTAGAGAAGCTGGAGCGTATCTTTAATGCCATGACTCTTGGTGATGATGAAGAAAAAGGCGATAATGGCGGGTTCGACCAGGATGAAAGTGCTTCTAACAAGGTGGCAGAGGGCAAGGCACGTTCTTCTAGAGAAACCACCAAGGTCGAGACATCCAAATCAGGCCAAGCTCGTACCAAGCCTAAATCTGACGATGATGAGGACAACGAGGATGGCGAAGATGTCGTTACTCATATGTCGGAGGATCTGTCTTCTGAACAACCGATGGGCAAGAACACAGAAAAGGGTTCAAACAGCACCAAGGCCAAGGAAGATGATGATGCGAGTGATATCGATGACTTGCTGAGTCAGCTAGACGACGACTGAAATAAAACAGAATAATAACAACTCTAACAGCCCAGCAGGTTATCCCCGCTGGGCTGTTTTTGTAGGAGAACAAATGCATAATTTACATATGCTGATAGATGCAAAAAATATATTATATAGAGCGATCTATGCTGTTAAAGCAGACCGCAGGTATGACGTAAAATACCATTATATCACTGTGCTTCTACGACAATTTAGTAATTGGATTAATATATATAGACCTACTTCAGTAAGCATTTTCTGGGATGCTCCAAGAAAGACAGTATGGCGTAGATCGATATTGACTTCATATAAAGACAGATCAACGAACCACTATATTGGTGATATATCAGAAGAATTGAGAACCACCACGGAAACTGCAAAGGAGCTGTTCGAAGCTATTAATGTTAGACAATTCGAAAGGGATAATATGGAGGCGGATGATTTGATATATGCTACTACATCTATCTTACATCCTGCCCAGAGCATAATCGTTTCTTCAGATAGTGATATGGTCCAGATACCTTTTACTTTTAATTCATGCAAATTATATGATCCGGGAAAAAAGCGAGAGGTAGTGATGCCGAGTGTCAATCCTGTGATGCAGAAGGCTTTGGTAGGAGACAAGTCGGATTGTATAGACGGTTACAGGGGAATAGGAGAGAAGAAGAGCCAAATATTGTTAGCTGATCATCATACATTAAATGAATATTTAGATACCAATGGGACCAGTAAATTTAATCGAAATTTGCTTCTTATCGATCTATCATTATGTCCCAAATTAATGCATAATAAAATATATTGCTTAAGAAAATTAGCTTCGAAGACGAATTTCGACCAAAAGTTGGTCAATGAATTAATAATAAAACATAAGATAAATGGATTATTACAGGAATACCATGATATAGTATTACCTTTTAGAGTATTGACATGAGAAAGTTTATAATACTAGCCCAACCAAGAACTGGCTCTACATTGATGACCAGCTTGATACAAAAAAGTGCACCCAAAGGAATAAGGTGTATCAATGAACCGATTAATCCTGTTGGGCACAAGCATCACATGAAGGGGCCATCTCCTCAATTAATACCACAAGAAATATTGTGTCACGACATTACCAGAGCTTTAGACATATGCTTCGAACCGATATTTGAACATGTAGAAAATGATGTAAAACATGTATCATGGATAAAACATAGAAGAGATGGCCATATAGCCGCAGGTTTTAAGATAATGGCTCATCAAATTGAAGCACTACCACATGAACGTAAGTTTTGGGAATACTTACATAGGCACGATGTGAAGACTATCATAATAACTAGAAATAATATATTAATGCAATGGATATCAGATTTGATAGTAAAGCAGACAAGGCAATGTGTCGTATGGAAGGGCCCTGTCATTAGAGCAAAGGTAGAGGTGCCATTAGCTGATATTGAATATAACCTTGATGAAATAATGCGCCAGAATAAGTATTTGTTGGATAAATCAGCTAGCTTAGATAGGCGTATATTATGTTATGAGGATTTTAAAGATAATCATTTAGTGGTTGAAGAATCGTTACCATGGTTGTTGGGTATTAAATATGCTGTCAGTGCTCAGTGCAAAAAACAAAATTCGGATGCATTATGCGCGAGAGTAACTAATTACGAACAATTGCGTTCTAGGATAATAGAATTAGGGTTAGAACAGTACTTAACAGATTGAGGGCTTAACGATGGCTATCGAGGTACATGTTGCCAGAGTCGGTTTGTTTAACGTGGATGCAACAGGCAATATTATGAGAAAGAATGATCCAGATATATCAATAAAGCAGCAATTAACCTCTAGCTTGGAACACTTGGTTATAGAGGACGCGAGTGTTCCAAATTCTGTGGGGAATCCAACTGTGACTGAATATATTAAATTAGAAGCGACAGATAATTTCGTCGTTCATCACATGGATCAAACGATGATACTTACATACGGGCCCTCCTTGGCCTAAGTTATTTAGTAGCAATGGCTTATGCCCGATGACCATTGTTTAGAATAGAAGGAACAACATATGGGTAATAGGATAATGGTATGCTTAGCTCCTGACTTCGATGCTGAGTTAGCTCCAATACCAGCTATTAGATATAGAAATTGGTGGGAAGATAATAGAGCCACCCAGAATCATGCACGCCATTGTTTGCCATTAAATATGGCTAACAGTCTTGGATTTTACATTCTATCGCCTGGTACATTTAAGGTTAGATGGAATGGTGATGTTCATTCTAGGGCCGTGATCGAACATATAGATAAATCATCACATTACGAGGTAGATGATCATGCTTCGTTTGCCAGTTTTACAGTGCAAGCAAAATTTATCCCTGTTACTGATGATCCAGGAGACTTTGTGTATATCAAAGGCATACCTAATATGCGATGTACACCATATACTTGTATGGAAGCGATAATAGAAGCGTGGTGGAGCGTTGCTAACTTTGGTTTGGTTTTTATGATTAATCAGCCCGGTGAATTTACTATAGAAAAAGGCCATCCTATCGCTCAAATGTTCATGTATCATGGGGCAGCTGGGGCCGCCATAGGTGAATTACATCATGGGCATCCAGAAGGTCATCGAGAATGGTTAGCACGAAGATCTAGACCAGATTATGTCAAAGATTATGATTATTTGAAGGGAAATAACTTTTCAGGTGACAGCATTGAGTCGCATGTAAGTAATTGGAAAGATGCAGCCAAATTCAGAAAGTGACCTATGTCTATAGATAACTGGGTAAATCCGATATATTTGCAAGATCGGGTAGTGGAAGATATCAAAGAATCAATACTAGCTAAGCCTGTTGTTAAATATGCTGTGTTAGATAATTTCTTCATAGAAGATAAGATAGATCTATTAATAAATAAGCATCAGTCTTTGGCTTTTAGCGAAGCAGCAGACAGAGTCACCACCAGCGGTGTAATATTGCCGTATGATGGGTCAGTGAAATTCGCTGACAAGAATGATGTAGGTGCTGATTTGTTTTTTGATCCAGAATGGCATAGATATTGTGCTTATATTACTGGCACCGAATTATCTGATCCTGCTGGTACCGAAGTTAAACTACGATATCATCGAGGCATGGCTGATGGATTTTGGATCCATACCGATTCGACCATAAGGGATTTAGTAATAATAGCATATTTTAATAAGGGATGGACCGCTGCCGATGGAGGATTATTACAATTATGGAGGGTGGATGAGACACATGACATTAATGCATATAAAGTAAATGCACCTAGTGGTCGTATGGATTTTCTAAGAACTAATAGCAGAATAAGCACAGTTACCCCTGGAGGTGGTTTTCCTGATAAAAGACCACATGATTTGGTTCTGATAGACCAAGTAGTGCCCACATATAATCGAGTTTTTATATGTAACCTCAAGGCAGAACCTGCTTATCATAGCGTAACACCGAGCAATGGAAGAGAACGCTTGGGCTTTGTGCAGTGGTTATATGATTTGAGGAATGGAAAGAGAAGAGAAGAACATATCCCAGATTATAAGAATAATCATAAGTAGGGTATATAATGCATGAACGATTACGTTACTAGTAATAAACTGAGTCAATACCGTAAAGATGAGAAACCAGAGAAATGCCCTATTCTGGATGTGGCTGATTTTAAACCAGTAGTCGACCACGACCATGTGACTGGGAAAGTCAGAGGAGTGATATCTTCAGAAGGTAATGTGTTAATAGGTAAGATCGAGAATTGTTTTAGATCTAGGTGTGTCGATAGCGATTTAGAATTGCCGAATGTTCTTAGAAGAATAGCATTATATCTTGAGCAGGATCAAGGACCATATCACCCAGTAGGTGTTCGGCAATTGGTCAAGCGTTTTGCTAGAATGGTAAAAGAAGACCAATATACGATATTATTGACCCATTATTGTGTCGAATCTATCGAGGAGTGTAGTAATTCTACCGACAGGGCAAAGTTATATAGAAAGATGTTAGTCGGAGAGCAATAATGGCATGTAGCTCCTGTGGTAGAGCGGGTGCGATCAGATCTACAGGGCTGGTAGTGAAATATTCTGCACAAATGCCTATTAGGATTAGAGCTTCATCAACGGAGCCGTTGAGACCTGCTAACGACGCAGATAAGAGGCGATAATGTGTTGTGGTAAGTCGAATAGTTCTAACAAGACTATAAGAACACAGAAAATACAGAAGCAGCGAGTCGTTAAGCCTAGCAAGCAGGCTTCTGCACGAGAAATATCAAGAGCTAAAGCCGCTACGAGTAATACTATAAAGACGTCATCTATCCCGGCACAAAGACAAAGGATGACTAGAACTGATCGATGTAGTGAATGTAATCATCCTGTGGTTATGGTAAATATCGCAGGCAGAGAAAGAGAGCAGTGTTCTAATCCAGGATGTAGAAAAATAAAAAGATGATAGAAATATCTATAATACTATTGAGTATAATACTATTATCTTTGGCTGTTGAAGCAGTCACCGAAATAATAACATCGTCAGAGATAGCCAAACCTGTTCATGCTATGATATATCGATTGGCTTTTACTAATCCCCCTGTAGACACCATGGCTACTAGAATATGGTCATGGGCATATAAGTTAATAACTTGCGGTTATTGTACGAGTGTTTGGGTATCTCTATTGGTATGTCTATTGCTAAGCCACACTATCATGCACGAATACATTAATATTGTAATATTAGTTTTTGTGATACATAGACTGTCTAACTGGATTCATGTTATTTATGAATTAGTTAGAAAGGGTAGAGTAAATACTCTTGATATAGCATTAAGCGTGGAGGAGAAATCAGATGGAGGCATTAGAGAAAGCATTACAGAGGGAGGGCCAGAAGCTGGGTCCTGATATATTTAATCAGGTCGAAGTTAAAACATTAGCAGATATACAAAGAATATTAACTGAATTTGATCCAGCAAAGAATAAGCCCCATAACGATATTCCAATATCTACTATACTCAACGAGGTAGAGGGTGGCAAGAATGTGGCATATAATGTATCGGCTTCTACTAAATCAAAAAGTAAAAGAGACATGTTGGTAGAAGGAATGGCATTGATACAAAGAAGGCTAGAAACGTCAGAAGAAATAGCTAATGCTACTGAAGAGATTGAGATAAATGGTAGGTATGTCAAGCCAGCTATATTGCGTAGCAACACACAAGGACATGCATGGGTAGATCCATTGATTAAGCAATGGACCGGCGGTAGAAGAGATGGAACATTAATCGTTTGGGACTTAGATGATGGCTATCAATACAGGTACGAGATCTTCACCCACAAGCTCACCCGGATTAACAAGCAATGATAAGACGCAACTGCCGCCATTAGCCTATCATAGACCAAGGTCACTATACAGTCCTGTATATGGTGATTTAGTGGTGTGGTCTAAGTGGTTTACCACCTGGTACGGTGTAGTAATAAACTATGACGCCAAAAGCAGTAAGATGGAAGTCATATTTGAGGGATTGCCCATACTATTGTTCACTATGAACGAACAAGCACAGTCTGAGAACATTTTTACTCTGGATTATTTGGAGCTTAAGAATGCGAAGAACGGCAAGTACGCTATCTTACAACGAGATCCCACGACCAGAGAGCCCATCTGGTATATCTAGGAGCACTCTGCCAAAAGTACTACCATACACCATATTAGAACCACTAGCCGTTGATGGACCATTAAAGAATATATTTTGTTATATTATAAAGTATTATGGTGAAGAAGGATTATCTGTCCTTATTTATAGGCAAAAATCAAAAGATCAAGTGGTGACCATATTTGGTGACTGGCACGGAAATAGCATTGACATTACACAAGGAGAAAGTTCAGACACTAAGCTGTGTTCATCCTTCATACAATCAGACTTGGTAAATGTGTTAGACATGATGCGTGTTATAAATATAGACCAGGCACAATACTTTTTTGGTGTTGATCAGCATGGATTAGTGCTGTGCGACGTACAGATATCGATTAATAAGATGGTTGGCCCTGGCATGGTAAAGGATGTATTTGGTAAGATATTGAGAACACAGGATGTGATTAAGACAGAGATATTAGATGACAGGGCCATGGAAGCTATTATCAAAGGTAACGGATCTTATGAAGGAGATTTAATAATCAAACCTTCAAGATTTCGATTAAATCATAAAATGGAAGATCAGTCTTATCAACCATTGTACGCTAAGGTAATCAGATAATGCCTTATTATATAAATCCTAATCCATATATAGTGCCTCTAGTAGGGGCTGATGGGTTAGTAATAAGAATAAGACCACATTCTAAGATAGAATTACCTGCTTATTTTGACCGATATGTCAGTCGCGGATTAATAAGGGCAGTAGGTTCGGGAGAATTGAATATAGAAGCTAAGATACAACCAAAGTTGGCTGAGCTGAAGAGAATAGCAAGAACTGGTACTAATAAACCCATCGTCGACGCTGGACAGAATAAACATACTGAGATATTGGGGATAGACAAGTCAAAGCTCAAAGATCGACGCACACTGAGAAGCCAGAAGAATACAGTAAAACAGAGTAAGCCAAATAAAACCAGAAAGCCTACTGAGCACCAGAAGCGTACACCTGAGATAATCGATCGTTCTACATCTGATATAGAAAAAATAGTCGGTATAGCTGTCAATAAGAAAGCCCATATATCGATGTCTTCATATTTAAATGGAGAACGAGTTCCATTGAGTAATAATATCGGAGTAGGAATACTATCTTATCAACGGTATAAGAGCCTTAAGAGATTAGTAACATCTATACGTCGGCACACTAATATATATAAAACAACCGTGTTTATTAGTGATGATGGTAGCACAGACCCAGAATTGGTCGAATACCTAAACGAATTAGATGCGTCCGGTGATTTTACGATTATTAGAAGCACACACAGGCTGGGTGTGGCTGGTAATAGTAACCGACTGCTCAGGTGTTTAAGCAGATTTAAATATGGCATATTGTTAAATGATGATGTAGAAGTTTTAGATGAAGGATGGGAATACTTTTATACGCGCGCTTTAGAACAAACAGGAATGCATCATTTGATGCTCAGGCAGAATGGCATATATGGTGCTAAACAAGGAGTGCCGGTTAACGCTAGCGGGATCATACTGAATAAGGTCGACGATAAACCACAAGGAGCTGTGTTAGTCTTCACCCACAAGATGCTGAACAGTTGTGGTTATTTCAATGAGCAATATGGTTTATATGGAATGGAACATGTCGATTGGTCCGCGAAAGCACACGAGTTCGGCTTACAGCAAAGAGGCTTTTATGATGTGATGGGCTCAGACAGATACATGATGCTGCATGATGAAAGATCAGCGGTGAGTGATAGAGAAGCGTCACTTGCCAAGGCAAAAGCCATCTTTAAGGACAGAGAGCCTAGACAGAAGGTGCCTCCTAGTGCAGTATCAGCCGTAGATGAAATAACATATATTATACCTTTTAGAGACCATGAGAGAACAGGTGCTATCAAAACAGTATTAAATAATATTAGGGCACAGCGGTTTCCTGTGATACATATAATCATATCTGAACAGGATGTGGTTTCCCGTATAGACGTCCAAGCGTATGAACCGGTATCTTATGTAATGGCCAGCAAAGACGAACAGCTTTTTAATAAGTCATATGCTTTTAACCAAGCAGTGGTTGTAGCCACCAGTGATAAATTGATATTACATGATGCTGACATGATGACATTCGGAGATTATGCTAGGAAAATATGGCAAATATTAGAACATGCTGACGCATGTCATATTGGCTCTAGAGTATTGTATACAGATAAACAATCATGTGAACAAATCAATATCACTGGAGAAATGGGAGAGTCGACGATATGTGAACGAGTGGTCGGTTATTATGAGGGTGGCTCGTTAGCATGCACAAAGAGAGCATATTGGCGTTGTGGTGCTTTTAATGAAGATTTCTATGGATATGGATGCGAAGACTGTGACTTTTACAAACGCTTGTCTGAGTCATCCAATTGGTGTGGAGATCGTGACTATGATCTGATTCACTTATGGCACTCTCGAGTAGAAGGATGGAATGACCATCACGATATTAATAAAGAGCTAGAATCATATCTGAAAAAATTATCAGTAAGCCAAAGAATAAACAAACAAATAACCCAGCTTAAACAAAATGGGTATGGACAGACTTTAAGAGAGATGGGCATATCGTGAATATTTTATTATGCCACCGACCGGATGGTGCTTTTGGATACATTTCTGATGGGTGGCAAAACGCTCTACACGATAAGGGCCATCAAGTAAGAAGATGGGATGGGCGAATAGAATCATGGCGTGAGTTTAAACCAAAAGTATATATTGGCTGTTCAGGCCATAAACAGCCTATACCAAAAGAACGAAATGATTGCAAAATAGCATTGCACGTCAACCCACATGGTCCTGTAGAAATAGAAGGAATAAACGAATCACTTGATAACGTACAATGGGTAGTAGAGCAGAAGCCCGATGTTGTGTTTGGCTACGGTCATGATGATGATGGCATAATGTGGAGTGGGTGGTCCGCTCAATATGGTATCGATTGGGTACCCATGCCTTGTGCAGCAGATCGAGTATTATTTAAAAAAGTTAAATCATATGATGATCGTGATTTGGATCTAGTTTATTTAGGTGGTAGGTGGAAATATAAAGCTAAAACTATAGATGCATATTTAATACCTGTGATTGAAGAACTAAAACTACAAAATCGGAAAATGGCTGTGAGGGGTTGGGGAGAATGGCCAGATAAAATATGCGGTGGCACACTAGCCAGCGATCAAGTTAATTCTTTTTTGAACAGTGGTAAAATAGCTCCTTGTATATCTGAGCAGCACACCCACCAATACGGGATCGATATACCAGAGAGAGCTTTTAAGGTGGCTCTTTGTGGTGCGTTAGTGATACACGATTCTGTATTACACCTGAGGCGTATGATACCATCAGCATTAGTAGCTGCAAATCCCCAACATTTTAGAGATTTATGTTTGCATTATATAAATAATGACGCAGAGAGAGTCGAAATAGCTCGTAAGCAACATGATGAGGTGCTGGCTAATCATACATATCATCACCGTATGGCTGGTTTGTTAAAGTTGCTTGGGTTTGAGGACCAGGCTAAGCAAATGTTGGTGTAATTTGGCATTAGCTACTGACAAGTATCTGTTTTTACATATTCCAAAGACCGGGGGTGTATGGTTATCACAAATACTGAGAAAGATATCGGCACCAATAGAAGTCGGGCATCAACATTCTCATTTTCCGCAACTGTGTCAAATATATGAGCCAGATTGGTTTATAAGTAAATTTATATTCACAATGGTCAGGCACCCTATTACTTGGTATCAGTCTAGGTGGGCTTTTAGAGTAAAGTACGGCTGGCATTCGAGTCACCCATTAGACTACAATTGTGCCAGTAATGACTTTAATCAGTTTGTAATCAATGCTCTGGAATATAAACCTGATGGATGGTACACATACGAGATCGATCAATTTATGTGTGGTGTACCAGGCGGAATCAGGCATGTGATTAAACTAGAAGATGGTCTAAATGGAGTGATTGAAGCCATCAATCAAATAGGCCTGCAATATGATATAAATGTTATAAAATCTATACCTAGGGTTAACGATTCAGATATGGGTGGGCGAACATCAAAATATTGGGCTAAATACCGACCGGATGTGTATAAACGAGTGATCAACGTAGAGAGACGAGTCATCGACCGATATTATTCTGGGCATAAAATCAATCCCAGCGACCATGTAGGTCCACGACCTTGGTAACATTACGTTCTTTCCACTGAATATATTCTAGATCACTATCATTATTGAGATGGGTGACCAATAAGTTACTGTTAATACCTATGAAAGCCTTGCGTCGGTGAGCTGATAGACAAAGATTACCATCATCAGCCCCATATAATTGTTGGTCATAAAAGAGGCCGACTGACTCGAAAAACTGGGTATCAATGATTAATAGAGGGCCTGCTGTATGTCTGTTGTAGTAAAGCCCAGGATAAAAGTCGGGTGAAGCTTCCAGTATGCGAGCATCGTGCATGATTAATTGATGCTCAAGCTGATATTGCCATGTTTGATGAGGGAGATTACATATCGCTGGTGCTATTAATCCGACCTTAGTGCATCTTTTGACGTAATAGAATGATCGTTGAAGTTCTATAAGCCATTCTGCTGGTACTACTATATCCGAGTCTATAGATATGAAGTGCTGTAGAGTATTGTGCCGCATAATAGTATTATACCATTTATTCACTGCGGCTCCTTTTCCGATATTGTAATCATTAGCATATATAGTGATATTTGGGTGTTTACTATATTGATATAGGTATGAATCAATATGACCTGCAGAATTGTCGATTATAGATAGATGGTATGGGCACTCTGTATTATTGAGAATCGAATCGACGCAATTAGTGAAGTCATTGGGCCTATGATATGCCACCATTATGATTTGTGTAGGTTGGATATCTAAGAGCATAATCTATTTATCGAGTGATGTATGTATACAACAAAAGGGTGCTTTTGTCGCACCCTTTTGTATGTTAAGAACGGTATTAGTAAATATCAGCGAGAGACGAATGTGATCAGTTTAAGCTTGCTTAACTGTTGGAGCTGAGCCTCGTCAAGACGTACAGTCTCGAGAGACAACTGAGCACCAGGAGTAACGAAGGTCTGATTGGTTACCTCTGGTTTAAGATCGGAATTAACATTAACGCTAGCATATCCGATAGAATTGACTAAGATCGGAATGCTTTGATTAGAGATGTTGGTGATTGTCGTGATATTGGCCATAATTACCTCCAAGGTTAAAGCAGGTTTACTTTAAATTTGATCAATGCCCGATTTCTCTATTATTAGCTGCATATCACAGCCAGACGTTTTTGACAGGTGCCTTTTAAGATCTATATATGCTGCAAGAAAAGAATATGATATAGAAATAATTCCTATTTTTAACTATGAAAACAGATATTCAGCCAGTAACGCTTTGAATATAGGGGCGGACGTTGCCAGATCGGACAAGTTGATTTTCGTGCATCAAGATGTTAGATTATTATCCGATTGGTTTGATATATTATATGACAACATTAACAAGATGCCTAAAGATTGGGCTGTACTAGGATCAGCAGGAATAGATCTGAGATATAATAGAGCTGACATAGGTAAGTGGGGAGGGGCGGCTAACCAATCCACTGTTGCAGTGGGATCAGTATGGTTCAGTGATGAAACAGTAGATCAGCCTCCTGAATGGGGTGGGACTAAGGAATTATCTCTAACGCATTGTGTTGATGAATGTTTGATGGTAGTGAATAAGAGATCGGGTCTAAGGTTCGATACGATGTTCAACGGCTTTCATTTTTATGCAGTAGATTTATGCCTGCAGGCAAGATCAGCAGCATACCCAGTATATTGCGCACATCTGCCAATAGTACATTACGGGAAATATTCTGCGAGCATATCAGACGACAACAGGTATTGGCCACAGTTACGTTATTTGCATCATAAATGGAAGATGAGATTCCCAGAATTGTTAGGTACACATATGCATTGGGCCGAAAATGAATTAACGAGCTATATTCCTATGTCTATAGTTTCTGATGATCTACAAGAAGTACGAATAAAGGCCATGGGTTTAAGTCAGGTAGTGCTGGCTACCGATAAACAACACGGCATACTTAATGTAAAAGACAGGAGCAGACCATGATACGAGCTATTGTATTGATGCATCCACAGTCAGCAGATTTGTTACCTAAGGACGTTTTTAAATCTAAGCTGGTTAAATCTATAGGAATATCATGTGGTGCTTCTAAAGTACCTGGTGCTGACTTATCAGAGGCGGCCGATTTCTTTCCGACTTATGCGTCATGGAATTCCGCTTTGTTTGAGACATCGATAATATTAACTGTATGGGAGCACGCAGACAATTTAATATCAAACGATCATGTGGCTTTTCTACATACTGATATACGCCCACATTTCAAGGCGTCAGAGATATGGAGCAAAATCCATAAACAATTAGATGCAGAACCTGACTCTTCTTTGGCTTTAACAGCTCCGTTAGGATATCAAGGACTTTGGAATGATTGGTTGGTACGCGAGTCTGCTAAGCTAATACCAAAGAATGACCCATATAAGATACATTGTTTTGATAATGGGATCTTTGTGTGGGATATAATCAAGAAATATGATCCAGATATTTATGAGTGGGCGTTTGATACACAACCGAACATGATATATAGCCACCAGTTCGCGTGTTCGAGGTCCACATTGAATTATTTGGGCAATAAGTTGACTAGCGTGGTTAGTAAACTCAGGCTAACTGATGTGGGATTTTGGACTCCTCATGTGTTTGAAAGGCTGATAGCCCTATATCTAGCATATAAGGGGCGTCCAATATTAACAACAGCGTTTTGGCATTACCAATCATCTGGTGTGTATGGGCCAGGACACCATAATTTATATGGCCCCAGACCAATTAGATATTATAAGGTCAAGTCTAATAGGACAGTTATAGGAGAGTCGCATGCATCAAAGTCAGAAAAGCTGCTTGAACAGACTCATACCAATCATCATCTAGATCCTCTATCGTTGATATCCCGATATTGATATTGAGAGGAATATTTGCAGTAATAGTCTTGCTTGGCCAATCAAGCACTACAGGGTCGATTCTAACATCCACTCCGAATGGTTGGGTAGGTAGATCTTTGCCTTTTTTCCTTTTAACCACGGCGTAAATATATGCATCAAAATGGACTATTTGTGGTGGTATTGCCTCAATAAAAGGGCTGGTGAGCCTCTTAGTCACTTTGATAACAGAACATTTTGATTTTTTCATAACTGTATCTACTGGAGTGGCATGATGGTACATCTGACTGATCTAGCTGACGACGGTGGCGGAGAGGTCGACGTTCTTGAGCGGCACGCGGTAGAGGTCGACCTAGAATTGGCGAGAAGAGCAATAGTGTTACAAGCACAAATCGATACTTTATCAGAAGAATTGGCTAGTGTGAAAGGAAAATTGAGGCTAGCAGCACTAGGACGAACAAAAGAGATATTGGTAGAAGGGGTTGGTAAGGTGCATATTAGTGCGCCGTTTGCCGGAAGTGAAAAAACGATCTTAGTGCTAAACGATGAGCGGATAAACACTGACCCAGACTTACGCCAGAGATTGCTAGATGATGAAGTAATTATGCATCAGATTAAAAAGGTGTCTGCTAGTGTGGCTAGGGTAACTATCAAAACCAACATTTAACGTATTTAATGAGCATTGGTGGAAGTATGGGTGCACTTAAATGAGCACCTATCCGGTGTAGCTCAGCTGAAAAAGAGCTAATTCATGGGTATCACCTGTGAAGAGTAGTCCAGAGCGGCGGTCCTAAAACCGCAGGTCGCGGGTGCAAATCCTAGCCATCGGCCACCAATATGTTAATTATGCTAAGAAGTTAATAGTAGGAATCAAGTGTTTGGCATGAACCGTAGAAATTGGTTTCAGAGTTTAACAGGTTTGTTTGTAAGCGGTTCTGTTGTCAAACAACCTTCATCATCGCCATGCATCACGCCGGCTTACGCAGGTTTTGATGGCGTTTTGAGAATCGGTGGCAGCCACGGAGGATGGTATAAATTTATTTTGCGTCGAGGGTTGGTGGATAATCCTTTCCGTTACACGGGTATACGTCATAATGAATTAGCTGTGTGGAAAAACCACGATGGCTCAGTATCCAAATTACTGTACCGTAATCGCGACGGCAAATTCTTTGACTTACAGTTCGTTCCTATAGATGATGAAATTAAAAACCCAGGAAGTTCCTCTACCTCGCCTACTAGCGTGGCATAAACATATTTTGAACAATATCTGGTTAGTATGTGTGTCGGTAAGGCTAATATTATAAATAATTGATATCATATTTAATAAAAAATATTATGAACATAATTACAGGAGAACCGCCATGGTTATTTGGTCAGTCAGCTTTAATTTAGCTTATAATGATGGTACCGCATCGATATTAGAAATAACCAAAGATGAGAAGTCCATAAATCTGCGGAAAAGTAATAATGTAACATGGAGCATTTGCAAGAGACTACCCAAGTTCGCTAGCTTTATCGACAGTCTGGGTGGTAGTGTATCGTCCATGATTCCAGATAATGTGGCTGACTATAATTTTAGATTTACGGCAACAACCACGAATGGCCATATCCACGTTTTGGGCGGGTCAGATGCTTTAGAGGCCGAGACTGTATGCAATGTGGACATTGCTACCATCTATGCCGAATTATGTGCTGACCCACGATTCGCTTTATATTTCTTACCATGTGCCGTATTCATCAACACCGACTACGTTGATTATAGACCAGGTAGAAATAGTGCTGAAGCATCCAATCTGATAGATACATTGACATCATTTGGTAGGAGTGTTTCGACATTCGTTGATATAACGTCCGCAGGATTCGAAGAAGCGTTATCCGCGACTAGTATGTTATTCATACCTGAGATGGAAAGAGATTACTTAATATTAGACCCTGCCGCAAAAGAGGTCATTAAACAATGGGTAAGCAATGGTGGGACATTCTTTGCGTTTTACTATCTGGCTGATGAACTAATCAACGATGTTTTTGATTTGTCGATAACTCAGCTTGGTGAAGGATACGGTGGTGCTACCAAGTCCGCTGCGGCTGTAGGATCACCGCTCGAGAATGGTCCTAATCAGATATGGGATAATGATGCCACGAGTAGTGTGGATATCGCATCATTACCGCCTGGATCCAAGTCATATTATGATTCGAGAGGCACGCAGAGTTATGTAGCTTCAATCCCATATGGTAATGGTAAGATAATATTTATGGGGTGGGATTGGTATGAGCCTTCGAATAATGATCCCGGATGGTTAACTGTGCTAGATTTATTGACTCAATAATACGGTTTATGGCATTTAATAATCAGGGCTGACTATAGAAACGAATTCTTCAAACTTGTAATCTGGGAATGCTACAACTGGTTCGAGTACGACCTGCACATCAGCGAGTAATTCCTGTATTTCACATATCAGTCGATCAGCGTCACGTATCCCATCAGACATATACTGAAGAGTAACGCTATCCAACTGTGTCTGGATGAGTTTAAACCTGGTAATAGCATATTTCTCATAAAAAGTACGACTACCAAATATAGGCCATTTGCGTTCACCGTTAGGCATTATAAACATATTACGCACTCGACCATAAATATAAGTGATTGTTTGAAGCGAACGTCCACATGTGCAAGATCCTAGCTGTATATGATCACCGTGATTATATCTGGTTATATATGGATTGGTTAATGTGGTGATAATCAGGCCACCATCTTCCGACACTTCGACTAATTGATTTTCCATCACGTGATAGTTGCTGGGTACATCTGGGCATTGGATGGCAATTGTGCCGCATTCTTCGCTAGAATACATGGTTCCACCACGTTCTCCTGTGCCCTTCCAGTCTAATAGATTGGTTACATTAGACAGATCCAAAGCATCGCGGATAGAAGGGGCACAAGCCAAATAATGAGGGTTTATTTGTTTGATCCATGCCTGTAAATCAGATACTTTTTCACAGCCTATTTTATGACTCGCACCCTGAATAGGAGCTAATCGTCTTGGTAGCCCCCAGTTAGGGCTTGATTTACGCACCTCGCCCGGCTTGACGAAAGCTAGCACTTTACTATAGTCCCAATTCCTCCACTGATACTCTCGAATATTGGTAGCTAGCAACCATATCTGATCATCGATAGTTTTTTGAACTGTGATAGGCTCGCCAGTTGAACCGCTAGTACGAACGCAAAATAAACCTGGCCGCATTGGTGTGTGATTAAGCTGACTACGGGAGATGATTGGTCGATCTTTAATTAAATCGAAATTCGGCGTGTGATCCCACTGGCTGGCATTAAGCTTATCTATTAATGATAGAGTTTCAGAGGTGATAAACCGCATTTGATCATGGCTAATCATCGAAAATCCCACATAAAGAATGAATAATCTGCTAGAATCGTTGAAGATTGAGGTTTGATATTAAAGTCAGAAGTTTGAGGGAAATAAGCGGCTATTCGCATGAGAGGTAGTTTGTAATTGAATGAACGTACTATTAGTCTCTTGCAATAACGAGAGGACATATTTATTATCCCATCGGCTAACTCTTGGGTGAAGTTGAGTACGCCATCCCCTATGATATTATCATAATGTGTGCTATTGGATAACCAATCTGCTATAATCATCGTATCTGGAATATGCAAAGGGTCGACATCCATCTGCCTGTGAGATAAGGGGACTAAATTATGGGTACAGCCAAGTAGCAAAGTCGTACCTTGAATCAGACTGTTTTGATAAAAAAGTGCATCATCACTACTAGGAGAATATGGGGGTAATAGACTGTTCCAGTAATATTTATCGGGCAAGGACATAACTGGTAGATGATAGAAGAAAGATGGCGGCACCTATTATATTCGATTGAGAATTCACGGGTATAGATAGTAGTGTAACATATGCTGGTCGCCGTAATCACTAAAATAGGATCAGAGGCTAATAGTATTAGCATCGACTTTCTCAAAATGGTGAGACCCATCTAGGTTATTATGATTAATCTTACAGAGGTTAAGACTTAAGACTTCTTCTGCGAGAAATACGATGGACAATGTGTCGTTTTGTATGTCGATGCTGATATGCTCGGTTGGAAGCCTGTTCACGATCTGGTTACTATATTGGCGTGAACGCCCCTTTGATTAACAGCTAGAAGGATAACATGAAAAAGCCGAGAATAATCGTGTTGTCAGGTAGTACCGACACAACGTTCAGCTGGCTGTCGGATGGGTGGTATGATGTAAAGAAGCGTGGCGGCGAAAATGCCAAAGCCTTGATGGCGAAAGCGAGGCAGGCTATCGCGAGTGGCTCAGACGTCCCAGACACAATCAGCAAGCTCGAGGCGGTTGGATTTGAGGTCACGCAGGACCCAGATTTTTCCCTTCTTTATAGACGCTTGGTCGAACAGCCTGGGTGTTATTTTAGACACTATAATGTGTAAATCGATCAAAGATAGGTTTGAGGCACAGGTGCTTTAGGAATTCCGCAGGACGAGGTTATAAATGGTTATTTTCTCTTGGGACGAGATCAGTGGTGAGTGGGCTACGCACCAACTACCGATTGACACAAAGGATCCAATCGAGATCAATCGGGCACTCGGAGCTTCATTAGTAGACTCGGAAGTAGGTGTCGATGCCTTGGGTGATGAATCGCCTGACGGATGGGTGGTTGAGTCGAGTGGCTGGTCTGGTCCAGTGTTGACGATCGTATCACGCGATGAAAGGAATCATCTAGCTGTAACTGTAGCCATTTATGAGTGATTCTACCTAGAGACTGATTCAGCGAGTTCTCCAACTGGGGGTATAATGGCTAACAATCGACCAGAAATAGCAATAGTAGGCAGTACATTTAGCGGCTATCCTAAAAATGCCGATCCAATAGATGTATTAGCAGGCATATATCATGTAGCATATAGTGTTAATATTAATGGCGTACGCGGAATGGCTCTATTGATCTATGAGTTCGATGAACGTGATATAGTACGCGAAGATGTGTATTCAACGCCACAGATAGCACAGCAGCTCAAGATATATTTAGGAGAACAGAGTCCTCTGACATATTCCTTGCTGTCATTACCGGATGAACCCGTCCAATCGAGTGGGCGTAAGAATTCGAGCAAGGACTCGAGCAAGGAATCGGTGGCCAAAGCAAAAAACTTGTGCACCGTTTTGGTCTATGGTGAGAATCCAATGAACGAGAGCGACGTTCAAGTGGTCGCCAATATGATAACAGAAAACATAGACGATAATAATGGGATTGCTGAAATTAGCGAGCTGCTCCACATAGATAATTAAAGCTGCGTGGGGGATTGCTGGCCGAGACAGAGGCTGAGTATGCGACTTAACCAACTATGGTTAGAGTATAAAGGATATCATCATGCACCAAATGCAGAAAATGGTGCCCCATTATATGATTTAAAGACTATATATCCTGATGATATATATTCAGCAGATGGTGCAAGAATATACGGTGCGCGGTGGTGGGGGAAAGTGGATGAAGAAGGAGAATCATATGATGAATTTGCTATAACCATATTGCGGTTAGCTCGAGGCGACCCAGATCGTCAGATAAAGGTGTACAGAGCTGTCCCGAAATCATTACCATCAGATGTACATATTAACCCAGGTGATTGGGTAACTATTACAAGGCAGTATGCAGAATTGCACGGTGATTATGCTTTTAAAGAGCCGTATAAAATATTAACCAAGACCGTAAGAGCCAAGGAGTTATATACTGAGGGTAGTAGTATACATGAATGGGGATACAATCCATCTTGACATCTGTAATACCTTCGCATTCGCACTGTATGAAATTAGACGATTCACGAGTACAGATATGTTACGTCAATGTTTGGGAAGCGTCGCGGACGATGCGGATAGGTACCATCTATATAACTCGCGATGATGGTTCGATAGTCGAAGTAAGCCTTAAATAGCCCCGTTCGTCTAGATGGTCAGGACGCGGCCCTTTCAAGGCCGAAACGCCGGATCGTTACCGGCACGGGGTATTATTGGTACCGGTGTGATGGGAAACATCGAATATAAAATAACGATCGATACTGATGTATTAGAAATGACGTTTGGATGGTGGATAGTTATTACTTTAGGAGAAAAGAAATGCGTTACTTGATTATGTTAGTAATAGTGTCGATGCTTGGTGTGACTGCTAATGCCGGTGAATCTACATTGGTAGGTGATTGCTCAAGTGGCCGGTGTAATATAAGTTCTTCCAAGGCTCGTCCGGTTATAAACGTTGTAAAGGCACCAGTAAGTGCTGTAATCAATGTAGTGAAAGTCCCGGCAAGTGTTGCTTTGAATGTGGTCAAGGCTCCGATCATAGCAGTTGACCGCATAATTGATCGTCCCCGTGAGCATGTGCGTGAGGTCTCTAGCAATTCTCATTGCGGTTGTGGCTGCGAGAGGTCCACTGTAGTATCTTCTCTATCAGAAAATAGCTGCCAAACCAGTTCTTCTGGCAGTTGTCGCAGCCGTAGGGTCTTTTCTAATATGCGGCGATGCAAGTAAGATTCCTTGGGCAAATATAATACGGAGACCGAGGAAATAAAAATCTAAGGTCGATGTAAAAAGTTAACCAAGGAGACACTGCTCATGTCTGCACAGCCCGCAAACACGGATATTTCGGTTTTCCGAAGCATACGTAGTTATCGGCAGGCACACCGGCATGAATCCGTAGCCGCCTTGATCAAACGGCTCCGCCCGCTGGTCATGAGCATTCCCGGCGACGAGGTTCTTGTCGAGGTCCTGACCCGTGACACCAACGTAGTCGACTTCAGCCCATACATGGGTGAGGCTCGTCACACTGCTTCACGTGGTTTCCCGATTGTTGTTGGCCTTAAGCCGGTCGTATCGCTTGAGGATGCACAAGAGGGTATTCCTGATGTTGATTTCGCCTACCAGATCGGTGGCGACGTCTTCCTTAAGAATACCGCCGCAGGCCTCTCTGGCGACCTTCATGGTGATGCTCGCGCACTTTGAAGTCGATCAGTGCTGGTAAACGCATTCGGCCCAGTAGTATTACTGGGCCGAATGCATATCCGGACATAATGATAGACACAGACCCATTAATACTTCTCGCCAAACCTAAGATAAGGAGATAACACATGTCATTCGAGACCATAGTAATATATCGAGATCTGCCAATAAAAAACGGTTACGTACAGATACCCCCCAATAATCCAAGACTCAATAGTATGGTTCAGGCAGATGTTGCTGCTGAATTAACTAATAATCAGATAGTTAGACTGTCATCTGGTTCAGGTAAACCAACAGGGTCTGGATACGGCCAGCAAGAATTTTTAAGGTTGGTCGGTATCAACCCAAATTCATGGTATACTGTCGATCCAGTAAGCCAATTGCTCGATTAAATTTATAGAGGAGTCGAACATGCCCAGATTGGTACCATTTACATTGCACATTAAAATAGTACCTGATCACGGATCGGGTATACTAAAGAGCAAAAGATTAGAATATGTAAGAGATATGCAGAAGATAGCTAGTTTGATGTATAAGTCTGTTAGCAACATAGCTGGAATCCAATTGGCACAGCCTGGTGGTGGCCAACATGCATCTTATTATGGTGGAGACCACAACAATAGCGGCATGGTGAGTGGTATGGCAGTCAAGCCTCAATTTGGGGAAACGCCTGCACAGGTTATGATAACTGGATTTGCAAACGATTCAGGATCAGCTAATGTCCAGAACTATGTCGAGATTCAACGTATATCTGGTAACGAAGTGTATACTGGATATGCCCCTAGTAGAGCTGAGTACAATCCGACTTCGAATCTTGATGATTTGGTGAGTGATCTTAAGGATTTAGTAACTAACGCTCTAGCTGCCGATTTACCATCTGGTATAGTATATGATATCTTTAGAATAGAGATGTCGGGGGTGATTTATGGAGACAGAGGTTATCATTTTCCATGAAAATGGCAAAGGAGGATCTTCAAAGAATTAGGCACATAGTCGCTTTTAAAGGTGTTGAGATGACACCAGACCAGATAATCCAACTACTCCGAGAAGTAGAGCCTGATATCAGAATAGTAGAAGAGCCGGGTTTAGTGACGCTTATTAAGGAATTAGAAAATGGCGATAATAGCACCGGCTGACCTACCATCGGTGCTAAAGCTCCGTAGTGAGCCAATGAAGAAGTATGTATTAACTCAACTAGGCCATCCTGTTACCGAAGTAGAGATGACCGAGGACCAATGGGAAACCATATGGAAAGTAGCAGGTGATTTTATAGCTGGTTACTTTCCCAAAGAACAAAAGTTGGGATTATTTTACACGCATCCTTTAGAATCAACATACCCATTACCTGATGATGCTTATTGGATCCAAGAAGTGCATTGGGATCCAGTAACCACTCGGATAGATGATGTTTTTGGTGCTGAGTCATTCCTATTCAACATAGGAAATATATCAGGAATACAGAACATATTATTAGATTACCATTTACTGCAAGCGTACAGAAAATTCTCACAGAAGATATTAGGGACTGAAGGTCATTGGGAGGTGATAAATGAGGGGGTTAGTCATGTTCAAGGTGACAGTTTAAGTGCTAAAGATCAGAGGATAAGATTGTACCCAACCCCAAAGGGCGCATTTCCTGTAGTGGTTCTTTACATTCCAGTGATCAATCATTTTAGAAGCCCTCAAGCTAGAAGAGTATGTTATGATATGATGCTGGCAGAGGCAAAGTGTGTGTTGGGACATGCAAGGCGTAAAATACAGGGTATGCCAACACCAGATGGTGGTTCTATTAATTATGATGGTAATGATCTGGTCCAGGAAGGTGAAAAGATGAAGACAGAAGTACTCGAGATGGCGATTAAATTAGGTGAACCTCTCGGTGTTTGGACCTGGTGATTATTTAGATATCGATTGGGTATAGTGCATCTATAATCAAATATAAAGCGACGACCGATTAAAATATTATAAAACGTTGGTGCTATGGTGCACACCTACATTAGGAATCAGCGTGCTCCTTATGATAATATAAGTATTGAAACAAGCCCTATTATCAATATGACAAGCATACGCGGCAAGATAGACCAGACATACCAGTTGGAGATCACCGCTAACAATAAAATCATAATACCAGGCCAAGAACCTACATCTGCTGTATCTGCTCCTAAAATATCACCATATAACCCAGTAAGACATGATTATAACGTAATGGTCGATTATAAAGATGTGCTAGAAGCTATTCCGGGCAGTTATATAAAGTACGGCATGAATTTTAACAAGGGATCAAGACAAAAATGGATAGTATTCCCTCCATCGAATTACGATTGTCCCTGTGAGCCTAGGAAAGATTATTATCAAATATTAAGTACATTACCGTGTACAACACCTTCAGTCGCTGAAGAATATGATAGGTGTGATATGCTAGGTATGGGTTATTGTCCATCACCTGATTTCGAACAAGAAGGTGCGTGCCCCACACCACAACCTTATGTCAGAGAGGATTGTCCAACACCTTGCCCCAAGGGTCCTGTAGGACCAGTTGGACCACCAGGCCCTCCAGGAGATACGGTAACCAAGCTAGACCAGCTAATAGATGTGGTAGCACCACAACCAGTAGAAGGAAGTGGGCTCAGATATATCGATGGGGTCTGGAGGGATGTGCCAAATATCGTGGATGGCGGTGAATTCTAAATGAGATTATGATGCCTGTTTATGACAATATTCGAATTCGACGACGCACAAGTGGAGCAGGTGGTCCACCAGCTTCGTTGCTCAATGCTGAACCTGCATATAATGAAGTAAACGATGTATTATATATAGGTGTAGGCCAGGGTATAGATGGTAAGGCACAGACGATTAAGGCTATCGCTGGTGCTGGAGCTTTTGCTACTAATGAATATGTCGTATCAGCCGTCGCTGGCGTCACGTCGCAGTTAGCCAACTATCTTACGATTACTGCTGCTGCGTCGACTTATTTAAGAATATCGGTCGCATCTACAACATACCTGACAAGGGCATCTGCGAGCAACACATACGCACCACTCGACTCAGCCCATCTAATAGGCATACCGACCGCTCCTACTGCTGAGAACCTAACCAGTACGACACAAGTCGCCAATACTGCTTTTGTACAAACGGCAGTAGGATTGGTCAAGGGCGAAGTACCACAATCACTAGACACTCTTAAGAAGATAGCGGACGCCATTGGCTCAGATGCTAGCTTTTCAGAGACGGTTGTAAATGCATTAGCAGCAAAACTAAATCAGACGTCCAACCTTTCAGATTTAACTAGTACTAGTGATGCTAGGGAAAATCTAGAGCTTGGTACTATGGCGGTGCAGAATGCTGATAATGTATCCATCACTGGTGGATCTATTCAAAGCGTAATCATCGATGGTGGGTCTTTCTAAAACCAAAACGACCCGTGTGAGTAAGTATTAACAACTTTTAGGAGTCGATAATGCCAAACCCTATTCGTATTAAGAGGACTACTACTAGTAACCGCCCGGCAAGTTTGCAAAATGCCGAGATGGCGTTTATAGAGGGTAGCCAGATATTGACGTATGGTATTGGTACTGGTGGGGCTGGCGGCACTGCTACCAGTATAATCGATATTGGTGGTATTGGTGCTTTTCTGGGGTTGGCTAGCAATCTGACTCAGACTGCTGCCGGAACATACACGTTTTCTGGTACACTCAATTCAGTAACACAGTCTAGCTCTGATAATTCGACCAAAGTAGCAACCACTGCGTTCGTAAAGAATCAGGGTTATTTGACCGCTGAGACGTATCTTGGCACGGTTACTAGTGTGTCATTGAGCCTGCCAAATATTCTGACTGTTTCTGGATCTCCGGTCACTAGCTCTGGTACGCTAAGCGCTACGCTGGCTACACAGACTGCGAATTACGTCTGGGCTGGGCCGACGACAGGCAGTGCATCCAGCCCAACGTTCCGTGCACTGGTTGCAGGTGATATTCCAACTCTAACGGCCAGTAAGATCTCGGATTTTGCAACGACGGCTCAGGGCTATCGCCTTGACCAGTTTGCTGTGCCGACTGGTAGCGTGAGTTTTAACTCACAGAATATTACCAATCTGGCTGACCCTACAAATGCCCAAGATGCAGCTACCAAAGCCTACGTAGATGCTGCACGTTCTGGTCTGGACGTCAAGCAGTCGGTGCGAGCGGCAACAACGGCAAATATTACGCTCTCAGGTACACAGACTATAGACGGCATTAATTTGGTGGCTGGCGATCGCGTGCTAGTTAAAAACCAAAGTACTGGTAGCCAGAATGGTATTTATGTCGTAGCGGCTGGGGCTTGGTCTCGAGCTACTGATGCCGATAGTAGTGCTGAGGTAACACCGGGACTGTTTACGTTCGTTGAGGAGGGCACGGTCAATGATAATTCTGGTTGGGTGTTAGCTACCGATCAGACGATTACACTTGGTACAACTAGCCTGACGTTCGCACAATTCAGTGGTGCTGGACAGATTACCCCTGGCGATGGTCTGACCAAAAACGGTAATCAAATAGATGTGGTGACGGCTAGCTCTACCCGAATCGTAGTAAGTGCTGATAGTATCGATCTGGCAACGACTGGCGTGTTGGCTTCGACCTACAAGAGCGTCACGGTCGATACTTACGGCCGTGTGACAGCCGGCACCAATCCTACGACACTTGCTGGGTATGGTATCACCGACGCACAAAGCCAGATCACTTCAGTAGGTCTGTTAAAGGGGGCCGGTGCTGGGTCGATTTCAGCAGCAGTGGCTGGCACTGATTATCTCTCCCCTAGCAGTGATATTGATGGTGGCAGCTACTAGTAAATAACTAGGAACTGTTATGCCACGCAAGAATAAAATAATAATACGTAATGGTACGGGTGCGCCCTCGGCTTCGGACTTCGTGACGGGCGAGCCTGCGTTTGATTCAAGCGCGGGCTCGTTGTATATCAAAAACGCTGCCGGCACGATGGCCCAGATTACCGGTGGTGGCGGCGGCAGCGTCCCAGACCCCTACGAGCTGGGTACCTATCCGCTGATCACGATCTCCGCGCAGCCGTCGGCGACAAGCGTGACGGCTGGCAACAGCGCGACGTTCACCGTCACGGCCGCGGCCACCCTGCCGACGGCGGCGATCTCCTACCAGTGGCAAGTCTCCACCGACGGCGGCTCGACGTGGAGCAACGTCAGCGGTGCCGCGTCGTCGTCGCTCACGCTCACCAATCTCCAGATCAGCAGCAGCGGGTATCGCTATCGGTGCAGGTTAACGGCGAACCTGTCGCAGATTTTTTCGTCGTCAGCGACGTTGACGGTAAATATTGGGTTAAATCAAGCTGTCTTGTTGACGAGCGGAACAAGCTACACGGTGCCAAATGGTGCGACCAGCATGAAGGCGTGGGCGGTGGGTGGTGGGCAGGGATACGCTGCTAACTTTGGCGGATACGGAAACGCCGCAGGCGTGGCTTACAAGACATGGAGCGTAAGCGGAGGAGTCACGGTCACGTATTCAGTTGGATCGGGAGGCACGTCAGGCGTGTACGGCGGCGCAGGAACTGATAGCACTGTGACATTCTCCGGCACTACAATTACGGGCGGCGGCGGCAAAACACAAAGCACAGGCGGCACGTTTTCAGGTGGAGACGGAGGCAGCGCGGGCGGTCTTTCGCCGGGTAATTTTTCTTTCCAAGGCACCTATGCTGCTGCTGGTGGCGCAGTTGGCGGAAATGGAACAAGAGCAAGTTGCGGGCGATATCCGGCAACAGACATCAGTGGATTGCTGGCTGCTGTAGCATTGGCTGGTGGAAAAACAACCGAGGATTGCGGAGCAACTGCTGCATTTGGAAGCGGCGCAGCGGCTGTAAAGTACGGCACCAGTTTGGCTGCTGGGTATGGAGGTGGTGGCGCATATATCACTGGCGCGACAACTCGGAACGGTGGAGGCGGCGCGGTTGTGCTGTATTTCACATGAGCAATGTGCTGAGATCGCCAACAACTAACAACGCGATTCTGCTTACACCCAGATCCGGCTCGCACTCACTTGCGGCTGCTGCCATGCAAGTGTTCTGGCCCGGTGTGGAAGTTGTCGATAATCACCCGGCCTCGTACTTTCCTAACGACGAATGGTGGAGCGATGCGACAGACAATTGCGCAATCGTCGTCCGAAATCCCGTAGAACGCTTCAGAAGCATGTGCGCACATGTGCCGGGACGACCGCTAGAAGAGCATCTTGCCAATCCGATTTACGGCCCGCTGCCGCAAGGCAACTTCGTCCGCTACTTCCGTTTTGAGGATCAACTGAACGACGCCGCCGAATGGCTAGGCTTGCCAACGCCGCTGCCGCACGAGGACGCGACCGACCCCGCGGCGAAGCCCGCGTTGACGCCGGATCAGGAGGCTCTCGTGCGTCAAATCTTCGCCGCGGACATTGCCTTGTGGGAGTCGATCTGATGGCCGTCATCAACACACAACGCGGCACAGCCGCAGCACTGACAGCGACCAACCCCGTGATCGCGGACGGGCAGGTCGTGTATGAGACCGACACTGGTCGCTTAAAAATTGGCGACGGCGTAACGGCGTGGGTGTCGCTGCGCTACGTGACGATCAACCACATCGGCGCTTACGCCGCATCAATCCTCTTCGGGTAAAACGAACATGGCCGCACCAAACGCCAGCGCACCAACAGCCGTCCGCCTGAAGTCTCTCGCTGGATCGCTGACAACAACGAGCGAAACCGCCATGCTCACGAACGCCGCGAGCAGCGGACTTGCGCAGCGAGTGCGGTCAATCACGGTTGCAAACAATTCGTCGGCTGGCACAGCCGATGTCACGGTGCGCTACTACGGCGCGGCCAGCGGCGGAACAGCACTGTTCACCATCGGCCCGCTCACCGTGCCGGTCGGCGGCGCTGGCATCGCGATCGGCTCGGAGAACGTGTGCAATCTCGAAGAGGATCGACGGCTCACGATCCAGGCCAGCGCGGCGAATTACCTGTCGTGGCTCGTTTCCTATGACGAGGTGTCGTGATGCAGCCCGGCGACCAGTGCTGGCGTGACGCCGCGGGCGTCTCGCACCTCGATCTGCCGTGGCGTGTGGTGTTGCCCGATGGCACCACGCGGACTGACCCTGCACAGTGGTCCGAGGACGCCGACGTTCTCGCCGCGACCGGCTGGACTCGATCCACGCTCACCGATTCCGATGTGGCGGCCTTGACGCCGCCCGACCCGGAGCCGGTGGGCTGGCTCACGCCCGGCGGCTGGCGGCTCGGGACCACGCCCGAGGACGTGTCGCGACTGACGGCCGCCTACGTACTCGCCGCCCGCCGCGAGCAGCTGCGGATGCCGCAGGCGATCACCGTGGCCGATACAAACGGCGAGCGGCACGCCATGACGTTCGCGGAGTTCGATTCGCTGATGCTGGAGTTCGGCGCGGCGATGGAGGCCACAAATGGCTAGGCCAGCCGGCGGGTATATCTCGGGATACACCGCACCGACAGTCAACGCCGCCGTAGGCGTGTGGTCGCTGCGTGACACGTTCCAGTTGCAACGCGCCAGCGCGTGGTTAGGCGTTGATCCATACATTGCCAACGTGCAGCTGCTTCTGCACGGCGAAGGCAGCTCGGTCGTGGATTCGTCGCCGGCGGCTCGCACGGTGACAAGCTACGGCACGGCGGGCGTCAGCGCGACGCGATCCAAGTTCGGCGCGCAGTCGCTTTCTACGCCGACCACGTCGTCCGGGTTTTCTGTGCCGCGAACCGCGTCGCTGCTTGTTGGTTCCTCCGACTTCACGATCGAGGCGTGGGTGTGGGCGTCGTCTGTGAGTCAGTCTGGGACTATTCTCTTCGGTCCGGCCGCGTTTTCGTGGGCAATATATGTCGGGATTGGTTCGTGGGGATATTACCTCTCTACGAACGGAACCTCATACAACGTCGCTAACGGCACCAGCATGGGGACGCCCATTGCCAGCCAGTGGAACCACATTGCATTGGTGCGCAGCGGCAGCACGTTCAGCCCGTACATCAATGGCGTTCGAGGCATTACGGCAACGTCATCGGCTGCAATTGCCGCGCCTACATCAACGGTTGGCGCAACGGTCGGCGAAGGGTTTGGCGGCACGTACGGCTACGCGGGGCTGTTCATCGACGACGTGAGGCTGACCATCGGGACGGCGAGGTACAGCGGGGCGTCGTTCACGGTGCCGACGGCCGAGTTTGCGAACCGCTAAAAACACACGTTGACAGCCGTACACACCCGGATAGGTAATGTTTCAACAGGTGGCACATGGCATTATCATTTCCAGCCAGCCCCACAATTGGGCAATCCAGCGTGCAAAACGGTCGCACCTACACATGGGACGGCTACGCATGGAATCTTTCCGGGTCTGACACAAAACACGCTAGCACACACGGCCCGTCAGGCGCCGACCCGATTGCAATTGACGGCAGTCAGGTCACGACCGGCACCGTGACCGACGCGAGGCTATCAGCCAAAGCGAACACAATGCTCAATTTGTACCTTTGGCAAAACTTCCGCTAGGAGCAATCATGGCAGCATCACCAGCATTCGCAGCCACCCCGCGTATCGGCTCAGTTTCAATCGCCACGGCAGATTCTAGTTACACAGCGCCCACGAACGTGGGTTCTCTGATCACTGGCGTAGCAGCGGGTACAAAAATCAACGAGATCGTCTGCAAATGCGCAGCTACGAGCGCGGCAGCAATCGTAAGAATATTTCTTTATGACGGCACGACCTACTGGCTTTTTGACGAAATAACTATCGCCGCCGCGACCGGCTCGTCCACCGTGCAGCAGACCCGTGTCAGCACGAGCTATAACAACTTGATCTTGCCGACAGCGTTGTGGAGTGTGCGTGTCACAACCAGCGTGTCTCAGGCGACTCACGTTACCGCTTTTGGGGCAGACCTATGAACAACGGCATTTATGGTCTGGCTACTAATAGCTTGACCGGTGCCTCGACTTTCAGCCTCAACGGCGTCACTGCACCGGTGGCTGTGCGGGCGTTGACTGTCGCTGGCGGCGGCGGCGGTGGCGGTGCGGCATACGGTGCGCCGGGTGCTGGCGGCGGCGGCGGCGGAATGCTTGAGCAGACGGTGGTCGTGCAGCTTGGCGTGGCCTACGCGGTGCAAATCGGCGCGGGCGGTGCTGCCGGCACAGGAACGTCTACTAGTGGTGGTGCTCCGGGCAGTCCCGGCAGTTTCTCGCGGTTCGGTTCGGTGATTGCTATCGGTGGTGGTGGCGGTGCATTTTCCAACGGTGCGCTCTCTGGTGCAGGATCGCCCGGCGGCAGCGGCGGCGGAACGATCGGTGCTGCCGGATACGCGACGCTTTGCTCTGCGCAGGGCAACGCCGGCGCGACGTTGAGTGGCGGCGGCGCAGGTGGCGCGGGAGTCTCCGGCTCCGCGTCGCAGCGGGCAGATGGCGGTGCAGGCCGCAGCAGCACCGTGCCTGCGGTGCCTCGCAATTACGCCGGCGGCGGTGGCGGGGGCGCAGGCACTGGAGTCCCGGGCGCTGGGGCCGGGGTGGACGGCGGCGGCAGCGGCGGCGCGAACTCAGGTACGGCCAACACAGGCGGCGGAGGCGGTGGCGGCTCGACCAACGGTGGCTCGGGCGGCAACGGCGGCAGCGGTGTTGTAATTGTGAGGTTCAACAACGCGCTGCTGATGACAGCTACCTCCGGCCTGACCTACACAACGCAATTCTCTGGCTCGGACGCAATCGTCACGTTCACGGCAGGCACCGGCACGGTCACGTTTTCTTGAGGCAAGCATGGCTCACTACGCATTCGTTGACGCAGACGGCAACGTGGTGGAGGTGATCGTCGGCCGAGACGAAGGCGAGCTTGGTATCGACTGGGAGCAGTACTACTCCGAGTTTCGTGGCCTGCGGTGCCTGCGAACTTCTTACAACACACTTAATGGCGAACACACGAAAGGCGGCATTCCGTTTCGCGGAAATTACGCGAGTATCGGCATGCGCTACGACGAAGAGCTTGACCAATTTGTGCCGGTTATGCCTGTGGTTATGCCTGTTGTAGAAGGAGGTGATAGGGTCGACTAGTATTATCGTGTACAAATATATTATATGGGTATACATAAATTTAGCGTTGATACTGGACAGACTAATCCAGACCAATTCGATACTATTTTGACTAGTAATAGGTCAGAAGTAGAACAAAGACATACTCCATTAGCTATTCATGACAATGAATCAGCCGATATAAGAATGGCTAGGAGGCAAGCAAGGGAGATAATAGACATATCTGGTGCTGAGGTAACCGTGTACCTTCGCACAGATAATGCCGATTATGATAATGTATGGGATGAAGACCCTGATCCTACTTATTGGAATCCTATTAAATTAAAAGGATTTTTTAAACCTCAACCACTAGAAGCTATCCTACAACAGTGGGGTGCTGAGGTTATAAATAAGACAGAAATGACTTTCGATCATTTTGAAATCAGACAAATGACTGGTGAAAGGATGATCAGAGTAGGAGATGTTATACAGCTACCATACCGAGCTTCGACAGAAGCGATTAGCCCGAAAAATTATAGAGTATTAAATGCAACCCCGAGTGGCAATTATAGATACACATGGCTATATCTTACTTGCCAATTAGAGACATTGACTGCAGATCTGACAGTAAGACCAGAACAAGATATGCCTGAAGAGGAGCAAATAAAGACCAATGGCCAATACAGAGAAAGTATCTGAACAGTTAACCAGGATCAAAGACGGCTTTGATAAATCGAACCACACATTTTTAACCCGCTTAATGTCTGGGTTGCAAAAGAGAATAGCCGACACAGTACCTGAATTAGAAGTTACGCCTACTGGTAAACAAGCGACTGTAGGGCATATTCGAGTTAATATGATTGGAAGTAAGGTAGTCGAAGACGAGACTGTCTTAGCTGACAATCAAAGGAAAATACGTCAATTGATGGATATTATGAAGAACCCGACCGCTATTATTGGAATAATAGGTGAGTAATGGGGCAGTATGACTGGAGCACTGATTTTTCAGTCAAGGCGGGTGCTAATAATACGGCACCCAATATGGTTCCTCATGGGTTAACAGAAGTACCTTCAATCAGGCAGATGAGCCACGCTGAAGGAGGACGAAACCCATTTGATGGTACAGATTTTTTGTCTTATCCTAGCCATGTTGAAGAGTTTCTTCAACCAGGGTTTAGGTCTTTAGATGATGCGATGAAGCAATATTGGTCAGGCATTAGAGTGCCGACAAAAGACACTTATAGGTTTATGAGAGTAAAGATAGCAGGAGGTGATAAGAGCTTATTAATATGGAGCGATGATCTTAAAGAGGGAAGAGCCAGATTACCACTGGCTGCTATAAGTAGAGAGGGAGCTGAATTCAATCCCGAGAAGTATAGTCCTAACATATTGCCTATGGCATTACGTTATTTGGGCAGAAGAGGAGATTTGGCCGCACTAATTTACAGGCCTTCACCCTGGTTAGTTAATTATAAAATAATTATATGGGCCGAACACAAAAGAGATGCAGAATATATATTATATCAAACATTGACTAGATTCAATCCACTAGCTGAATTCAAGATGTATGATGGTAAATTACAGGGAAATATACAGCTGAGGTTCACAGGATCGACTGATGCAAGTGATAAAGAATCGGGATATGATCAGCACGCAAAAGTAAGATATGAGATTGGTTGCACAGCCGAAGCTTGGCTACCTCTTCCAGAAAAGATAGTGAAGACTGTGCTTGGCAAAACAGTTAGCCTCAAAGAGACCTACGCTCAATAATTCGCATCGCATCTTGCGTTCTTGTTCAACAGTCGTCTCAGATCGGGTCGAAGATCCTAAGAAGGAGTGATCAGATGGTAAAAGCTCAAAAGTCACATGTCATCAGAGTCTATAACAATAGTAAGCAGCTAATCCAGCTTCATATGAGGCCACCAGGAGGTGATTTTTTCACCAATGAATCACAGGTCAGAATATTACCGGGTATGGAAGTATTGTTACCAAAGACACATTGCAGACAAGATCAATTAGATAATCTGTCAAAAAAGGGTTTCATTAAGATCATCTATGACAGTCAAGCTGTAGCTGATAGACAAGAAGCAGCAATAAACGGAAATTGACAACGTCAAAAATAAGTGTAGAAGCCAACCTAGAGGGATGGAGTAATAAAAGATGGCAGTATACTTAAGTCCAGGTGTCTTTCCTCGTGAGATAGACCTGAGCGTTCTTCCTACAGCCATTGGCCCGCTGAGGCCCGCTTTCATAGGGACAGCCAATAAAGGCCCTATGAATGAACCTAGACTGGTGAGCAATGCTACACAAGCATTGGAGACATTCGGTGAACCGAAGTCAGACAGCTATTTGATGTATGCAGTATTGGCTTACCTTGAGGAAGGTAACGCTGCCTATGTCATGCGAGTTGGTGTAGAGTTAGAGGAAGGCCAGCCTACCGAATTGTCTGACATATGCATCGATACATCAGGTGGTCGTGTGCAAGGTTGGGGTCGTATCCCACTGTTCACTGGCATTGACTATGGCCGTATAAACCTTAGACGAGTTGGTGATGGCACTAATGGAGTATTGCCTTTAGATTTTCATCCGGCATCAACCTCATCTGTCGTTTACAATGATGCCGATTTGTCTGGCACCAATGGTCCGACGTCTGCTAGTGGCACTGTCTCAGGCACCTATACTGGTGACATTGACGATTCTTGGGTTATGGTAATAACGGGAGCACCAGACTCAGGTGAGTCTCTGGTGGGTGCGACATACGAAATTGTTCGTAACAGCGACGGTGTTATAGTAGCGCTGGGTACACTCGCTGATGCTAATAACAATGGTACATCTGACTCGATATCCATTGGCGATGGCCTGTCAGTGACAGTTACAGTCGCGTCTGGAGAGTTAGATGAAAACGATACTTTGACGTGGGGTGCAGCACCAGATAATAGAGATTTGGAAGTCTCTGTGGAAGGTGCATCACCTAACTCGTACACGATGCCGACTGCCACCTACACTTCAGTGACTGACTTCGTAGATGCAGCTAACGCATTACTGTCAGGTGAAGATTACTTGTTCATTGAGTATACATTAGATGACGGTGAGACAGTAATCCCTCAGATTATTACCACCATCGCTGGTGATAGAGTCCAACTGGCTGGTTCTGCTGCCTTTGCTCTGGAAGTAGGAACCAGACAGTACGCATGGGATATACCCCGTGGATATCTGTTAGGTCTTGATTCTGGTCCGCATAACATCACGACCCAGAACAACAGGGTCAAAATCAATATGATAGGAGAGAGCAGCACTACAGAGGTAGTGTTCAATCTGCCTGTCGGCTTGAGCCAGACGACCGAGTCACTGGCATCGGTAATAGATGCTGCCGGGGTGGTAGCTGGAGAGGTGTTGTGGAACTCGTACGCACTAACTGTGCCAGGTAATGAATCACATCTGGTGATTGAGGCATCAGTAGGCAGACAGTCTAATACAATCCAGCTTAAGTCAGATTATTCGAACCTACGGACGTTAAGGTTTGCCGAGCAAGTCAACATACCTTATCCTTACCGTAAGTCTTACCGAGGATATAACGACGGTAGAGTCTCTTTGCCAGAAGCTGGCGAGAATGATCCGGCTACCCCTTTGTCATGTGAAACCGATCCTCTTGCTTCAGATTGTGCTGCTGACGCTGCTTATTTTTCTAACATAGTTGGATGGTTAGTAGCACCAACTCCAGGTACGTGGGTCGGCGGATATTCGGCCTCGCTTGAGGTATTTACTGATGGTGTTGGTGACACCTCCGGCAGATACACGTTAGCCATCAAGGACCGTAACAACCAGCCAGTGGATGTGGTCAGAGATATCACTTTTGATAAGAGGGACGCACGCTATATTGGTAACGTGGTTAATCCTGGTACGAGTCTTGGCGGGACTAACGGTAATGCGTGGATCAATTGGGAAGAGAGACCTGCTTTCCTTGCAAACAATATCAATGACCAGGCCACGTTTGAGGTAAGACTGCCTTCAGCTTTTAACAAGAAGTCATTCGTTGGACAGGCCGACGGCATTCCTTACGATCCGGCGTTCTCGTCAGAGTTGGATTCTGCAGTAATCGGTAACCCAGCATTGGCTACCGGTATCTATGCCTTCCAGAATCCAGAGGCTTTGGATATCAATTTGCTGCTAACTCCTGGTTTTTCGACTGGTGCTGTCATCGGCACTGCATTGCAAATGTGTGAAAGCCGAGGCGATGTACTTTACATAGTTGATCCTCCATTCGGTCTCAGGCCTCAGCAGGTAGTTGACTGGCACAATGGGATGTTACTGTCCGACTTGAAAGCAGCCGTTAATAGCAGTTATGGTGCTCTTTATTGGGGTTGGATACGGTACTTTGACCAGTTTGCCTCTGAAGAAATCTGGATCCCGCCAAGTGGCCACGTAGCAGGCGTCTTTAGCCGCACGGCTAGAGAAGCTGAGCAATGGTTCGCACCTGCTGGCTTGCGGCGTGGTAAACTGTTGACTGCACTAGATGTAGAATACTCGCCCACGCAGGGAGAGAGAGACCTACTGTACGGCTCTGGTAATGCAGTAAACCCGATCGTCAAGTTCCCCCAGGATGGCATCACGGTCTGGGGTCAGCGGACTCTGCAGAGATCTGAGTCAGCGACTGGACGAGTAAACGTCAGGATGCTTTTGATCGGTATCAAGAAGAATCTGACGCGGCTGCTGCGAAACTTCATCTATGAGCCGAATGACAGAATCCTTTGGCGGCAGGTATTGGCGACTGTTGATCCATACCTTGGAGACATCCAGTCTCGTCGCGGGTTGACCGCTTACAAGGTGATTGTTGACGAGACGAATAATACACCTGAGCGAATCGATCGTAATGAGTTGTGGGTGTCAGTGTTCCTCAAGCCAACGCGGGCTGTCGAATTCGTCGTACTGAATCTTGTAACACTCCGTACTGGTGCGAGCTTCTCGGCTGAGGAAGTCTTGGCAGCTGGCGGTATCGTAACTGGGGCTACAGCCGAGTAACAACGGGAGTCAAAGATGCCAGGTTTTAACATCAACGGTAGTGGTGGCCAGAATAATAACTCGCCAGCACACACTGTCGAAGTGCGTCGTAAGCACCGTTGGCACTTCGAGACACTAGGTCGCGGAACGGGTAACTGGTCGCAGACAGAGCTATTGATGCTCCAGTCTGCTTCACGTCCAAGTTTCAAGCTTGAAGAGCCGGAAATGCACCACAACCAAGAGATAGTGCGTTTTGCTGGCAAACAGAGTTGGGAGCCAGTTACTCTCAAGTGGTATGATGGTGAGCAGAATCCAGACATATCTAAGGGGATATATCACTGGATTGAGACTGTGGTGAATATGCAGTCGATCCAAGTCGCTCACCCACGTAATTATAAGAAGCAAGCATCATTGGTAGTGACTGATGGTACTGGTCAGACCAATGAGCGGTGGTCAATGTATGGCACATGGCCCACCGCAGTCAACTGGCAAGAGCTGGATTATTCAGCGACAGAATTGTTGACGTGCGAAGCCACCATGAGATACGATAGAGCGGTTAGAGACTGTGTCCAGTCCCCAGGGCCACGGACCATATCTCCAAGCTGCCCTAATTGATTTGGTTATCGCGATTACCATCAAACACAAAGAAAAGGCCCCGCATTTAATGCTGGGCCTTTTCTATAGGTGAACAATATGCCAGGATTCAATATAGCTACTGATAAAGCCATCAATTGTCCGGCCAACGACAGTAATTTAACTAATACGCCAATATATCAAGGGCCTTCATATACTGAAGAAACAGCGAGGAGCTATAGATATAAGCTTGAAGTGTTAGAGCCATTAGGAACTACTACAGGAAACGGAATATTGTTGTTTCTCGAGAAATGTACAAGACCCACACCTGAGGTAGATGAGATAGTAATACATAGTGGGCAGGATGAGATTATTAGACCAGGTAAAAACAGATGGAGTCCGATCGAATTTACTTTCTATGAGAAGCTGTCAGGAGCAGCCTCAGAAGATGGTGGATCCCCAATAGATTCCGTAGCAGAAAAGATCTACGAATGGTGGGGGTCTTCTATGATAGATTTAAAAACCTCATCGCACCGCCCAGTAACCGATTACTATAAAAGAGCTGAATTATCTATGAAGGACGGATATGGTAATGATGTGTGGACATACTATCTGTATGATTGCTGGCCTGTTAAGGTCACACCAGGTAATCTAGATTATGCTGATAGTCAGATTGCCCGTATAACTGTGACATTGAGATATAATAAAGCACAAGAGCAGAAGAATAGTCATTCCAATACTATTTAAGGAACAGAATATGCCAGGTTTTAGAGTGAGCGGTATATCAGGGACATTCGGCGGAGCTGAGAAGCAAGCTGCTACCGCCGGTCCACCATCGACTCGCGACTATCATTATTCATACACATGGCAAGTGTTGGAACTAGTGGGCAATTATGAATATCTATTAATCACCACTATCAAGGATATAACATTACCTACATTTACAGTGACCACAGAAACCGCACAGGGTGCGAGTCTAGAATATAAGTTCGCCAAGAGTGTGTCATACGATGATGTAAAGGTAACCTTTTATGATACAGTAGGATTATTGGCTAAGATGAAGGAATGGAGGATGTCAGTATGGACACCACAGCAAGGATTAAAAGTGGCTAATGAATATAAGAAAAACTCAAGGATTAATGTGTTCACGCCAGAATGGGTAGCTGATAAACAGCAAAACTTTACATTATATGGTTCTTGGCCATCGGTAATAAGACATGGCGAATTAACTTACGCCAATAGCGACGTGAAAATAGTAGAAGCGACTATAACATACGACTGGGCTGAAGAACAGCCGTCTGTATAAGAGTATAATGTAAATCAGAGCGTTGTAGGTAAGTATATATCCACGAGTCTACAGAAAATAATCGCAGAGGACGTTATGGCAGACACTCCAGATGGGATTACCCCGGCTGATTTAGCTGGCAAGAAGATGCCTAATGAAGAACTACTAGATATAGGCTCGAATATAAAGCCGATATCTAGTACTTCCAGTGCCGATAGATCGCAGAACAATAGCGATCAGGATGGTGGTACTAAAAATCACATGGAACAGCATGTGGCAGACCTACATAATGTAGCTGCTCCAGGAGATAATGTAGATGATTTTTTAGATAAATTATTACAGACTCCTGCTAATCAATTAATACCATGGGAAAATTGCTGGCTGCCTAGCAAAGGGCTTTACTACGATGGTGACTGGGACAATGGCCTAGTTAAGGTCAGGGCCATGGGCCAAACAGCAGAGAAGATATTGGCTACACAACGATTGGCTAAGTCTGGCCAATCAATAGATATGTTATTTAATGAATGTTGTCAATTTCCCGAAGGTTTCGATCCTATCAATCTGCTGTTAGGTGATCGTGTCTTCTTGTTGTACTTCTTACGTGGCATTACCCACGGTAACATTTATGAGTTCGCTTTCACATGCCCGAATGAAGAGTGCCAGAAGGTCTCTACGCATGCTTACGATTTGAACGAGCTGGCAGACACAATTACTTGGGCAGATCCTTCTTTGGGTAATGAACCGTTCAGGGTCGATTTACCATACTTGAGTAAGGCTACAGGAAGAGATGTGTGGGTAGGGGTTCGCTACTTGCGGGCGTACGATGCTAATGATCTTTTGGCTAAGAGGAAAGCCAAGGATAAGATGAAGGTAAAACCTGGAAATACGGTCCGAACTCGAGGGCAGAGTGTCGCCAATTTCAGTAGAAATCAGCAACAAAGTGGGCAGTTAGATGATGCATTAACTGATAACCTCGAGAAAGTGATAGTGAGTGTGATGGGGTCGCAAGATCCCTTTAAGATTAGGCAATTCGTTCACCAAATGCACGCACAGGACACATCAACTGTAAGAGAATGGTTAAGAGAGCGTACTCCAGGTATCGATAACACAGTCATAGTCGGGTGCCCCGACTGTAACGCAGACCATACGGTGGAGCTTCCGATTACGGAGGCATTTTTTCGCCCGTCAAAGCGTTGAGGAATACGAAAAGCATTGGGCGTCTTTAATGGAACAGCAGTTCCAATTAAAGCATTATGGTAAATTAAGTCTTTTTGAACAAAACCAGATGCCCGCTGAAGAACGTGCATGGTGGATGAGGCGATTGGATAGAGAATTCAAAGAGCGAAAAGAGAGGGAAGAAGCCCAAAGTAGGTCTGTTCCCAGGCCGAGCACTCCCTCTAAACCAAATATATCCATGCCGTCTATGAGACGATAATAATAGTCTCTATGTGATCATCTTGTCGACCAAATATAAGAGTATGGGGTCAGACAGGAGACTTGACACATGAATAGTACGGGCCAAAATACTTTCCCAAGAATATCGGCCCGGCGTGGACAAGTAGTCGATCTGAATATCGATTTTTTACGTAATGGCATACTTACCGACCCTTATGCAATTAGACGAGTCGAGATATATAAAACATCTATCGCTCCACATAATCTAATGGTGACTATCCCGATAGTAGGGATAGATCAAACAGATTATCCATCACCTCTACTTCCAACAGAGGATACAAACGGCAATGTGATATCTGGAAGCTATCATCTACACTACGCTATACCAGAAGATTTCCTAGCGCCTGACGTCTATTTTGATCTGTGGTATTATTTCGCCGACGACCCTATCGGTCATATGGGTACGGAAGTCAATCTAACTGAAGCTGACATAGACGATGATAAGTATTCTAGTTTGTTGCTGAAGTCCTGCAATAGATTTTGGGTTTATCCAGATGGATGGTTTACTAGCGACGGTCTACAGACTGTGCGTTTTGGGTTTGAGCCACTCGATCAGAGATTCTACACACCAGAGAAGAGGCCATTAGAGATAGGACTAATGCCATTACCTCTATATGATTATAATTATAACTTAGTAAACCCTCTTATACCATTTCTGACACCAAGCATATCTATAGAAACACAACATTGTGAGCTGTTAGTTGACAACGCTCCTGCAAGGATCGGAATAAGACAGGGGTCATACAGATCCAATCCTTGGGTTATCCAATATGATTTGGACACTTCTGCCTTTTTGAAGGGCACATACCGATATTCAATCAAATTATCGTTGCCCGATGGTTCGACTAGGGTTAGCCGTAAATTCATTTTGACAATCAGTTAATGGATGGAAAAATGATAACAAAAGCTATTGATTTCGGTCCGACTAAGTTGGGCAGAATCAGACAACTGACTGAGGAACTCAATTCGGACGAGTTAGCTATTCATTTATTCTTTAATCTAGCTCCTGATTTGTTTTGTATAGCAGACAGTATGGGTTACATGAGGAAGATTAACCATGCATGGAAATTGATGTTGGGCTGGTCTGAGGAAGAGCTAACTAGAAAGCCATTAATCGAATTCATACATGCCCATGATGTAGCCAAGACTAAACAAATAATTGCTAAGATGGTAAGTCATGACATCATAAGATTCCACAATAGGATAAAAAGAAAGCCTGGTTCAGTGAATAGAATCAATGACCCGAGTGGTAGCTGTGCAGGTGGCGACGATTATGTGGTTTTAGAGTGGAGTGCGACTGCATGGCATAATGATTTAACATATGCTGTGGCCAGACAGGTACCAGTGAGTTGCCTAACATGTCCAGACGCACAAAATCGTTATGGTTGGCTACATCGAAGCATCGGCATGAACGGATCGAAGACTAATGTCCAATGAGCCGATAATACATGACTGGACAGAGTACAAAAGATTGGTTTTATCAGAGCTTGAGAGACTGAATCAGGCTGTGGAAAAACTGAAGGATCAATGTGTAGAAACTCAGACATTATTACATTTTGAAATAACCAAAGTCAAGGAATCATTGAACCAGAGGATAAGTGACCTTGATAGAAGTCATCCTACTAATATAGAGATCGAACAATTCAAACGTGAATTGGATGAATTAGATAGCAAGTTTTTGGTATACAAGGAAGAGCAACAGGTAGAGACATTTGTCGCTCACCGATGGGAATTTTGGGCAGCAGTAATATCGATAGTCGGATCTTTAATAGTGTCGGTCACTAGTTTAATAATAACACTGTTGGGAAGTAAACCATAATCGTATTAGAATAGCACATAATGGTGCTATTGGTGGAAAAATATCATAGTTTTCGAACAAAAACAGGTAAAGGATGGAGGCAGATTCCATCAGACAAGATAGTCGCATGGATAGAGAAGAATTTCGATTATAAGACGAGAAAGGATGGCTCAGAATATACAATATGTGATCCTTTTTCTGGTGATAGCAAATATAAATTTAATATAAATCCCGAAAATGGAGTATGTCATTCTTGGCATGGGGATGAGTGGGCAGGGCCGGTAAATCCAAAAACCGGTAAGCGTAACTGCTCAGTGGTTAATTTCGTCAAAACATTTAAAAAGTGTTCGTATAGACAAGCATTAGCGGAACTACTAGGTGACACCGAAGATATCTCGCAGTTCTTGAAATCAGATGGTAGAATAAATGGATTAGAAAAAGCAAGATCTGTAACAGTAGCACTGCCTGATGGCGTTGAAATATTATCGACATCACAAGATAAACAAGCATCAGCATTAAGACAATGGCTAAAATCTAGAGGATATATAGAGAAAGACATAGAAAAGGCGGAGTTATATTATCTAGGTATGGATGTATATTGGCCTTACTTTGAATTCGAGGAATTAGTTTATTGGCAATCTAGATCAAGATTGAATAAAAGGTTCGAGTTTCCTCCTATCGAAGTCTTCGACAAGCAGGGAAATGTAATAGGTAAAACGATAGGCTCAAAAGGCGATTATCTATACGGATTTGATAATGTAGAGATGGCATCATATTTGATAATAACAGAAGCGATATTCGACCAAAACACATTGGGCATACAATGTGTAGCATCAGGCGGATGTGATCTTACAGCGAATCAAATAAATAAGATAAAAATATTGGGTCCTAAAAAAGGCGTTATCCTATCACCAGATAATGATAATGCAGGAATAAGTAGCATAATACGTAATCGTAATTTATTAGAACCATTACAGGTGCCACTATTTTACAGTATACCACCCAAGTTACCATACACGATTAATGGAGAAACGAAACATACCAAAGACTGGAATGAGATTGGAGAAAAGGTGGTCGGATTCGAAAGAGTGAGAGATTTACATGATCAAGGTATTAAAAAATTAACACTGCGTGAAGTTATTAAAATAAAAAGACTGCTCCCAAGAGGAAAATCCAGATGAAATGGGTATTGATAGATGACGAGTCCTACAAAGGACTTGGTGGATCTGATTCCGAGCACCAAATACAGACATATGCCTTTATGATAGATGGCATCGGGTGTATCGTGTTGGTTAAGACTATGACTAGTAGCTCTACTACATTCGTCACTGGAACAAAGATAGTCGACAATAAACTAGTTATAATGGATGGATATAGATATATGCCTGAAGATGTCTGGCCCCACCCTACGGTATGAAATTAAATAGTCAGTATTACTTGCCTACTTTGCGAGCAACTGAATCATAATCAAATCTTGCACAATATAGATCTGTGTACCAGAATGCTCTGGTTAGCCTGTGGTGGAACCCATATACTACCCAGTTGCCAGTCATCCAGTAATGAGGTTTATCTATAAACGAGGTCTTACCTTTGGTCCAGTGGATGTATACTGTGTCTACACCTAACCCATCACAGTCTGACCATTCTCCATGCCCTATTATTTGAAATTTTGCACGCATTACTGAATTGATCATATTCAAGTACATGCCCCGAGGTCGGCCGTCGATATAATCCTGATAATCAAGTCCTAGGTCACCAGCTGACCAAATTTCAGGTATCCCAGAAATGGAGGACCATCCTACCCTTGGTGGGCCAGCCCCAAGCTCATCAGGAGGTTTTGAAAAACTCCTGTCCATACGAGTTTTGGCTATCAGCTTATTGGGAGTTCTACTGTCTTTGACGACTATTTTTCGCTCATCAGCATCAGTTACTTTATCAAGATATTGGCCAGAAATGGCACTGATGCCTTGTGTTATCAATTTAGTCTGGGTTAGAGATAGGCCATGATCAGCTAATAAATCCCATGTTTTGATATCTGAATGATTTTTATCAGCTAATAAAGTATAATACCCCCTTTGTTGTGACTTAAAGTCAGCTTGTTCTTTAAGTTCTAGACGAAAATCGTTAGGATTAAACATCCAGTGTGTCTTGCCTTTTGTTATGGACGAAGACCAGTCTATCATCGAAGCTATAAATGTCTTAGGATCCTGTCTATGCAACCACCATTTATTGTTTTGATCATCAATGGTTTGGCTGATAGACAGGTCTATGTTAGGTGCATAGTCGTTAATCACTTGCTTAATCACATCGCTGGCTCTGCCTTTATATGCCTGACCGCCTGCATCTCCCATATTAAGATAGTATGACGGTGGATCAATGGCGACGAACTCCAGAACGCCCTTGTCAGAACTATCAGAACTGCTATGTTTGAGAGTCAAAAGGCATGCCTGTTTGACTTTAGTAGCACTTTCAGGATATTTAGCCTCATTTTCAGGACCCCATCTAAGCTGGAATTTGACTTTGACACCCTTACTGGCATCTCTAGTGTTTTCGAAATAACCAGAATCGATAAGGGAATCTAATCTATTAAAATTAGTGTCAAAGAATTTACCTCTGATAATATAGCCACCGTTCACCATGGCCTTATATTCAAATGAAGATAACAGTGGGCCTAGATCGGTAAAAGGAGAGCCGGAATCGAAATCAAATGTTAAGTAGACTTGAGGCCTAGATTGTGCTTGAGTAGTTGACATGGAATTATATTACATCCTATATAATGCTAAAGGTAAAAGTCCAAGATATTTACTAGTATTTCCACTAGGTAGTAGAAATAACAAGCTATGCATGATAGACACTACTGGCATGTCAAAGACAGAGATAAGCCGGGTCAAGTCAGCCATTCAAGACTTGGGTGCATTATCTTTGGAGGACAAGCTAGATTGGGCTAGTAAGCAGATTCCTAATGCTTTTAAGCGAGGCTACAAGGAGATATCGAATAGTAATTATAGAATTATTAGCATGCACAGTATTCACAAATAATCCCATCGGTGTAACAAAGTGGTAGGAGGATGACATGAGTTTTACACCATACTTTGACAGTGATATCAAAGAGACCATCGACAACCAATCCATGCACGATTGGGTAGAGATGATCCGTGTTGCAAATATGCAGCAGTTGAATGAGTACCACCAAGATCTGGTCACTGAGAGTCAGATCGACCCGGCCTTTAAGAGGTCCAAGATCTTCCGCGTTGGCTGCAAAGCCATCGCTAGGGGTCTCCAACGTTGCCGACAACGTGGCGAATATCTGGTAGAGGATGTAGGCCAGCCGATTACTTTAGCGGGGGTGATTAGTTCTGCGATGAAGGGCTGGATCATCGGTGATGAATTCGCCAAGCGTTGGTCTGGTGAACGGTCTGGCTTCTAATGTCCATCGATCGTTTGGCTAGTTGAGAACTGCTAATAGTATTATATATAGATTATAGACTGTACATATCAAAAATACTCTAAGGAGTAAGATATGGCAGTCGATCCGAATGTATATGCGCTGTCTCTACAGCTGCAATTAGATTCTGCAGAAGCATTCGCTTCTTTAGATAGTTTTGGTAAAGCTGCTAACGATATGGAGCAGCAGGTATCCAAAGCTGCGCAGGGTGTTATTAACACCATATCTAATAATATAGATGATATGGCCATGAAATTATCTCAGGTGGCCGCGTCCGGTAATGAAGGATTTGATTCGGCCAGTACCACTTTAGATTCGTTGTCTGCCAAGTTCATAAGCATGGCCCAGAGTGGGGCGGCTAGTTTGGATGATATAAATGAGCGACTTAAAGTGCTTAGTGATATAGATCAATTATCAGATAAGACTGAAAAACATATGAAATTGGAGAAGAAATACTCTGATGACATGCTAAAGTTTTATGCTAAATTGCAAAAGGATATAACTAATAAGAATAAGTTACATCAATCAGAAAATACATTGGTCGGCGACGAGGGCGAGTTATTACGTGAAAATGGGGATATTATCGGCAAAAACACAAGAAAAATAGATTTAGCTAATCAAGCATACAAAGCGATTGAGCAGCAAGTAACAGCTTTGAAAGCTGCGATCGTAGCGATTGATAGTGAAGCTGAAAATTTTGTGCAGACTAATTATAGGGCCTATGGTTCACAATATGGCTTGTTACAGAATGCGATGATGCTATCTGGTGAATATGGTGCATTGCGTAAGACCACCATCGAAGCATATAAAGCACTCGCTAATGTACGGACCCCGAAAGAAGAGATAGATGGTCTGGCAGGAATAATATCTCAGGCTAATCGTTACACAGGTGTATCAGCTGAGACAATGGCTGAGTACACTCTGCGTTTGAGACAGGCTGGTCTGAGTGGTACTCAAACTACGCAGCAGATCAAGCTAATGACGTCGGCTATGCGTGTGTACGGACTAACAACGGCTGATGTAAATGGTCTGATGAATACTAGTGCTACATCAGCATTAGCCTTAGGCGAAATGTTTGGCGGGATCGATACAGATAAAGTGGAGGAAAGCAGGTTAGTATTTGCTGGTATGGCAAAGCAAATAGGGGTCAGCACAGCAGAAGCGGCCAAATTCTTCGAAACAATGGCTACTGATGCAATGGCCATGCAGATGTTCGGCGCTTACGCTGATATGCAGATAAACAGCGCAGAAGATCTACAGCAAGCCATGGTTAAAGCAGGCGTGAAGACTCATGAAAGTATGGCTGAATTAAAAGCTGACTTGGCTGCTGGAGATATTGGGCAGGCAGAATTTAATATTAGAAGACGACAAATGATAGATCTATATTATGCAGGCAACGAGGCTGCATTTAGAGCTTCGATGGAACTAGGAAAAGAGGCTAAACAATTAGGATTAACAGGTGAAGCTGCATCTGATTATGGTGATATAGCTAAAAAATTAAGAAAAGATGCGATAGACCCTTGGAGCGAATCGAATAGGACTTTGACAGCTCAGTTAAGATTATTATATAACACACTACATGGTTTGATCGGACCAGTTATAGTCAGCATATCCGAAGGATTAATGTATCTAATGATGGCAGTCAATGCAGTTATTATACCTATATTAAGGTTTATCGTAGGTCTAGGTGAGCTGTGGGCCGCGATGGAGAAATGGCCTATTATAGGATATTTATTCTCTACCATAAGAATAGGTTTCTCCATTTTGTTGGGGTTAGTAGGTGTGCTGGCTATGGCTGGCTTATCGTTAATCACATTTGCATCATTATTCGCAGGTGCTACTAATATAGTTAGAGGAGCATTAAATATAATTCGTTATGTGGGTAGAGCCATAATAGAAGTAGCACAGGCTTTAGGGCAGGGCATAGCTGCCATATTATCCGGCATAGGACAAGGGCTGGCAGCATTGGGAACCGCAGTACGGCCTGTAATAGTGCCGTTGTTGCAATTATGTTTTGCGGTGCTGCTGGTAGGTGCTGGCTTTTACATGATGGGCCTTGGTATGGCCGCTGCAGCCCAACATGGATGGGCAGCAGTTGGTATGCTGGCAGCTATGACTGTCGCTATAATCACACTAATGGTGGCATTCGCATTAATAGCAGCAGTTGCTGCGCCTGTCATACCTTTAATGATTAGCCTATCAATAGTGGCACTAACATTAGGTGCTGCAGTAATGCTCGCTGGTCTGGGCATGTACATGATGGGGATGGCTGTTGAGAGCATAGCTAACTATGGACTACAAGCAGCAGCAGCGATACCAGCATTGGCACTTGGATTGCTAGCGTTAGGAGGAGTTGGTTATGTGGCTTCGTTAGGAATATTGGCACTAGCTGCGGCGATGTTGGCTTTAGCCATACCAGTCTTGTTGATTGGTGTAGGATTATCACTGCTATCAGCAGCTATAGATTCTATCCAAGTTGATAACTTGGCGCCAATGGCTGAGGCCCTGCTTGAATCAGCTTACTATTTCATACAAGCTGGTTTATTATTGATACCTGCTGCAGTAATGTTAATAGTTGGCTCTGCAGGAATACTAATAGCATCAGCAATATTAGCAGCAGCTGGAGCTGCTGTAGCAATTGCTGTGCCAGTGGTAGCAGTGGCAGGAGCTGCTTTAGTAGTGGCTGCTGCGTTGTTGCTAGCTGGTTCGGTGATGGTGTTTATTTCTGGATTAATGTTGTCGGTGGGTTCAACAATGTTGTTAGCTGGGGCCGCCATATTAACACCTGCTTCGTCTTTGATAATTGCCTCTGCTTTTATTATAGGCGCGGCTGGTTATGCTTTATCAGCTGCTGTTGGGCCGTTGTTAATAGGTGCCACTGCATTATTCACAGCTGCAGCATTGGTATTAGCGTCCGGAGGTTCAATACTGGTAGGGGCATCAATGCTATTGAGGGGTGCTAATATATTATCGACAGCATCTGAAGCATTGTTAAACGCATCAACACAGGCGATGTCTGCCGCATCTATGCTATCAGATGCAATGATCATACTGCTACCAGCATCTTTAAAGACCGTAGTATCAGGGGCCTTGTTGTTAATAGGTGCTGGCTTGATATTGGGTGCTTCAATCGCATTATCGATATCTGCTCTAGCATTGGCAGCGGTCGGTACTTTAGTAATTATAGCTGCAGCATCAATTCTATATGCTTCTGTAGCATTGTCGATAGCGGCTGTGGCGTTAACAGTAGCAGCAGCCTTAATGATATCCGGTTCTGGTATAATGTATATGGCTGCTATTACTTATTTGATAGCTTCTGAAGCTTTACTATCAGCGGCTAATAAACTGGTTCCAGCAGCTGAACAATTATATTTAGCTGCTACTAATTTATTACCTGCTGCAGCGATGTTGTTGGTATCTGCATTCTTGATGTTATCTTCTATCCCAGCATTCGTGACCGCATCCATCGGTTATTTAGTAGCATCTTCTATCTTGTACTTAGCATCTAGCATTTTGTCTGAAGCATCGATCATGCTTTATGCAGCTGCTGAGAATATATTGCCCGCATCAGCTATGTTAGCTGCAGCAAGCGGATTTCTGTTGGTTGGGGCAAACATTATATTCTTAGCTGCTCCAATATTATTGATTGGTTCAGGCATATTATTGATCGCATCTTTGGTGTTGCTACCAGCTTCGATAGTGCTGGGCTTAGCCTCGAGTATACTATTACCCGCCTCCACCATGCTGTTCATTTCCAGCATATACTTGTTATTAGGGGCAACTGCACTATTAACTGGGTCGACTATACTAATAACAGGTGCTGCTATATTAGCAGTAGCCTCAGTTGCTTTACTATTCACTTTACCAATAATCATGTCGGCAGCAGTCGGCATAGTCGTAGCTGCATCAGTGTTACTAGTCGGGTCGACATTGTTAATTGCGGGTGCTATGTTATTGGCCGTTGCCTCAATAGTAATGCTGTCTGGTGCGACGACTATGTTTATGGCGAGTGCTATTCTTTTAATAGCTAGCCCTCTTTTGATTATGGCATCTAGCGGCATGCTGATAGGTGCCTACATTTTAATCTCTTCTTCATTGGTATTGGTGAGTGGTGCAGTGGCTTTAATGGCCGCATCTTTGATCATGCTACCAGCAGCACTGATTCTTTATTTTGCATTGTCGATAGTGTCTAGTGCGACGTCTAGATTCAAGCAATCCATTTCTGACATTGGCATAATGGGTAACGGGCTTAGGATGATGGCTCAGTCATTTACTGCACTGTCAAATTTATCGTTGCGAGGATTTAGTAAGACCATAGACGATGCACTATCGGCGATGCCAGGCATAAAAAAGCTAGCCACTGAACTATCATCCTCAGCTGATTTGTTACAGAATGCTGCTGATAAATTCACAAAACCTGTTGATCAAATATCTGAGAGTTTACAGCGACTTGGTACCACACTGGCTAGTGTTGGTAACCAAGGTCTCACAGTGCAAGCTGACATGGATAAAGTCAGCGCTCTATTAGATGAATACTCCACGCTATTAGAAGGCGCAGCACAACGGATAGAGATAGCTGTGGCTACAAAGGCTCAGCCTGCTATGGCTACAGCTCGAGATGAAGGTCTGGAACAGACAGTAAGATCCGAAGCGATTAATACAGTACAGGTAATGGATAAGAGAGAAGGAAGCGCAGAATCGAATGATATGTCTTACGAAACTAGTATGTCTCAAATAGAAATACTAAAAAGCATAAATGAAAAGATGGATAATATGGGCAATACAGCAGATGTAAAAGAAATAATATCCATATTGATGGGTTATTTGCCTAATTTAGGCACAGGGTCGGAAGGTTTAACGACTGAATTTAACTCTTGGCTAAAATAAGGAGTTAGTAATGGGAGTATTTTATACTGGACATGATATAGCATTAGCCGAGGAATGTGAGCTACAATTACCGGACGGACAATTCGTCAATTTTCAGTTCGCTCCAAGAATATTATCAGACAATAGAAAGGGAAATTGGAACGAAGGGGAACAGCGGGGCAAAGAACCTGTGGCTGTTTTTCAGAATTCAGGCCAAAGAGAGATGACCATGTCTTGGTGCTATATAGTAGATGGGGCTAATTGGACTACTGAAGCAGTCGTATATGAAATAAAGAGGATAAGAGGATATTTCGCGAACGTGTTAGAGCCAAATGCTGAACAAAGGTCACTAATATGTGGGTTTAAATATGGGTTATACGGAAATCAACAAAGGTTTTCAGCAAGAATTAAATCAATAGATGTAAAGCATGGTGATACTTTGGTTATACCGAGTGTCGGAGGAATTCCAGACACTACTAAGGCTTTTCCATTAAAATCCGACATAACTATCGATTTGAGATTATGGACTAAAGGTGGTGATAGAAAAGTGCAGGATTTAAAAGGATTGATTACTAAAGAGACAGTTGACTGGTACTAGGAGATAAAAAATGGCGGAATTCGACGAGTTTTCCAGATATAGATCCACCGAGCCTATATTTTATGATGATAATGAGACATTAGGCACGTGGGCCAAACCAGCTTTCTTATTAAATAGACCTAAAGAAGATCAAATCGGAGTATTTAGGGTAACATCAGCTGTTGAAGGCAGACCAGATAAAATAGCCAATCAATTGTATGGTTCTCCACTGTTGGATTGGGTGCTGATCTCCTTCAACAATGCTAGGTCTGTTCTCAATTGGCCAAAGTCTGGTACCGCTATAGAATATCCGATTAAGTCAATCGTGATCCCGGAGATCGTTGGATGAGTGATAATATCAATGTGATATGGAATAAATTCTTTTCGCATAGAACTCGTACATTATGGGACAGATTTCCAGGATATTATAGAGCGTTGGTAGTAGAGACTAATGACCCTCTAAATATGTATAGGGTTAGATTTAAATGTCCTGATATGCATGATTTTGATCTAGAACCAGATTGGTGTCCTTGGGCAGTGTCGTGCTTTGATTTGGGCGGTAAGAAAGCTGGCAGGTGGGTAGCACCTTGTATCGGTGACTGGGTTTGGATCACGTTTGAACGGCAGCATCCATACGGACCAATATGGACTGGTTTTGCTGATCCTACCAGAAGAAGATTTTATGCTTATCCTCAGGTGTTCGGCATTACACCTCTCAGTGTAAATGAAGAGGGTAAAAAAGATCTAAGACCCAAAGATTATGACACAAAATACCTCCCTAAAGATGGGAGGCCCATGAGCCATGGGTGGGCAGATCGATATGGCAATTTAGAATTACATTCTGCTGTAGGATTCTATCCAGCAGAGCATCAAGACCCTCCTCCTCCATCTGATCATGATGCGGTATCTGGTTCTGGGTTCAAGCAGAAGAGAAAAGAACCTTTAGTTAATGATCCAGATAAGAAGTATATGGCTCGGGTCACTAAATATGGCCATATTTTTATAATGGGAGATCAGGGTTATCATTGGAAGAAGGATGAATCGCAAGATATAGGCGAATTCCATGGAGATGCGAAGAAGGATGAAAAATTCGAAACCAAGAGGTGGTTATTTTTACAACGGCTACTGAATGACAATAAGCCTAGAGCTAGTATGAACGGTGGTGATCAGCGGAAACAGTTGATGATGACTAGGTATGGTCATCGTATAGAGATGAGGGACGTAGGTTGGGCTCAACAAGGGCCAATTGCTTCACAATCTAGACAAGGTGAATTCGGCCCAGCTACTACGTTATCTCAAGAGTCTAATGTAGATCATAGATGGATCAAGATAAGAACCAAAGGCGGGATGTTATTCCAAGCTTATGACAAGGGCTTTAACCCAGATAAAGACATATTTATCAAGCGTAAATTATTAGAAGAGTCAGGAGCCAAAAGCGAGCTAGAGGACAAATATTGGAAAGATCGTGACGCCAGATGGATGAGAATGGTCACTCGTTATGGCTATAAATTCGTGTTGGATGATCGTGGCAGTAATGAAACAGATGCACGAAGACGTGAGCTGCCAAGAGGTATGGGTATATTGATCAAGGGTAGAAGATCCCCATCAGCTAAGAATTTGCCTAGACGAGGTAATAGCAGAGGCTTTCATTGGGAGATAAATGAAAGAGATGATGCAAACCATACTACTTGGTGTACGCCACTAGGGCAAGCAGTAGAACTCAATGACAGATATCAATATGTGATTATGACATCATCGCTAGGTAAAAAGTGGGTATCTAAATGGAGGCATGTAAAAGATAATGAATTTTTAAAAAAGCCTGTGATGATACGTGATCCAGAAATGACCACGCATCATATGAAAATAGATCATGACAATGAGTATATTCGCTTCAAGACAAGAGCAAATAATGGTAGCAAACCTATTAAACCGGCTAATCCTAGTATGGTAGGAGCCGGTGAAATAAATCAAGGGGTAGAGGCTAGAGATGGACGTAAGGGTGATGGAGCTTGGGTGGAAATAGTGGACTGCCAACATAGGGGTATGTGGTTTTCAAAGAAATACAATATAGGCATTTGGAGAGCTAGAAAAAAGAGAAAAATGTATCAGTGGATGGACGAATCTGCGAGAAAGATAGTTATATTTAACGACGAGTCGAATGGCAGAATACAAATATTCGCTAATGGTGAAGTAAGCCTGACATCTAATCGTGACATTAATATTAGGGCAGATAGGAATATATTAATGAGGGCTGGTAATAATATATTCATGCAGGCGGGCGGGTCTAAATTTTCTATCTTACCGAGTGGAAGGATCAGTTCTAATACTGTTATCTTTACCAGAGGTGTTATAACCCCTGTTAATGGTGGTACGGCTGTTTCAAGAAAAGCAAGTCCCGATCCTCCACCCAAATTAGAGCCTAGTGATAGAGGTAAAACATACAATAAGCCATATGAAGCTTCGGAGGATGTCGAATGATAATTAATTATCCTACTGGATTGTATAATACCGTAATACCTTCAGATACTGAATCTGGCAATGTTACATTCACTGTTAGTAACCAGATGCCACCTCGTACTGATTTATTATACCCCAAGATACCCAAATCACTAGTGGGTAGAATTAAAGACCGTCGTTCGAGAGAGTTATTATCGAGACGTGCTACCATGGGTGAACTGGCATTCACTGTCACTAAATCTACCAGGGCCGAATTAGGCAACACAGAACGTGTATACGCTACTGGGCAGATATTAGATTTCAACGATGATCCTATCAAAACGATCGAACCAATGTTGGTGGCTGATAAGACAGAGATAGTTCATGATTCATCCCAGATCAATTATAGAGGTCTAGATATATTACAACAGGACGTTGACACTATACAGGCTAATGCGTTGGTTATTTATGAAAAATTAAAAAAACAATTAAATGTTATAATCCGTAAGCGGAAAGGCAATGAGGAGTTGATAGTCACTAATCAGAAAATAGTCAATGATGCCGATCGAACAATTAGTGCCTTAACTATCGTTAATAAAATCGAATATAATTCAGATATAAATGGAATAATAATCAAAGCAAAGGCCAAAAAAGCAGACGCATCTAAGAAGATAGACCAAGCGATTATTATAGCGAATAACCTGGCTGTTCAAGCAACAGCGATACAAGATCAAATAAGAGAGATATCATTGGTGATCAAATGACAGCCACATATTATGGTTTTAATCCTCCATTTTTGGGCGGCCCTCAAAACATTATGTCTAGGCAAGAAGATGATAGATTAATAAAGAATGATATATTACAATTATTGTTAACTGTGCCGGGTGAAAGGGTAATGAGGCCTGATTACGGTGTGAATTTAAGGAATTTTGTATTTGAGCAATTGGTCGATCGTGATTTGAGTCAATTGAGACAAGAGATAATCAGAGGCATAACAGAATTCGAACCACGAGTAGACGTGGAAGAAGTAGTTCTTAAACGGCAAGATGATTCGAATAAGTTAACTATAAGATTGATAGTGACTTTAAAAAAAGATCCACGCAGACAATTGACCATAGAACAATTTATTAATTTATCAACACAGGCTTAAGGTTATTAAAAATGGGCGACATACAGAAGACATTATTTGATCTGCCAAACGAGCCAGAGCAGTTTGGTGTTATATTAACCCCAGCTAAATTGAGAAGGATTGACTTTAGTGGGTTGGATTTCACAACAGCTAGAAGGGCGATAATAGAGTATATCAAGACATACTATCCAGATCAATTTAATGATTATGTAGCAAGTAACGGTATTATGATGATCACCGAGATTATAGCTTCGGTAGTCTCTAAGTTATCGTTACGAGCAGATATATTAGCCAATGAGGCCACACTACCGACCGCTAAAACCGAGCGGGCTATCATCAATCATTTAGCGTTGATTAACCAACGAATAAAGAGACAAACGCCAGCAATAGTAGACATAGAAATAACCGTAGATGTCCCAATAACGACAGATATTGAGATCTCACCAGGCATAGTGTTTGCTGCGAATGGTCCAGATAACCAACCTATATATTATGAGGCATTTAAAGCTCCAGGCGATTTTACTAGCAAGATAGTGATACCAGCAGGCAAGAGAGGTGTGATAATTTGGGGTGTGCAGGGGCAGTTCGCTGGTCCTGTTAGGGTCATTAGTCCAGGCGGGGGCAATCAAACATTTGAAGTCACTGACAAACAAATATTGGATGATCCTATAAGCGTATATGTAACATATGGGTCAGACAAAGTAGAGTGGACTGTCGTTAAAGAACCGATTGAAAGATATGGACCTAATGATAAAGTAGTCGAAGTTAACTTCTTTGATGATAACGCCATATTTAGATTCGGTGATGATATTACTGGTGCTGCCCCTAAATCAGGGTCACTACTCGAGTTTGTGTATAGGACAGGAGGGGGGATTAGAGGCCGTATAGGCGTCAATACGATCGACACACAAAGACAAATTACGCCACTCCCGCCAGCTAATTCTGCCGTTTCCGTTCGTTTCCGTAACATTACAGCATCGAGTGGCGGCACAGACCGGGAGACAGTAGAACAAGCCAAGAAAAGGGCACCAAGAGACTTTTCTGTGCAAGGGAGCATAGTCACTGCAGGAGACTATGCTACGGCTGCGTCCAACTTCGCCCATCCTGTCTACGGGTCTATATCTAAATCAGTAGCTGCTTTGAGAACAGGAAAGAATGCTAATTTAGTGGAACTATACGTTCTAGCAGCAGGACCAGATGGTATTCCTACGGCTCCTAATGCTGGATTGAAGGCTGGTTTAGAAACATATATCAGTGATTTAAATGTCTTCACTGATCATGTGAATGTTTTAGATGCTAACATTTTGCCTGTGAATATAGAGATGAATATTATTATCGATCGTAACTCTGATGCATCTGTTATTAAACAGAAGGTCGAATCAGCTATTGACAAGTTCTTCAATATCAATAATTGGGAACTAGGCCAGGGATTATATGTGTCCAACTTTATTGAGGCACTCGAGGCCGTAGATGGTGTTTCTTATGTGGATCTATTTAAGCCATCAGACAATATCGTACCTGCTAACACCACGTTCAATGATAGCAAATTGACTACAATACGATTCAACCAATTAATAGTCGAAGGCGAGAGAATAACTAATTATTATTATTCCAAGAATTGATTACGGCCAATACTCGCCTCCTTGGTCAATGCGGACTATATCAGATAGAGTGCATTGTTCTTGAGTGCCTGTCCAGTATATTTCGACTAATTGACCAGTAGATATTACAAAAAATCTGTGTAGCATATTAGGTGGCACAACAAAATATTGTCCTGGTCGTATATAATGTACATGGTCTGGTGTCGGGATCGTGGAATGTATTATGTTTTTATCCATAAACATATTTAATAGGCTGGTACCTTTCTTATCATCCCATATTTCGATCCCTATTGTAGCGGTAGTGCAGATAAACGCGTTGTATCTATGCCTGTGTAAATGTATCGAACTTTGCCATCCACGATTGACCTCCAATATGCTTTCATTGATTATTTTATCATCGAATCTATGCCATACTCTGCCCCAGCATTTATGTTCCCATGTGGCAATACCTAACCAAGATAAGATTATACCTGTTAAATATTTCATAAATGTGATACCTGTATTTCAAAACGAACTGGTGCTTAGAGATATTTACCCGCATATCAAGAAGCCGACTAATGGTACAAACAGTAGATGGAGCGAGTGACCAAGTGGAATTTAAAGATAAGGTAATTACAGTATATTCTATTTGTTATGATGGCAATCCAGATCAGATTTATACGTTCGTTAACTTTGATAAGGCAGTGGCTTCAATAGAGGGGTCTTTCAGGGATTATTACGGTAGCAGTGATGATGTAGCTATATTCGATTCATTTTGTGATGAGGTAAAAGAAAAGATATATCAATTAAAAAGTTCACCTTGTATACCTTTGAAATTCGACAATCTACAAGTGATATTATATAGTTGGGAATTAGATCACACTAATCAGATACATCAAGTATTGTCTAAGAGCTACGATCAGGCCACTAAGACAGGAGACGCTAAGCTCGCATCGGATATAGGAAAATTATTTTCTCAATCGGTTAGAAACTAATCATCTCCTTTGTCTATATCTAAGTCGGATAGGATATCTTTCTTTATCTGACGTAATACCTGAGCCATCAATGAAGCTGCTTCGACTATATGCGGAGCATTATAGAATACCAAGGGCTCATCAAAATCAGGGTGTTTAGCTATGGCAATAGCACATTGTAATTGCATCTTTTCACATTGTTCGCCAAATCCATTCATTAATTGATTGAATATCTGTTCAAAGATCTCTTGGCGACCAGGCTCTGGATGATCATTAGCAGCTGGCTGGTTATCGTTCTGGCGGTCAGCGGATTGCATTCTGTGCTCCCGTTTAAGAATGTGTATTAGTTAACGTATGAATACGTTAGAAAAAGATCAAGAAAAAGTGATGATTGTGTGGAATTGGTGTTCTGATGCTTATTTACAGCATGGTATAAGACTTAAATTACCAGCTAATACTGACCCTACTACTACATATCAATGGAGGTACGCTAGGGCTATAACTAACAAGTTCACTGAGTGGGGTTTTGATGATGCGACAGCTATCCAATTCATTAAAATCGCAGTTAAGCATTGCAAAGATGCAGGTGTTCTAAAGAAGGGCTTAGCATCTTTGCATCAATCTAATTTATTAAGCGTGTGCTATAATCGGTTAAAGACGAGGTCTGAGTCAAATTTACTGTCTGTCGAGTCAATCGCCCACATACATTCATGGCTGATGAAGAAATCAGGACACGACCTGCTTTCTAGCTTGTTGCATAGGGATGATCCTGACGAATATTGTAATTTAGTCAAATGGTATAAAGCATCACGCATTTCTCGATTGTATTTAGCCTTATCTAAAACGTGTGGTAAAGCATTAGTTCGTTTAGGTCGCGTCAATCCGGAAGAGCGATCGATAATACCACCTGCTACTTCATTATACATGCTCAGAACAGAATTCATTGAAGAAGCTAACAATTTAAAATGTGTTAAACAGATTTTGGGCAACGATTGGAGAGAACCGTGTCAGTAAACATTAAGAATGGACCATCGATGAAATCAACTAACGATGTCTCTGAAGAGTATTTTGGCCATATTTATACCAATAATGACTCCCCATTTAAATTAGACACTGATTTCATAGCAATATACGCTAACCAAAAGCCGAATTTTGGTTTTAATGGCCTTGGGGAATTCGTCTATTATCGAACATACTCGAGACTGCTAGCAGACGATATTAAAGAGCGATTCATAGATACTTTGATTAGAGTTGTAGAAGGATGTTATGAGATACAGCGTAGACATTGTAAAAAGATGCATATACCTTGGGATTATGATAAGGCCCAAAAGTCTGCCCAAGAGATGTTCGTAAGAATGTGGAATTTCAAGTTTCTGCCTCCTGGGCGTGGGCTTTGGATGATGGGAACAGACTTTATGTGGAAGCGAGGCAGTGGTGCATTAAATAACTGTGGATTCGTTTCTACTGACGATGCTATAGAGTCAGATCCTGCTGAGCCATTTTGCTTTTTAATGGATATGTCCATGTTGGGAGTAGGTGTAGGATTTGATACTAAAGGTGCAGGCAAGATAACTATCAAAAAGCCATGTCAATCAACTACTTATATCCATCAGATTCAAGATAGTCGTGAAGGGTGGGTCGAATCAGTAAGGTTTTTGATATGGTCATATACAAAATATTCGGAAAATGGTGTAGTTGAGTTCGATTATAGTCTGATCAGAGGCCCTGGAAGTGATATTAAAGGCTTTGGCGGCAAAGCCAGTGGCCCAGCTATCCTACAAGAATTGCATGATTTAATTAGAGGACATTTGGCCAAACGCGTCGGTACCACGTTGTCTAGCGTGGATATAACCGATTTGATGAATTATATCGGAAGGTGTGTTGTAGCTGGTAATGTGCGGCGGACGGCTGAGATAGCATTTGGTGAGCCAGATGATACGTCTTACTGCTCGATGAAAAATCCTCTTGCCACATTAGAAGAATCTGATGTTGGCAAGTTCTATGAAATAACAGGAAATCTATATTCTCTAAATCGTAGTACAGCGGAATTAAACGATTTTGCAGATAATGATGGCGGTTATGTGATACCAATTGACAGATTATTACCTGCTATAGAGACTTGGAATGCACTTAATCATCATCGGTGGTCTTCTAATAACTCGATATTTGCCTATGTTGGCATGAACTACGACTTCATTGGTAAGCAAATAGCTGCTAATGGAGAGCCTGGATTGATGTGGTTAAATAATATGCGTGATTATGGTAGATTAATCGATGGTAGGCAACCAGGGATAGACGGACGTGTTAAAGGAGGGAACCCCTGTTTTACTGGTGATATGAGATTGTTAACAGAGCAGGGTTATGTTAAGTTATATGATTTGTGGTTGTCAGGTGGTTCACATGAATACTACGGTACTGACGATGCTATAGCTAAGTATGGATCACAAAAGATAGTTAATAATCGCGGTGTGGTCATGGCATCCAATGTTTATCGTACTGGTACTGCAGTTCGCACCTATAGAGTGCGATTTAGTGATAACTCTTATATTAATGCTACAGCTGGTCATACTATGATAAGATTGAATAGAAAAGCTAGTAAGAATGCTGGTAAAACCAAGTACGAGGAGCAACGCGTTGCTCTTAAAGATTTAAATATAGGTGATATGATACCTCTTAATAATAGTGTGAGCTTTGGATCATTCCATAATCCTACTTATGCTGAATTAGCAGGATGGTGCATAGGCGACGGATCATTGTCCAAAATCGTCTTCCATTCCATTCCAATTAAAGCAGATGGGCAGATAAAAACTGAATGCACTTGTTATGAGTCTGATATACACGAGGCTAGACCAAGAATAGTTGGTCTATTGCAGGAGTTATATCTTGCTTATAATCTCTCATCTAGTCAGCAGCCATCTTATGCAGGATGGAATACAAAGCAAGATCAAGATCATTTTGAGCAATGCATGCAAGGATCCAAAGTCTTAGGGAGGCTACTGAGGAGTGACGACGTAGTTACTGGCGACAAGCATAAAGTACCAGTGTCAGTCTGGGGAGGCACTAAGGCCACAGTAGCGGCATTTATACGTGGTTTCGCTTCTACTTATGGAAGTGTTCAAACCAGCAATACTAAGCATTCTATATCTGTTAGAATTAAACAATCGAATGAGAAAATGCTTCAAGATTGTCGTTTGTTATTAAACCAATTCGGAATCGCTTCTACCGTGCATAAAAGACACGGAGCTATGAAACAATTGCTTAATGACGGCAAGGGAGACAAAAAACTGTATAACAGGAAACCTGGTTATGAACTAATAATATCAGGTACTAAACAGGTGGATAAATTTATACATGATATAGGTTTCATACAGCCATCTAAGTCTGCAAAGGCTATAGAATGGCTTACGCGACATAGAGGGTCGAATAACTCTAATACTGGCCAATATGTGAAGGTGGTATCCGTAGAATATATTGGTGAGCATGATACATATTGTCTAACAGAACCAGGCGATAATAGAGTAGTGATAGAAGGATTACAAGTAGGACAATGCTTGGAACAATCGTTGGAATCATACGAGTTATGTAATTTGGTAGAGACATTCCCTGCGAATCATGAAGATGCAGATGATTACATGCGGACACTCAAATTCGCGTATCTATATGCCAAGACGGTGACTTTGCTACCAACACATAACCCGCGTACTAATCAAGTAACTCTACGAAATAGGCGCATAGGTCTTTCACAGAGCGGTATAGTGCAAGCTTTCGCTAAATTCGGTCGCAGAGCCATTTTAAACGACTTCTGTGATGCAGGATATAATGAAATTCGTAGGTGGGATCAAGTCTATTCTGAATGGTTGTGCATTCAGAACTCGATCAAGGTCACATCAGTCAAGCCTAGCGGAACGGTATCTTTAGTGGCTGGAGCAACTCCGGGCATACATTACCCAGAAGCTAGTACATACTGGCGTAGAGCTAGGTTAGCTAAGGATAGTCCGCTAGTAAAAATTCTGTCCGATGCGGGATTCCACATAGAGCCTGATGTTAAGGATCAGGAACGTACTGTGGTAGTTAAATTCGGCGTGAGCGACGAAAGGGTCAAGCCGGTTGATCAAGTATCTATGTGGGAACAGATGGCTAATGTTGTAGATTATCAAAGGTACTGGGCAGATAACCAAGTATCATGCACCATCAAATTCAAACCAGGTGAGGCTGGGGAGATCCCACGTATTCTTGAAACATATGAAGACCAGCTTAAAGGCATAAGTTTTTTGCCTTTAAGTAATCATGGTTATGCTCAAGCTCCTTATGAACCATGTTCGCCGGAAGAAGTAGAAAAATATAATGCGAGATTAGGCAGCACAGATTATTCGACATTTACCGGTCATGATGCTGAAGGCGCTAAGTTTTGCGATTCGGATAAATGTACCATATGACAGCGGGGCAACTATCGTGTTATGCCAAAGTAGGGGTCGTGCTAAATGGGAACCCGCTGAAATACGTTCTCTGAAGTTATTAGTACAGGGTGTACGAAGTATATCTATTCCAGGTAGATCTAAGCAAGCGATACAACGAAAAATCAAAGCTTTAGGATTAAAGAAAGATAGACGGTATGAACTATGGACAGATCAAGAAATCGCCTCGCTAAGATCAGGGGTATGCATAATAGGCAGATCTAAGGCATCTGCCCTAAACAAAAAACGTAAGTTAGGTCTATATAAAAGAGCACCCAGATTCAGATGGTCTAAGCATAACATTGAAATATTGAGACAGGCACATGCTGCTGGCAATAGTGCAAAAGCTATTCACCATAAACAAATACTGCCAATACAATATTCTATTAGTTCGATACAGAAGAAATTATGCAGGTTGGGTTTAGCTCGTAATTTACCAAAATATAAGAAATTTAACTCGGTCACTAAGGATATATTCGTTAAATTTATTACAGATAATTGGGTCGGCCGTTTGCCAGACGAATTGGCTCAAATGTGGAATCGATGCAATGCATCATACCCTGTTACTGCTAGAAGAGTGATTATGTATCTAACTAAATTAGGAGTAAAGGTAGCATGTTATGAGATGGGACGTATCAGGAAGTTAAGACAATATGAAAATCAGATAAGAACTAGTGGAGAATATAATCCTACAGATGTTAACGATAAAATAAGATGGAATAGGGCTGAGTTAATGGCTTGCAGATTAGCTAATAACCAAGATATATGGAGTGGTTTACAAATGGCTTCTTCTATTAATATAGAAGAGGACTAGTAACTATTGAACTTGGCAAAATCGGGCGATTCCGTATTCGATTGATATGAGAGCCATAATACGTGACAATAAATGGATTTGGTTTGATAATATAACTGATGCCGAAGAGGAGGTATTATGGGCTCAGTTCAGTGTGACTAAGCCTGGACTGTATATTGACCCTTCACAAATGGGTAATTGGGATGGAATATATAGGAAATATAATAGAGCAAAAAGGAGGATGGCCAGGCCTCTTTTGAGCATGCTTCGTGGGGTATGTGACAAATTTAATATACCTCTAGTAATAAAAGATGAAAGACCTAAATGGCCTCACTATAAGTTAGACCCAGAAAAAATCGATGAAGATTTATTGCCCGGCATCAAACTAGACCCACATCAAATAAGGTCAATACAAGCTGCGTGTAGGATAGAATGTGGTATTATAGATATTCCTACTGGTGGCGGCAAGGGTGAGATCATCGCAGGGATATGTAAAGCTATAACATGTCCTACTGTGGTAATAGCTGACCAACGTATCGTTGTTGAGCAGTTAAAAAGCAGGTTGGAATTACGAGATGTGATTGACGAGGTGGGATTATTTTATGCAGGAGTAAAACCAGATGGTGAGCAGATAGTAGTCGGAACGATCCAATCGCTGTCTATGTCTTCTAAGCCCCCAAAAATGCCAGAACGTACTGCAAAGGACCATGATAAGACGTATGCTAAAAAGTTAGAAAGATGGGAGTCATCATATAAGGGGTATAAGACTAGAAAGCGAAATTGTAAGTTATTGCAGCAATATGTAAAAGATGCAGAGATGTTATTAGTAGATGAATGTGATAAAGCCACTTCTGATCCATTCAAGAATATGTTTAGATATTTATTTAATGGAAGGCGAAGGTATGGATTTAGTGGTACACCATTTGATGAATCAAAACCTGTAGAAGGAATGGTGATGCAGGAGCATTTAGGCTCCATCATCGCAAAAGAGTCTAGGCAAGAACTACAAAGAATAGGAAGAATAATACCTTTTGACTACCATATGATAGCATTCGGTTTAGAAGGAGAGCTAAACAACCGAGCAGCGTATGATATAGCATATAAACAATGGCTTGTAGATAACGAGAAATTCCATCAGTTAATATACTCTATATGTAAAAAATATAGTAAAGAAAAAGAAGACGGGACATTAATTTTAGTCGACAGGGAGAGCTTAGGTTCGCATATTGAAAACATATTAATTGAGAATGGGATCACTGCCCACTTCATATATGGAAAGACTGATAAACGTCGCCGAAATGAAAGGTTGCGGGGATTCGAAAATAGGGAATTTAACGTACTTATAGGGGGTAAAATAATCAACCGAGGTTTGGATCTCAAAGGCGGATGTGAGAATCTGATAGTTGCTACTGGCGGAAAATTAAGATCGGACTTCGTGCAAAAGGTCGGTAGAGCTGTCAGGCACAACAGACGTGGGCGAAGCAGAGTTTTTGACTTTTTCTTCAGGTGCAACAAATACTTGTATGACCATTCGCGATCAAGGCTCAAGGCCATGATAGCTGAGGGTTATACAACCACCGTTCATTTTCCAGGCGGGGGCATTGATGGTGAGCGACTCGTCAAAAGCAGGTTCAGAGTCCCTAGAGGAATTATGTACAGGACCTGAAGATATAACCACAGAGAGTGATGATACTCCTGTAGATACCCCAAACATAGAAGCTGTGATAGGAGAGATTAAACTACCGCAAAGGAAATTATATTTCATAAATGAGATAGTAGAATGGCAATTAACTAAATATATTTGGACTGGCTGTACAGATATCGAGTTACGTGATCAAATAATGTCCAATGCTACTGAGTTAATCAGGCAGATAATTAGAAAACAAGGCCTTCATACGATATATCCTGGCCAGGATGAGTCCTCTTTTGCCGATCTATTACAGACTGCTTGGGTGCAGATAGAGCGAACACTATACAAGTATCGGGCAAGACCGCATTGCCGTTGTTGTTATAACCCAGACAACCCAGCTAAATCTCTACTATATATGCCAACTGATAGGGAATATGGCATTAAAACGCTAGACGAAGTCATCGAGATGCATAATGGCAGGAAGTGCCCACATTGTCAATCTAAGTTAACCGTGGGTCCTATATTAGAACCAGTACAGGATTTCTATGCTGGGTCTGATACTATTTTATTTCGTGGCATGTCCAAAGTGTTTAATATGTGGTCACAAATAGCAAGAACAGTAATACTTGCTTATATAAAGAAAGAAGGTCGTGATAGAAAGAATTCGACATCATATGTGACTCATTTGGGTAATAAATCTAGACCGATGAGCGATATAATGATCAGATTTATAAGCGAGGCTAAATTAATATGCCAGTATAGCAGTGATCATTTACAGATCATCGAAGCTATAGAATGGCTAATGTACAATGATGAAAGACCACATGACGGAACTATAGGTAAATTGGTGGAAAAGACAGGATTATCTAGAGCCGTAATAACACAATTTATGCGGCTGATCAAGTTAAGAAGCCTCGAGTTTACTGATTCTCCAATAAATAAAAATATATTAGAATTAAAAGATAGGAGAAGGATTAATATGGACTTCGATGATGAATGATCCTGCAAATATATTTATATGGCTACAGATTTAGTTACGAGTTGTTGTGGCCTCCCTATCGCTGATTGTCAGGGGTGCCCAGATAGAATGTCATTAATTACCAAGGAAGAGTATATGAGCAATATCAATGTTATAGCCAAGAAAATAGGCGTAAAATGGGAGGATGTAGAATTTACTAAAGAACATTTAGAATTAGGAATAATTGCGGAGATGAAGCAGTCAGAAGCTCTAGCGATTAAAACCAAAGAACAAGCAGCTGAGGCTGCTTTAGCTCATCTAAAAGCGGACCCAAAATATTATAATAAAAGCGATCAGATAGCAGAATCGACTATATTATCGTCAGTATTGTTGAAGATAGAGAATAAGACAGTCAGTATTGATGATTTTAATCAACTAATTAAAGAAGCAACTCCTGCTTCGGTCGTCGATCGTGTACGACGTAAGATGAATCCTAATAATAAGAGAAAAAGACGTAAGCATGATGCTTCAGGGCACGCACCTGGGCTGCCTAAGTTAGCAGCCAGGATTAATCCTGCGAGAAAGCGACCTAATAGAACACAAATGCAGCATGGTGGCAAACAAGGACATAGAAGAAGCACCAGAACGCAGAGAAGAAATAGTCAGAAATCTAAAATAGCAGAAGCGATCCTATTTTTTAGGACGCATATGGGCAAGGTAATCGATGATCAGCAATTAGTGAAGCTAGAAAATCGACAAATGCTTAAAAAAGTAGCCACAAAACTAATGTCTAAGCCTAATGCTAATCGTGATTGGTTATGCGATTTTATGAACAAGGTGGACAATGGTTAATATGGATGATGATCTACAAGATCTATTCGACCAGCTAGACAATAATGATGTGCAGGCACCAGCCGATAAATCCTCGTCTGTAAAAGAGACCGGCAACGTGGGCAACGGTGCACCTACTGCATTAAAACCTATAGAAGATATCCCATCTACGTTGAATAGTCCTATAATAAGTGAGCAACCACCTACGGTGGATATAGCTAAATATTTGGATAAAATGGAGGTCGTATCTGATGAGGTATTGCAAGCATGTAGATCTGATAGAGCAGAGGCCCAAGAAGTTATAAATATGCTTCGTGGACAATGTGATGAAGCTCACAGTAAAAATCATCCGCCAGCAAGAATGTATGTGGATGGGCTAGTTAAAGCTGTAGAGGTCAAAGCTAATATTAATACTAATGCGGTAAAGGTCATGGAAGGCGTGGCTAAGATGATAGCTGCCACCAGGTCTAGCTTGAACATAAATAATAATACACTCAATGTATCTACCACAGAGTTGGATGAAATATTAAACGGGCCAGTAAGTACAGAAGAACTAGACTGATGGTCAGATTAAATACTCAACAACGTGAGATCATAAGAAGATCACAGCAATCTGTGAGTTGGTGGTTGAGTAACTTCGGGAGGATTAAGCATTCTTCTGCTGGAATTCTCCCTTTTAGGCCTTTTAAATATCAGAAACATGCTATTCAGTGCTTTCGTAAGAATAGGTTAAATATATTTAGAAAATGTAGACAGTCTGGAATATCTAAAATATCTGGTGGATTCGCTACGTGGTTTGCAATGCTTCATTCACATAAGACAGTATTAATAGTGTCTCGTAAAAATGACGACGCTATGGGTTTTTTACGTGATCATATAGTGTTTTTATTTGAGCATCTGCCTCCATGGATGCAAGATGTATGGGCACCCAAAAAACAGAATGAGCATGAAATAATATTTCCCAATGGATCTAGAATACAGTCATTAACATCTCATCCAGAAGTGTTACGAAGTAATTCTGCTTCGCTGAACATCATAGACGAGGCAGCATTTATACAGGGCATGGACACGATGTGGGCAGCAGGATGGCCATGTAGTAGGGGTGACACATTAATCCAGACTAAAGATGGACTGATAAAAATAGAGGACATAGCTGCTGGTGGTGATCCATGGAAAGATATTGATCTAATGGTGGCGACAGATGATGGATTTAAGCACAGCAACAAAGGATATGTTTCAGGTAAGAAGCCTACTACTATAATAAATACATATCTGGGTTTCGAATTTGAAGGTGCTGATCACCATCAAGTAAGAATAATAAATGATAACGGTGATTATGTCTGGTCTAGACTGGATAGCATAAAACCTGGTGATACTATAGTATCAGTGCCGGGACAATATGTGGGAGCCAGAAGAAAATTATCTAATGATATAAAACTAGATGAACAGCTAGCAGAAATAATCGGATTATATATTGCAGAATCAGGCGGCACCACCGAAAATTTGAGACTCAATTCGGCAGAGTTCTCGCAGTTTATGGTAGCCAATGGGCTAAATAGTAAGACATGCCCTCAAGATGCCCAGATACCTAGTTTAATACTCAAATCAGATGAACCAGTATTATGTGCTTTTTTGAAAGGACTATTCGATTCAGATGGATGGTGTTATCAGAGCGCTACGAACCTCAAGTTAGGATTTAGTACTACATCTTTAAAATTAGCAGAACAAGTTCAAATATGCCTTCACGCCCTAGGTATAATCTCACGCAGGAATTATGTAGACAATATTGAATCTAAGAATGAAGACAGATATTCAAAAGACCCATACTGGCGAGTAGAAATATGGGATGCACATAGTAAGTTAGTTTATAGACAGAAAATAGGTTTTATCACTCAAAGAAAACAGAAATGTCTTGATTCGTTTAAAGGGAGTAATGAATACTCTGATATAGCCAATGTGAATTTGGTCAGAGAGTTCGCATTAGCAGCTAAGAAAGCATTATTGAATGATGGCTCATTTAGGAATTGTAAGGATAGCAGAAAGTGGAACATTTATAAGATAGCCAGAGAAGGCAGAGTAAGATTGTCCGTGGTAAGGGAATTGAGTGAAGAGTTCGATCTGCAATGTAGATTATCTGAGTATGTTAGAAAAGGATATTATTTTGATATAGTGACTGAGATAAGAAATGGAGAAGAAGATCTTTATGATATATCAGTACCAGGTAACAATACATATTTAGCAAATGGGATAGTTAGTCATAACACGTTGCAGCATGGTGGTAACGCGATAATAATTAGCACCACTAATGGTATAGGTAATTGGTACTGGTCTACTTGGACTGATGCAGTAGCTGGTGTGAATGGCTTCAATCCTATCAATGTGGATTGGTGGGATATGGATTGGGCTATAGAATACAAAGATGCAATATCTGCAGAGTGGAAAAGAATAGCTCCTTGTGATGATATTCGTAAATGTACTGATAGTAAAGAAATAAGTAAATATGGACCTTATTGGTCTCCTTGGTTAGAAGTACAGTACAATGCATTACAACAGCAAGGAGACGGTTGGAAATTCGAACAAGAGGTGCTAGCTTCATTCATAGGATCAGGCAATACGGTTTTATCTAAGGATGCATTATCACATGTACAGACCACGATTAAAGAGCCCATCCAACGTGTCGCCGGTTACCAAACATATGTGCATCCAGTAAGTGGTGAGGTAGAGGATATCAACTTTGATTTTGATGACGCGGAACAAGGCCTATGGATTTGGAAAAAACCAGTAGCAGCTCAGCCTATTAAGAGGAAAGGCAATGAAGTCATACATCCTGGTTCATCTGCCCATTCCTATGTGATGGGAGTAGACATAGCGACAGGCAAAGGCCGAGATTTCAGCACTATAGAAATATTCGACATAGATGAAATGGAGCAGGTCGCTGAGTTTATGGCCAGATGCCTGCCAAGGGAACTGGTGAAATATATCGACAGAATAGGCAGATTATACAATTGTGCTTTGGCGGTCGTAGAGCGTAATAATGGTGGTGACACACTAATAGACAGCTTGAGATATGATGTAATGTATCCTAGGATATGGAGGAAGAAGGATATAAATGACAAGCCAAGAATAAGTGATGGTGGTCAGAGATCTTTGAAGGTATCACAGTATGGCTTTTCTACTAGCTTAGCTAGTAAGCCGACCTTGAATAAATATCTTATAGATTATATATCGGCTACTGAAGGAGAAGGATACAAGATCTATAGTGCAAGATTACTGAAGCAACTACAGATATATGTTAGAAAGAGGGATAGAACTGGGAGAGATACGAATAAAACAGAGGCCGAAGATGGTGCCGGTAACTTTGACGATTTGGTCATAGCTACCGCTTTGTCGCTGGTGGGTGCCTCAGACGCATTTGTGGTGGATAGTTCTAATTTATTACCTACTGGTAGTGCGAATGATTTCAGTCCTGGTATAAATGATCGGATAGCCCAGGGTAAAGAGAAGCATTTCATAGAGCAGGGTGGTCAGACTCTATTAATGCCAGTGATACTACCACCAGATGAAATACCAGATGTAAGCAGACAAAGATACTTAGATGAATACACTATCCAGCTAGGCGGTATACCGGTAAATACAGGTGGGCCAATTGTTATCCCTAACAAAGAATATTTTAAAGGTAAATGAACATGGATGATGTAGGCGGTATTAAATCTACTGAGCTATGGTTGACAACTATTTCTGGAGTCGTGCAGGTGATATTGGTATCAGCAGCACCATCATATACCTCAATATCTATATCTGTCTGCTTGACTGTGACCGCATCTGTATACTTAATATGTAGAACATGTTTTAAGATAGCAAAATTAAAATATGCTCCTGATTCAGCAGTTGAATTTTCGGCTAGCAAACTAGACAAACCCAAACAAACGATAATCGACTAAAGGTGTGACATGAGTAGAGTATATGGCTGGAGGCCTGATAAACCTGATACTAGGGATCATAAATACGAGATAGAAGCGTTTGGCCTATTGCCCAAAAAGGTAGATTTAAGAAAGAACTGCTCACCTGTCCAAGATCAAGGTGAACTTGGTAGTTGTACTGGCAATGCGATAGCCTCAGCTCTCGAATTTTTGGATAAAAAGGCCGGAAGGAAATATTACGATTATAGTCGTCTGTTCATATATTACAATGAGAGGGTATTAGAGAATACAGTGAATAGCGATGCCGGAGCTGAAATACGTGACGGCATCAAGACTGTTAATAAAACTGGCTGCTGTTATGAATCTCTATGGCCATATATTATAGAAAATTATACTAAAAAACCTCCGGTCACAGCGTACACGCAAGCTAAAACACACTTATATACGAAATATCAAAGGTTATGTACAGTCGACCAATATAAGAGTTGCCTCGCGTCAGGATATCCATTCGTGTTTGGATTCACCGTCTATGAAAGTTTCGAATCTGATATGGTGGCCAAGACTGGTGTAGTATCGATGCCTGCGCCGAACGAGAACATACTAGGTGGTCATGCAGTATTGGCCGTTGGATATGACGATAATACTCAAAGATTCACGGTACAGAATTCATGGGGCACTACTTGGGGCCAGAACGGATTTTTCACTATACCATATGATTATTTGGGCAATACCGACCTAGCTGATGACTTTTGGGTGATTAAAGCATAGATATAAGGAGGACGCGCGATGAGCCTGCATGACGACATGGCAGAGGTAAACGCCATGCTCGACGACCTTGAACGTAGTCGGTTCAAGCCGTTGGAGAGAGAACGCTTTAAATGGACGATCGATCATGCGTGGACGCTCTACGCGGCGTGCTGGTGGTTCAACAGCATTATGACCCATGTTGCCGGATTTGCGTCACTCTCCCACCCGTGCAATGTGGACGGACCGGCGGCGTGGTGGATGTACGCTTCGGGTTGGATCACGGGCGGCCTGATGTTTGCGCCGCTGCTGGTTCTGATGGCTGGGCTAAGGCTCCCTGGAGATTGAAATGGCGAATTGGGCGACCATTACGTTTTCTACATGAGCGAGCCTATGGACAGCGTTGACGCCGTGCTGGCCGCCACGATCCGCGGCCTGCTCGCGCGGGCAGCTAATAATACGATCTGCAAATTTAATATATGCTGAGCTGTTATAATTCTGTTTTAGTACATCCTCTGTAAATATACATAAATAAAGGACTTATATGCCTAGTAGCTGGCTCGCTTGGGATAGACTTAGAGCATTAACTCGCACGAGTAATATTTTTCAAGCTGAACGTATATTTCAAGACCAATCCAATCTGGATACGTTGGTGGCTGGTGGTCAGTTCTTCGATCTGAATGACCAGTCTTTAATATTAGATCAGACCAATCTACAAATTAATAGGTTAGAGAGATATAAAGATTATGAGCAGATGGACCAAACGGGTGAAGTCAGTTTAGCTTTGGATTTATATGCCGATGAAGCAAGCCTGGTCGACCCAGAGAAAAAACACACATTAATTATCAGGGCACAGACAAAGAGGATCAAGAAGGAGTTAGAAGATTTATTTTATAACACTTTACAATGGGATGCATATTGTAGGCCCACTGTGCGATATCTATGCAAGTATGGGGACATGCCATATGAAATAGTTATGAATAATGCCCGGGATGGGATATCATCTCTAAAGTTCATGAATGTATACAACTTCACTCGAATAGAAACGAGGCATGGAGACTTGGTCGGTTTTTTCTACATGGACCCGATGGTGTCTGAACCTCAGTTCTTCCATCCTTGGCAAGTGATGCACTGCCGATTGACTAGCTTTGAGAATCTGTACCATCCATATGGTAGATCAATATTGGATGGAGGCCGCAAAGCATTCAAGCAGCTGAGACTAATGGAAGATTCAGCTCTAATATACAGGATAACTAGGGCACCAGAAAAGAGGAAATTCACAATACCTGTTGGTATGATACCTCCCAAGGAGGTACCAGAATATATGCAAATGATAGCTAGGACTTTTAAGCGTCAGAGATTCTATAATCCGACTAATCAATCTTTCGATGAGAGGTATTCACCGCTGACACAAGAGGATGATTTTTTCTTGCCTCGGAGGCCTGATGGTTCTGGTCCTGATATAGACACATTGCCAGGTGCAGAGAATCTAGACCAGATAAAGGACATAGAATACTTCAAGAAGAAGATGATAGCACCGACTAAGATACCATTCGCTAGAGTAGGAATAGGCGATGGAGCCGGCGAATCTAGTGAAAAATCGTTATCAATGTCTCACTCTGAATTCGCTAAGGCGGTACAATGGATTCAGCGTGAAGTGGCTACTGGATTGACCAAAGTAGCCATAGTGCATCTAGCATTAAGAGGATATACCACCAAGGAGTTAAAAGGATTCGAAATAGCGTTAACTGCCACTTCGGCTATGGAAGAATTATATAGGATAGAGACTTGGCAGACTAGAACTGGCGTGATGTCTGATTTAAAAGATTTGGGCTGGTTCCCTAAAGAATGGATAGTCACGCATTTTACTGACTTGTCACCAGATGAAATAGAAGAAATCAAAGAGATGGAGGATGTAGAATCCAATGGTGGTGGTGGGGGAGGCAAACCAATTGGTCTCGGTGGTGGGATGGATCTAGGCGGTGGGGATGGATTAAAAGATGGACCGCCTGATGGTCCGCCTGGCGATGATCCGCTAGCAGACTTAGAAGGCCCTGATGAGGAGGCTGGTGCGCCAGGTATGCCACAAGCTGGTGGTCCATCGGTTGGTGCAGATGGTTCTGCATTGGAGGGGTTCGACTACGCTGCCGAAAGAAGATTGCTAGTCGAGATGAGGAAACAAGGAAGGATATCTGAGAGTCGTAATATAATTAATAAATGGGCAGAAAGGATAGGCCGCACAGCTTATACTAATAGAGAATACCATAGTGGGTTCGATCATTTATTGGAGATGAAAGAACTCGATGGATTGACAAAGACTCAGATGGAAGATAGTAGTGGTGCAAATATACAAAATCCGAATGACACAGACGGTCTGCTGGTAGAGTGGTCTGTGAGTGAAGATGAAAGATCAGAAGCGATCAAAGAAGTGTTGAGTGTCTTAGTTAGTGATACGGCCGATACTCTTCCGATTGATGAAAACCTCATCACTGACGAGGATATAGCCGTTTCGACTAGAACTCTGAATGAGGGATAAATAACCTTATTCTTCATTCAAAGTTATAGTGGTCACAATATAAAGATTTAGTAGGAGTAAATCAATGGCTCAGAATCAGAATCCAACGGCTAGCCAATCCGTAAAAATGGATAGTCGTAAATTTCTGGGAGCTTTGAACGATTCAGCTCAGGCTCGTATCACATACTTCGAGGACAAGATCGCTAGCATGGGCCAGCATGCCGGTAAGAATTACCGGCTGGTAGCTCTACATGCTAAAAACTTATACTTTGAGGATATCGACGCCAACAATTTCTATGTGGCTGACCACATAAGAGATAAGGGTAACAAGGTATCAATTTCTAATATCCGTAAGGTGGACATCGTCGAAGAAGAGAAAGCTTCTCTCTTCGGTGAGTCATGTCTCAAGTTAATCAATGCCATCGAAGAGAATGATCAGAAGGGCATGGGAGCGGCATTCAATAGAATGAGTGCCCAACGGTTTTCTAGCCGGGTAGTTCCCTTTTCTGGTATGGTTAAAGGTAGAGACAATGTTACTCGTAAGATTACGATCTCGAGCAACACGAACTTAAGCGAAGATATTAGACATAAATTGATAAGCACCATAGTCGAGAGTCTCCGAGATAAGGTGATCGTGGAAAATGGCCAGATAGTAGCAGGCCAGTTTGTAGATGGTGAGGCATTTAAGCTGCCAGTTACCAAATGGGCATCTCGTAAGCTAGTCGCTCGCAGAATGCGTGAGACAGCCCAGAATGCATATTGGTCAGAGGGCTTTCAAAAGAGGGTCTCTCATTGCGCAAGATTGGTAGCAGAAGGTAAGATTCAGGATGCCGTAAAATCGGTAACTACTTTCTTGAGCGAGAACGAAGAGTTTACGTTACTCAGACGTGATCAAGTACAGACGTTGATAGAGAACGCTCTCGCTACCAAAGCGGTGTTTAATGACCAATTGGCGACTGACACAGCCACGCTATTCTACAGAACCAATATGCGTTTAAGTCGCCATAAGATTATCGACGAGTGGAGAAACATAGCAAGAAAGGCAGAGCATCCTGTCTTAGCAGAAAACGTGCACATACTCGAGTCTGCCTCGAATTTCGAGCCGGCTTACGATAAGTTCTTGACCCTTATCTTTGAGGCATTCAGCAACAAAGATGTGGCTGCTTCGGCTCTAGCGACGACTCTTACCACGTTGATGGACAAGACTCCAAAGATCAAGGAGTCAAATGAGCTTTCCAGTAAGCTCAATGGTCTTATCAGTCGTCTGTCTGGTAAGGATTGCGATGATGCAGCGATTTATGAAGCTGAGGATTTAATAGCGACAATCCAAGAGGAATTGTCTGCTGCTGATTCGCTTAGCAATTTCGATATGATGCCTGGCGATGAGAATGATGTCTCGAGCGTACTGAACAAGGGCCAAGGCCAAGGCCAGCCAATCATTAATATCAATTCTCCACTTATCCAGATAGGTGGGCAGAGTGGTAAGAATGATCAAACTGAAGATGAAATACCGGCACTCGATGATGATAACGACGTTGACGAGCTAAGTGCGTTATTGGGTGCAGGTGATGAAGCTCCAGCACCTGCTCCTGCCCCGGCCCCTGCCGCGAAACCAGCTGCTGCACCAGCTGCTCCTGCCGCACCAGCCGCACCAGCTGCTTCAGGTAATCCTTTCGAAAGCAAGAAGTCGCGAAAAGCCATCAATGAATCGAGACCGGTTCATTATGAGATGAGAAGAGATGGTATAGACGATGATATGCCAGAAGATGAAGACAATGTGGAAGAGAGCCGTGACCCATATGCCATAGCCAAGGGCGAATTAGACATAGCTGAAAGTGGTAGGCTGATGTCCGACTACGGGGCACCAGTTATCAATGATTCAGCAGATGTGCAGCGGATCGTAAAGATCATCAATAGACTAGCTGAAGAGCACCAGCTCGAGGGTGAGCAGTTGCAGGGTAATCTGGTGTACATGGCCGAAGCAGCAATAAAGGCTATAGGGTTGAGAATACCGGAAGGCAGAATGAACAAGGCTGTCGAGCAATGCCTAGAAATGTACGAGTCACAGTCTAAGAAGTTGCCAGACTTTATCAAGAATAAGATGAAGGATGATGATGACTGTGATGACGAAACTGAAGAGGACATGGCTGAGGATCAGCGTAAGGGTCCCCGGATCAGGAAGAATGGTTATGCTCGTAGTGCAATAGCAGCGAGAGAACTCAAAGAATCAATCCAGTGGAATCAGACACAGTCTGACGCTTTATTGGGAGAGATGGCCGGTGTCGGGTTCATATTTGACCATGGTGGTGACTCCCAATTGAAGCCAGTAATACTGTCTGAGGATGGGTCTGTCGAGATCCCTGTCCCAGAAGAGATTGTGGAAAGTGCTTATGCTAGTGCCGGTTTGTTAGATGGTGATGGCCGTAAGTTCGAGGGGTGGCTAAGAGGGTCATTGGAACAATTGAGGCCCATCCTTGACGATGAGGACACAGCTCTAGCCGAAGCAATGGCCACAATCAGGACTAATCCAGACGGTTCGTTATCTGTCGAAGTCACAGACGATGTAGACGTTCAAGACGTCCCGAGTTCAGATGATCTAGACGATTCTGTCGGTATGGCACCAGTGGATTCTGTTACCACATCGGCAGATATTGGTGATGACCTAGGCGACGATGGCGGAATGCCAGACTTTGAGAAATTTGGTGGAGATTCTGAAGACGAGTCAGAAGATGAATCTGATGAATCTGATGATATGGAATCGGATGAATCTGATGATACGGAATCAGAAGATGATTCAGAGGATGGCTCCGATGAGGATGAAGATGAGGACGGGATGTTCGAAGACAAGGACATCACTGACCCTAAGAACTCCAAGTACGCTAAGCATGTCAAGGAAGACCCTCGAGACATGCCAACTCCAAAGATGACCAAAGATAGCGATGATAAGTTAGATGGCATCGGACCAGACGTAAAAAAGGATGATGGCACTGGCACCAAGCCACCCACAGCTAGACCGATGAGCAAACAGTGATAATGGAGGCTGTGATGATACCAACTAGAAAACGAGTCGCCGACATAATGCGTGCTTCTAATTTTGACAGAAGAGTGATAGCAGAGACTGGTGTTCTGCCGGTTGGCTCCAAGTTGATAAGAGACACTTTTGCATTCGATGTCATAGACAAGAAAGAAGTAGTTATTGAGGGCAAGAATGGGTCGGAGATACCTGCGATGCGGGTGTCTGGTCTGATACAGATGGGCGATCGTGAAAATGCGAATGGTAGACTATACTCTACTGCTGAGGTTTTAAGGCCAGCAGTTCAGAATATACAGGAAGATATTCAGTCCAGGGCTGTGATGGGTGAATATGATCATCCAGCAGACGCCAAAATACATCTAGATAGAGTCAGTCATTTGATGACTAAGGTATGGATGGACGGCAGAAAGGTGTATGGCGAGGCAGAGATATTATACAACCTGCCGTGTGGTGCTTGCTTGCGTGGACTATTCGAACATAAAGTCAGAGTTGGCATATCATCACGCGGTGTAGGCGATATGGAAGTAGTTGAGAGTTCTGGTAAAGAACTATACCGCGTAATGCCAGGATACAACTTTGTCACATGGGATGCTGTTGCCGAACCTTCAGTAAATGGGGCAATACTTAATATTCAAGAGGGATTAGCACGTAAGATAAAGCCATTGAGCAATAATAAACATAAATTTAATCCTGAATTATATCAGGGTATATTAGTTAAAGAAATAAACAAATATTTTGGTCTGTAACAAATAGCTTGGCTTAACCTCGTCTAGTATATAACCAGGCGAGGTTATATGATAGACTGGACTCTTTCTAATTATAATGTGAATAATGTAAAGAATCGATGTATAGTCATAGTAGTATGTGAATCCTGTGATCGAAAACGTGAACAATCGTATCAAGTGGCTAAGAGAAAGCCTACACATATATGTATGTCTTGCGTTCAATCTAAAAATAAACATGGTAATTTTAAAACTGGCCAATTAGTCATTCATAGATGTACTTGTGGTATAGAGAAGGAATTAAAATACAGACCAAATAGATATGAAGGATGGCAATGCCACCATTGTGCGATGGTGCAGGGTCACAAGGATGGTAAATTTAAGATAACCCGTAATGTACCATCAGAGGAAGGTAAGAAGAGATTATCTATTATAGCCAAGCAGAGATGGAATGATCCAGCGTATAGGGAAACAATGGCTGCTAAAAAAGCAGCTTCTAGGGACAAAAGATCCGCGATATCCAAACGACAGTGGTCGGATGATGATAGATTAAGGGCCTTGTCAGAGTCACTTAAAAAATTATGGCTAGATGAAGAATATAGGGCTGTAAAGACCAATCAAAGTAGGCAGCTATGGTCAAATGAACTATACATAGAAGCACAATCCAATGGTTACAATAACGATGTAAGAAGAACCATATCTGAAAGTAGTGCAAAAAGATGGCAGGATGATAGCTATAAAGAGAAAATGGTTCACTATAGAGCTAATCAACCTAGGGTAAGTAATATACAGGTTTTACTATACAAATTGTTAGATGATTTGAATGTGACTTATTTCAAAGAAGGATCAGAAACAGTAATAGGACCATATTCATTTGATTGTCTGATACCTGCCAAGAAGAAGTTATTAATAGAGTGTCAAGGAGACTATTGGCATACTTTGGAAAAGGCGGCGAGTAGAGATAGAGCCAAGTTTACTTATATTAATAGATATTTCCCAGAACATGAAATAATGTATATCTGGGAACACGAATTCTATGCTAAAGACAAGGTGTTAGGGCGGCTAAAACACAAACTAGGAATAGATATCTTAGTAGAGGAATATGACTTTAGTGATGTAACGATTAAAGATGATATCAAAGCTGCAGATATAAATAACTTTTTAGATGCATATCATTATATTGGTAAAGGTAGATCTGGGCATAATTTTGGAGCTTATTTAGGTGATCAACTAATTGGTTGCGTCGTATACTCTAATTTAGTTAGACAAAATATTGCACACCAATTTGATGGATCGTGTGTTGAATTGTCTAGGTTATGCATCCATCCCAAATATCAAAAGCATAATTTAGCTAGTTATTTTGTTTCGAGGACATTTAAAAACCTAAAATATAACAATGTGGTGAGTTATTGTGATACTACTGTTGGACATACAGGAGCTGTCTATAAGTCGCTTGGGTTTACATTGCACCATGAGGTAGATCCTGATTATTGGTATGTTGATATTAATGGGTGGGTAATGCATAAGAAGACATTATATGAGCGTGCTAAGAAAATGAGCATCAAAGAGAATGATTACGCTCACCGATTTGGATATATTAGGATATATGGCGGCAAGAAATATTGCTTTGTCAAGCAATTATATTAATATTATCTGTCAAATATAAATATAACCAAAGGAGAATTATATGAAGGTATCTAGTGAATACGGACCTTTACATGTGAATATGCTTGCTTCTAGCGTTAATAAGTCGATGAAAACAGTATATTTTTGGATAATGAATACTTTAAATCCCAAAGAGAATATTACATTTGGGTTTGAACATGATTCGGTTTATGTGGGAGCTAGGGCTGACGTCGAGGGTTCATCTGGGGTATATGGTTGGGCATTGATAGCCCACCGAGATGGTACTGCAACACTTCAAGTAAGAGATGAAAAAGGTGGTGCAGTAACAGTAGACTTGCTTAAGGCCGCTAGGGTTTTGAAGCGGCTTATAGATGCTGAAGATACTAATGCTAGCCAAGACGATGAATAATAAAATACCTGGATTTAATCAAAGATATATAGTAAATAGGGAATGCTCGACTCAGGCAAAAATAACATTACACGTTATCAGTGAGGAGTTAAGAGATGGATAAGATTAAGGCGCTTCTCGAAAAAGCTGGTGTCAAGAGTGAGTTGGCTGACCAGATATGCGAGTCGCTGGCCAATTATAAGACATCTCTACGTCAACAATTCAATCAAGAGTATGCTGCTAAGGTCGAGCAGGCCAAGAAGGTCTGCGTTGAAGAGACTGAGGCGCATAAGAGAGAACTTGCACGTCGTGTGCAGATTTGGTGTGAAACGAAGGGGACAGCGATCGAGGCACAACTTGCTAGGCAGTCGGCCCTTAACGAATCCGATGCCATGTCCAGGCTAACCCGCATAGTAGGATTACTAGAGGGTATTGAGCCAAATGGCGGGCAAAGCGGTGAAGTTACAGCCACAATAGAGAAGCTCAAGCAACAGGTCAAAGTCGCATCTGAGGGGAAGGTTCAAGCAATCGAACTTGCTAATCGCAAGACAGCGATTGCAGAAAAGGCTCTTAAGCGTAACCGGCAATTGGCAACTGCTCTGAAGACACTCGAAGAGCGGAAGCAACAGGCCCGCCCTGCTAATACCGTTTCGGAAGGAAGGGTACCAGCAAAGGCAGCCCGGATTGATCAGTCACGTGATTCTGGTCGTTCCAGATCAACTAGAGCTACCCTCACTGAGAATCAGGATCGTCGTCCAGTGCAGCAGCAAAGACCGTCGACTAATGGTTTCAGCATCGACAACATTGCCGCTGACATGGACAGCGATCTAGTTTAACTTGTACTTGACCCAATAACAGAGCATTTTTTTATTTAGGAGCAACAAAGATGGCACTGGCTAGAACTGGTAGAACTGGAATGAGCAGAACTGGAATGAGCAGAACTGGAATGAGCAGAACCGGTTGGACCGGCAGACACCTACAGAACCGTATGGTTACTGAGGCTTCCGATCCCCATCGTGCATCTGTCGTGCTCGAGTCCAAGAAGAACCAACTCGTTAAGAAGTGGTCGCCAGTTCTTAACAAGTGCCGTGAGGTTCCCAAGGCCAAGTTCGGCCTGATGGCTTCGATCCTGGAAAACCAGTACAATGCCTGGAATCCAGGTAATCGATCGATGCTGTTAGAGGATCAGACCACCACGGCTAACATAGCAGACTTCACCCGGTTTGCTCTGCCCCTGATTCGCAAGTCGTATCCCAAGCTCATTGCTGACAATCTGGTTGGCGTTCAGCCAATGAGCCAGCCAGCAAGCTTGATCTTCTACATCAGATATCGTTATGCCCTTTCCAAGGGTCAGACGGTAGCTGGTACGCAGATCATGCGTCAGAACACCGCCCAGAGCTACTCACGCTCTAACGGTTGGGCACTCGATCCTTACTACAGCTCGCAAGAGGTTCGTGGTGAGGACGCTACGGTTGCTGGCGATTTGATGAACGTATCAGCCACCCTGGCACACCGACCAGTTCTTGCTGGTACGGTAGTGGTCGAGGTGTTTGCGAGTGAGAACGACGCAAGTCCCAACTGCGATGACGCAGTACCTTGCCTCAGAGTGGGCTTCAACAGTGCTGGCGATCCGGACGTGGTGCTAATCGGTGACTGCACCGAGTTTACTTCGACCCTAGCAGTAAACGAGTCTGGTTCGAACTTCAATCACGCTACCGGTGCGGTTAATATCGCACTGTCGGGTGGTTCTTTCCCAGCTGGTGCTGTGGCACGGGTTAACTACGAGTACGATCTCGAGGCTAACCCTTTCCAGCCAGAAGTGACCATGAGCATCGACAGTGATAGCGTTTCGGCTATACAACGTAAGCTCAAGACCAGCTGGAGCTTGGAGGCGGCTCAGGATCTTAAGGCTGTTCACAACATCGATGCCGAGAGCACTCTCACCGACCTTATGGCCGATGAGATGGTCGCGGAACTCGATCGTGAAATCATCAATGACTTGATCATTGCTGCAGCTATCCGTGCTGAGCACAACTTCGCGACCGCAGCCGGTGCTTCGGTTAACTTCACAGACCGCAACATCGCTCTGATGTACAAGGCTCTGGAAGTTGCCAACATCATCCACCGTACCACTCTCCGTGGTCCGGCTAACTGGATGGTGATGAGTGCTGACCTCTGCAGCAAGTTCGAGCAGTTGAACGATTTCCGTGCCAGTGATGCTTTCAGCACCGAGGGTGTTGACATCGGCATCATGAACGTCGGGACTGTTCAGGGCAAGATGAAGATCTACAAGGATCCACTCTTCCCAAGCTGCAAGATCCTTCTAGGGTTCAAGGGTAGCAGCGTCCTCGACGCTGGTTACTTCTACGCTCCCTACATTCCGTTGCTAAGCACCCCGACCGTGATGGATCCCAACAGCTTCACCCCAAGCAAGGGCATCATGACCCGCTACGGGAAGAAGCTCATAGAGGACGGTGGTCTTTACTACGGTGTGATCACTGTCAGCAACCTCTGAGAACAAGCCCTTAATAAGGCTAATAATAAGAAACCCGGCCCGAAAGGGCCGGGTTTTTTTATGTATTTAAATGTGACTCGTTATGGGAAGAACATAATGCCAATACCAGTTAAAGATCAGTTTACTAATGATCAAATACAAGATATAAAAACCTTTTTTAATCAAGGGAAAACCAGAGCAGAGATAGGAGTAATTTATAATAAACCACCTAGGACTATAGGGAAGTTATTAAATATTTTAGGAATTAAAAGATCACATTCCGAGGCTGCTAAATTAAAAATATTTTCACCAATAGACAATATGGAATCTATAACTATAATAAAGTCAATGCGTAATACTCATAAGCTAGAAGATATAGCGACGAGCTTAAACTCTTCAATTAGTGCTGTTCAGAGGATATGCAAAAAATATGCTATAGATTTACCAACAGACTATCAAGAGCAGCAGGCGAAGAGGTTAAGGGATGCTTGGACCAATAGCATGAAAGAAGTAGCTTCTGTAAAATCAAAACAAAGATGCACCGAAGATATAAGGAATAAACTAAGCAAGGCTTCTAAACTAAGGTGGAAAGAAGATAAATATAGAGAGGTCCAAGCCGAGCATAGGTCCAAACAAGCTTTTAATATATCATCTATTCAACAATATTTGTACGACATTTTGGATGATATAGGGGTAAAATATTATAGAGAATACAAAGACAAGCAGAATGATCCGGAGACTGTTATTGGGCCATATAATTTCGATTGTGTGATACCAAGAAATAATAAACCCACTCTTTTGATCGAATGCCAGGGAGATTATTGGCACACAATAGATAAAACTATAAGGAAAGACAATCAGAAAAGTTCATATATATCCAACAACTTTGCGAATGAGTATGAACTGAAAACATTGTGGGAACATGAATTCAAATGCCACGATAAGATCATGGAATTATTAAAATATTGGTTGGGTATAACCAAATTGGAAGTAATAGAATATGAGTTGAATCAGGTTATTATTAAGAAAATAGACGTTAAGGAAGCTAATACTCTACTAGACAAATATCATTACTTGTCTGGGTGTGGTAGAGGAGGAATTATCTATGGTGCGTATCTAGATGATAGATTAATAGCTGTTTGTTGTTTTTCATCATTAATTAGACAAAATCTGCCATATGATCATATTACTAGTAGGGAATTGTCTAGGTTCTGTATACATCCTAAATATCAAATGAAAAATTTTGGTAGTTGGTTTATAGCACGATGTATAAAACTTCTTCCGGCCAGCATTAGTTTAATCATATCATACTGTGATACTACATTTAATCATGATGGGGCTTTATACAAGGCATGTAACTTCTCATTCGATGGCATGGTGCGACCAGATTATTGGTATGTTAATCAAACAAGATGGATTATGCACAAAAAGACTTTATATAAGCATGCGAAGAAGATGTCTATGACAGAGGTAGAATTCGCAGATAAGAATGGTTATAAGCGAGTGTATGGATCTGAGAAGTTAAGATTCATATATCGAAGGTAATATGGTCTGTAATGCCTTCTGTGGTAGAGAAGGATTAATGGTTAGCAGTGGTCAAATATAACGAAAAGGAGAATAATATGATACGGAATGGCGACCACAATGAATTCTGTAGTTTCGTATTCAACAGCACAGCTCCAAATAGATATGAAATGGTGCTGGAGTTATCTAAATATAAGAAGGTAGATTGTTATGAGGAGTATGCAAATGTCCTATGTGGTAACACATTGGCAAGGTGAGTATAGATGGTTAACGATATGAATGTTGCAAAAATCAAATATATATAAAAGGATCTTCTATGAGAATAGGTATTATTGCAGAAGGCCCACGAGATGATACTAAATCATTATTATATAATAGGTTAGTCCAACGGGTGAAGTTGGCCGGATATCACTTTAAACCAATCAACTACCGCAGCACATATAATCCCGTGGCGTGGTTTGCCAGGGTGGTACCAGACGATCCCGAGCTAGAGAAGGCGATGGGGCATGGGAACGTGATAGACATAGGTATTGTCAATGGTGAGCCAGGTCTGCGTGTGCAACAAATGGGTCATGCCACTACTTGGGAGCAATTAGAAAAGCTTATAAAACTGCGTATTGAGCGGGAAAAACGGCTATATAGTAAGGGTGCTGCATCGGTTACCAAGGCAAAGGGAATCATAGATATTCTCGATGGTTGCTGGTCTAAAAACTCTTCTACAGGCATGGTCGGTGGGTTAGTTCAGACCAAAGTTAATGATTCAGGTAGTGGGGTAATTTATCGTAATTATCTCGGTGGGTTAGTTCAGACACCAGTTAATGATTCAGGTAGTGGGGTAATTTATCGTCATTATCATTTTTCTACTCCTCAATTATCACATGCCGATTTTGAAGGGATTAGTGTATCGATAAAGGGGGCAATTATAGTACCATTGCAAGTAGCTCGTGCAGCATCTACAGTATTTGAATACACTGCCACCGTCCGGATGTCCGTAGGGCCTATAGCCGACGGGAAATATCATGAAATAACACTAAGCATGCATTCGAAAGTACACCCGTCTAATATAACTACATTGTTTTCCACTGAGTCTACGAAAGCGGAAGAGAGTTTACGCCAGATATCGATATCGAAGTTCAATATAAATAACAATTATCATACGTGGCCATCGGTCCGTGAGATTACTGATCTATCAAAACACATCACACAATATGGTGTGAAGATATATGTGCCGAATAATGATCTAAAAGATTATGTAAACAAAAATGTCTTGCGTGTGCTGCAAATGTTGGTTACTGGGGTGAGAATGCCAGAAATTGATATACCCCAATCCATGGCTGAATTGAGTAGAGTGCTGCGTTCTTATCGGGCTGAGGATGAATGGTATCAACCTATAAAAGCCAAAATCGAGGATTACCTGCCAACCTACGATCCTAATTCTGGCACGGTCAGCCGCCAAATGTCAGCTAATTCTGACGAGTTAAATTTATCGATGAACACAGATTACGGTCGCGTCAAAGTCAAGCTTGATCGTCCTGATGATACAGGCATGCATTTGATCAAAATAGAACCTGAACAGACCGATGGTATAACTGATGACAAGCATCTTACTGCCAAGATCACATCTGAACAAGCGTTGGATTTTTTCGATACAGTTAACTCGATGCTCGAAAAAAGCATTGTGGGAGAGAATTACAGACGAAAACTAGATATGATTTTTGAAGATGATTATGACGATATCGGGGAAGATCTTACCGCCCAAATTAAAGAGGTCCTCAAGGACGCGATTCGGAAACACCCAGAGATTCAAGTGAAACGAAGTAACTACGTTCAGAAGGGCAATTTACACGGTCTGTTTACACTCTCTCACCCTAATGCCAAAAGATCCTTAGATATCTTGGATAATGGCAATCTGGTGGTTGGTTCTTACGGTAGCAAAAAGAGAGAGGTGAATACAGATGCGGAACTTGAGGCGGCCATCGACGACTGGGTAACTGGCAAAACAAGGAAAGCTCCTCGTGGTCCTGCGGCTCCTCCAACAGATCGGAACCTTAACCAAATTAAACAGGTAAGCAAAAGAACAGGACGCGTTGTTGAGGTGCCAATATCTTCCTTCTTCCCATACAACGTGCATCGATTGAATAAAAAGATACCGGGGGTACTAGTCTCCAAAGGCAAGCCATTCACCCTCGCTATAAGTGCCAGAGACATAGACATACCAAGTGAAATATTTAGCAGTATGGATTTGCATCGTTTCAGCAAAGTCATCAAATCTCCTCAGGACATAGACCAAGGTCCCTCGTACAAGCACCTAGGTTGGATAGGCGGTACCGTCGACGGTACTAGCATGCACATTGACGAGGTCCAGTCAGACCTAATGCAGCGTACTATAGAAATGACTAATCAGGAACAATTTGACATAAAGAATACTAAAACTATCGAAGATATCAAGTCTATGATTGGTCAGAAGCGGCGAGAATTAGCTACAATGAAGCGTGAGTACCAGCTAGCTCCGGTCAGTCACCGCCTCAGATTAGCTCAGGATATTAATCATGCGGTAAAAGAATTAAAGACTGCTCAAAACAACGCAGCACGGAGATATAAACTAACCGATTTTTCGCAATTCAAATCAAAGGTCGAGAATTTTTACAAGAACTGGATAGATGCCTTCTACCATGCTTGTTTTAATTATGCCCGCAAGAATGGAGTCACAGATGTTTACATTATCTCTAGTGCTATGATCAGTAAAATTTGGAGCAAGGCAAGAGGGAAAGAAGAAGAGGAAGGGAGCATATATTACCGGGCTTATGACAAGGTTGCCCAAAATCTGGGTGCTGAGAAGGTTGATGACAAATGGTGGCATATTAAATTGGATAAAATCACGCAACGTGAAGCGAAGGATCTCGAGCTGATTTCGTCGTTGCTTACCGAACATGTGCTGTTGGAATGGGATGGGGTCGACATACGACGAATACTACAATGGTTGGAGCACGCTGGTTTTACCGTTAGCGAGATCCACGGTGCACATCAGGAAGGAGACTTTAGAAACCTCAGTATGATGGTCTCCAAGATTATCGATGGTCAGGCGATAACGACTCAAGAATATACTGATATCAATCCTGAGCAGTTACAGAGGGCACTCAGTTTCGTGCAGTACGACGTTTCAGCAACACCGGTAGAGGAGAACGAGTACGAAGTTGAAGAATTAAAGCGTGACGCAGCGATATTAATTACTGCGTACAAGATGATTGGCGATATTCCTTGTGGTATCGCAATCGCGAGTATGGAAGACCCTAACATGGAAATGTTTGTACACGAGCCAGAGAGTGCTGGTATAGGGTACGGCGGGGTGGATTTATTAAATAATCCTGGTTATGAGGAAGAGAAATATCAGGATGATCAAATGACCGATGCCGATCTGTTTGGCTTATCACCCGAAGAAATGGACGACATATGGGATCGGCACGGTAATACTTAGGATTTTGGCTAGTGAGACTAATATTCCTATGAAGCTATTATGTTCGATTCGATAGTCGAGAAGGTCAAATAAAACGAAAAGGAGAATAATATGCCATACAAAGTGGTTAAATCAGGTAGTGGTTACAAGGTGCGGAATAGTGATACAGGCAAGACATATAGCCGCAAGCCTCATAAAACCAAGGCTAAAGCATTAGCACAAATGCGAGCTATATATGCTAACACTAATGAGTCTAGAGTGATAAATCCGCTAGTTCGCAAATTAGAGGAAGCTATGGACATGCGTGGTATATCGCCTGTTATTCCACATTTAGATGCTTTCACTAGTGCATATATGGATACGGCACTATGGTCTAGCATTGATAATGGTCATCCTTTAGACCGTGGATATGATATTCGTGATATATCTGATGAGACTAAGGCAGAGATGATTGCTGACTGTGCCGATTTTCAGGAATCTGCTAAACCATGGCTCATGAAGTCGGATAAAAGAGATGCTGATGCCCAGGCTGGCAAAGATTTTTGGTTAACAAGAAATGGACATGGTGCTGGATTTTGGGATGGTAGTTGGGGCAAAGAGGCTGGTGTGGCATTAACTAAATTAGCTAAGTCTTTCGGTGTTATGGATTTATATGTGGGTGATGATGGTAAGATTTATAGTTGATACGATCATATCGCTACGATTAAAAAGCCAGATCCATGTAAATTGGCCATGAGTCATATTATATGTTTATGCGTGGTAAATGTTTGGTAGTTCACCCTCTTGGTGGCTTTGGCAATAGGATGTTAGCGATATTCTCAGGTATAAGAGAATTGGCTTTATCTAGGTATGATGCTATTATTATCAAATGGGATATTGATAGTAACTGTAATATTAATGTGTTAGATGTTTTTACTTTTAGAAACGATATTATCATAGATACTACCGACAAGTATAAGATCACTAACATAGGTGGGTATAATCAGATTATTGAAAGTGGATGGTATGATTATATCAGAACATCGACACTTTTTGACAGCCATGTACCAGTCGACGTAGAATATATTGTAGGTTGGCTTAAGGCGAATCTTCACGATCATTTAATATTTAAGTTAGTTAGACCAGACAAAGAGACAATTGGAATACATTGTAGGAGAGGTGATTGGGGCAGAGCTGATAATAATTGTAGAGAAGTAATCAACCTGGAGGATATTCAATATAATCATTTATTACTAGACTTGGCATTTTTTGAATACATAAAGAAGTATGAAGATACAACAATATTTATCAGCACAGATTCAGCAAGTACTTTAGCATTTTTCAGACATCAGTTCAAGGATCGATTATTTTATAATAAGAAGGTCGAATACAGTTACACCACTACAAAGTCACCTCGATCAATGATTGAGGCTATAGAAGATTTAACATCTCTAGCGGCGTGTAAGTTAATAATTCGTGACTCTCATAGTACATTTTCATTGGTTGCTAGTATTCTAGGCTGTAAGCCTTTGGATTCATGGGATAGGCCAGTATTGATTTACTCTGGTTCAGGGCTATAAAGTGTGGCGATACTAAGCACATGTATTTTAATGTGAGTGCTGATCGTGTGGTCAGCTGCGATTTAAAGGAACCTATCAGGGAGGATCTAATGCGTGGTTTATTAGTATTGGTTTTAATCTGTGTGTGCAGTGTTGCCGAAGCTCGTCCTAGACGGGTTTATAATTCTGGGTCCACATCTGCGGGTCAGTCAGCTAATAACTTCACGTATACTTCTAACACTACTTCTAGTGCTAACATTGGAAGTAGTGACCAGGAGAGGTGCCAGGCAGAAGCTAATTACATGGCAGCTAATAATATAACTGGCCATGTTTGGGGGTGCATCGGAAGTTTTGAGGGGGTTGGTTATGGTTCTAGTCCTAACTGCAACACGTGCACACCTTCGAGTCGCATGAATAATACTGGCGATGCCTCTGCCCAAGGCCGCAATGGCATGTGGTATAGGGTCAGAAGCTGGCGGTAGTCAGATCGGTATATAATCGATCGGAGGCTGACGCTGAGCCAGTTGACGATTGGTATGGTGTGCCTGATGGTGTAACGGTAGCACAAAGGATTTTGGTTCCTTTTGTCTAGGTTCGAATCCTAGTCAGGCAATTGTTCAACTGTTTCTTAACTATTACACAGGAGTTAATATAATGTTAAAGATATTTAATGCATTTCAGATGGTTGCAATGTTTGCCTTTGCCCCATTTGGTATCCAATATCTGGCTAATGCGTCTTTTCCATTTCAAGCTGCAGCTCTTTGGATTGGTATAATCATATATCTTGTGTTTTTCGTGATAATGTGGGTATGCATTGTAGCCGCAATCGAAAAGCAGTAACATAGGTGAAATATGTACCTGTTTATCGACACAGAAACCGGAGGTATAACTACGGATTATAGTTTATTATCTATTACGGCTATCGTAACAGATAAACATTTTAATGTGGTACCTGTGGTCGATTATCCGAATGGCATCCAATTATTCATTAAGTCTCCAAAATATGTAGTTAATGCACAGGCGTTAGCTATTAATAATATAAACATAGTATCGCATGATAAGTCTGCAGTCTGTGTTTCGGATGCGAGACAAGCATTGTTGTCATATCTGCAAGATGCTCTTAAATTGTCGAATTGCCACAGATTTATAATGGCAGGTCATAATGTGGTATTCGATCGTATTTTCATAGATAAACATCTATTAATAGATGGTGAATTAGAGAAATATATAACATATCCTTTTTTTGATACTGCAGTAATAGCTAGATTATTGACAACATTGGGCTTACATGACAAGGGCTTCTCTCTGGCTATTCTGATGAGCAAATTTTGCCCAGAATACCCTACGGGCACATTGCATGATTCATATTTTGATACTATGGCTACTATTAAGTTGGCTAAAAAATTCGTAGAAATACTAGGTATTCCTAAATGATAACATCAAAATTGATATGCATTGTAGCAGCAATCTAAAAGGGATAACTCCGGGTAATAATTCGCTCTATGACTTCAATTTTGCGGCAGTTGGCCAAATACCAGCCACCAGCTCCCACACAATTAGCACCTGTAGAGGTGGTCGAAGTCCAGTCTTCTACTCATCCATATGCCGACATAGTAGAGAGGCTTTGCACACTCCCTCCCGGAGGCAAAAGATCCGAAGAAATCTTCCGATCGCTTAAAGCATTGAATGATTTCAGCCCGCCACCATTGGTAGGCAAATTATATCCGCTCGAGCTAGCCGTTTTGTATCATTTATTCTATCATCACAAGATAACCTTGAGTGATGAGGGTGTTGCTGACGCGATTTTGAACAATTTCGTTACGAGAGCCATTGGCCAAGACGGCATAGAAGAATATATGTCACAGTTAAAGAATGGGTTTGATGATTGTTCGATTAAGATCTTTTTATTTAGGGTGATGGTGGCAGCTTTTGGCCGTCGAGATAGATATACTAATAATCAGGATAAAATCGAACGTTCATTTGGGATTAAAGCTGCCCATGCTTTGGGGGCTGCTGCTGCGGCTAAGGACGCATGGAAAGGCTTAGAATATAATCAGTCAATAGCAAGTGTAGAACAGAGAATTATAGGAAGAATAGCTTACGTTGCATTTTGGCAGTGGTGCCAAGCAAGGCCAAACTGGCAGTGTGGAGACTATTTGACTAATCATTCTATTAAATTATTGGAATGATCAATGTGTCAGTTGGCTCATATAGTATCCTACGAAAAGCGTTTACATATGATCAAATATATTATAACTAATAGGACAGATAACTATGTGGTTTATATGGAAGTCAAATCAACTATCCGAATTATCTAAACAGATAACAGATCAAAAGAATATAATAAAGAAAATAAGATATGAACAATTGGATCTGATTACACGTATTAGATATCTTGAACGGTTAATCAAAAGTGTGTGCAAGAGCAAGTTGGGGCCTGTTGGGTTCAAAATCACTAGTGAAAGGAACGGCGAAGGCATGGCAGACATGATCAGATTCAATGTAACACTTCCACCGAAGGCTGCTCCGGACGTGGTAAGCAGAGAGTTGACGATCTCGATAGGGGATAGCCAAGAAGTCAAGATGTTGGGTGCTGATGCACTCGAGGCTGAGGGGTTTGAGGGGCCGCAAGATTCCGGCGTGGTAGTATCCCTTGTGGATATTGATGATAGTGGTAATAGGTCAGAATCGAGCAGCATCAGCTTTGTGCTTGCTGATGTGGTGCCCCCGCCGATGCCAGGCACGTTGGGGGTTGTGGTACTTGATGAGCACTTCGTAGATGATGCTGTGGTCGAGCCTGCTCCTCCGTCCGAAGAGCAGTTTCCGAACACTTGATCGGATACAGACTCGCAGTATTGGTGCTTAGGGGGCCAAATGCATTGCATTTGGCCCCCGGCCTATATAATATATTGGGCGATAACGCATAGATGCTCGAATTAGATATTGGTATGTATATAACATATTGGTTTGGTACATTAACGAAGGGAATAATTATGCCGGTTACATGTCGGAGAAGCAAAGCAGCAGTTGCATCAAGCAAAAGCTGGGAAAGAGCGAGTAAACTGTGCCAGGCGGCAGGGTTGAGCAACAAGACTTTAGCACGGAGTTTTATCGCCAGTAATAAGGACGACGATATCGTATCCATCTTAGATGGGCGGATTGATAAGCGTAACGCTAAGGTAAGGTCTATAATTCATGACTACATCACATGGCTCAAGAAACGATGATGTTGGTCATTTTAATATAGAATATTACTATCGCAAAAAGCCCGGTAATACGGGCTTTTTGCATATGCTGATTTAATGGTGGCTAATAGCTACAGAATCGGTTATATCTAATTAAATATACTATGACTATGAGACTTACTGAAATAAGTGAGGGGTATTGGCAAGTGCCACCTACAAGGTACCCCAATTCATTGGTGAAGCCTACCAAAGGGCGTATGAGTTTTTTAATATGCCCATCAGACAGAAGTCGATTCTTTAAGAAGAGACGAAAACGTAGATCTAAATAAAAATGGGTGTAAAAATGAAGTCCATATTACTATGTTTAACTGGGCTTATTTGCCGTTTGGTTGGTTTATTTGGTGATAGGGCAAGAGCAGCATTTGGTTCATGGCTGGTTAAGTTTATTAACGGTCGTAAAATAGCGACGATACCGTCATCTGCCATATTTGATCCGGCTACACAATTAAAAACGTTGCAAGACATAAAAACAGCCTTCGATGCATTAACACCTGATGGTAAACGAGGTGGATGGGATGCAGTGCAAGAGCTAATCCTAAACCAAAGAAAACAAGCAGAGCCATTGTTGTCTTTGCCTAGAGAATTAATAGTAACGATAATGATGGGGATGGCTGGTGACTTTACGCCTAGATCTTCAGCTGCTGCTACAGCTAAGATAGAAGAGATAACTAAACAATATCACATGTCAGGGGAGCCCGATTTCCTATACAAGCAGGTCATCGCTGAAACAGTTAAATTGTTAATAGCTGCAGACACACAAAAAGGCGTAGGAACGGGATGCCTTAAGAAACTTTTTGAGGCAAGAATGAATCCTGATCGAGAATTCGGTGAGAAAGTAAGAGAACAAGCAGTATTAATGGCAATGCAATATAATCCAGAATTGCAGAAATTTCTGGGAAAAACAGAACAAGGGCATTATACATTACCAGTTGGAAATACATATGAGTCTTTTGCTGCAAGTATGTTGTTTAATGCATATGGTGATTTTAAACAAGGGCCAGTAAATGAGAGATAAAGACATGAAGAGACAGAAAAGACGAAGAAAGAAGCCAGAGCAAGTAGAGCAGATGCTACGGGAAGTCGCTTTATCGCCTATAAATAAACAACAAGACGCAGCTATAAAAGCGATTTCTAGAGCTTCAGTGGCTTTCTTAGTAGGACCAGCAGGTACTGGTAAGACCCACATAGCATGTGGTTACGCTGCAAGATGCGTAGCTGACGGTAAGGTAGAGCGTATTATATTAACCAGACCAATTGTCGAAGCTGGTGAGAGTTTAGGCTTTTTACCAGGCACTCTCGAGGAAAAGTCTGCTCCATACTTGTTGCCTATTTATGACGCATTAGACACTGTAGCAGGTAAAGTAGGCCAGAGACGTGAACAACTACGTGCGTCATTACAAATATCTCCTTTAGCTTACATGAGAGGCCGTACGTTTAACCGGTCGATTATAGTAGTAGATGAATCACAGAATTGTACACTTGCACAATTGCGATTAGTAATTTCACGTCTGGGTGTTGATTCACAGATGATATTAACTGGAGATCTATCGCAGAGTGACCTAAGGAGTAACGATCAGGCACTCGGGTCAGTAATAGACAAGCTTGAAGGCACACCCGGTGTAGCAATATTCAGATTTGATGACACAGGAATAGTACGACACCCTATCCTCGCAGAAGTATTGAGAAGACTAAGTAAATAAATTAGCCAACCGGAAGTCAAATATACTCGAGAAAAGTTAGACTGAACAAACGAGGGATATTATGGACAAGATAGCCACGATCCAAGATAATAAATATTACTTAAAGATGAAGAGTATCATCGAATATACCATGTCCGCATTTGACGATGGTAAGTTATCAGTATCAGAGGTGTGGGCATTCGGTTTAATATTGGGTGACGCGGTGAGCACAGTAATAAATGATTCTATAAAGTGGGATGAGGGAGACACAGCAGCGGTAAAAGCAGCGGCTGTGGAATTATACAAACAATTTGTTGAGCCATTAGATTTGCCAGGCCCCGATTATATGGTTGACCCCTTGCTAAGGGATGTGGTCATCCCTGGCATAGTTGAGGGAGCTGTAAGATTAGCCAAGGGCAAAGAGGTCTTGATTCAGAAGCAATCTGCAGAAGCCATGGGGTCAGTAGGTGCCTCAGACTGGCCCAGCCAGCCAGTTAGCAAATTTAAATAAGTAGTAGACTTACGCTGAAGGCCCACACACCCAAGAGGCCAATCATGTCTGTTAACCTAGCAATATCACGTGGGTTAATCACAGAAGATCCTAATGTATCGGCAGAACAACCAACAGGTGCAATAGCCCCAAATGCTTGGGGCGGAAGCTATTCATCCAAGCAGAGCAATGCTCCATATTCACCATCAGATAGACCACTTAATAGTCATGAGAAGGCGATGATCGTTTATATGAGTTATCTGCAGGGTAAAAAATTGCCAGAAACTCGTGAATATTTTGATAGTTTTGGTGGGCGACAAGGATTCTTACAAATGGCCACTAAGGACGAAATGTGGATCAAAACCAATCAGAAGCAGAGAGAGTATATGCTGTCGCAGATGATATCGTCAGTAACATAATAATCTGATATTGCTGCGAATTTAATCGTATGGATTTCGTTAGTAAATTAATATCGATATTCGAGTCTACTAAAAAGGGCCACCTACATCAGCAATTGTGGCCAGATGGTAAGCATATAGATGGTGATGTAAGAATCAGATTAGATAAAATAGCGAACGATTTTATCAACGATCATGAAATACCCTCAGAAGCCATAATAGATATAATCTTGACTGGTAGCATGGCTAACTATAATTGGACTAGTTATTCAGATATCGATTTGCATATATTAGTAGATTTTGAACAACAGGAAGAATGTGAGCATATACTGAGTGATTATTACAACGTGGCCAAATCTTTATGGAATGATAAACATCATATTACTATATTTGATCATGAAGTAGAAATATACGTGCAGGATAGTAATGAAGCACATTACTCGACTGGCGTGTACTCACTTAAGAAAAACAAGTGGATCACCAAACCAAGTAAAGAACAGACTTCGATTAAACCAAACCAAGAGGCCGTAGAGAGGAAAGCACGTAGGCTGGCTAGTAAGGTATCATCCATAAACGCATCAGATAAAGACGCTGAAAGTCAGGCTAAAAAATTGATGCAGTATATTAAGGATATGAGAATGGAAGGGCTTCGCAATGAGGGCGAATATTCTATTGAGAACCTAGCATTTAAATATTTGAGGAATAAAGGTTATTTAGAAAAGTTATCATCATTGAGTATTAAATCTTATGATCATAAATTATCAGTAAAATAGGCCGTATTAAAGATATTATGAACAGTAATATAATCGGTGACCCATCGTATTATGAATTAGTTAGTTGTATCAGGTTAAATAAGGTTCAATATTATCCTATAATCACTCGTGATTGCTGCCTAATTACATATAAATCTACATCGTTAAACGACCCTAACTCAGTCCCATTGTGCAAATTCCATTATGCCGGTGTGCTAAAATTCATGTTTAAAGATAATGAATACGCAGCTTGTGATATAGATAAAAAACAGTTGGATATCAAGTCTAAACAATTAGATGATGCTGGGCTAATAGAAAATTACAATCAGATCCAGTGGTGGTTGGGTAGATTGCCATCAGAGTATATTGGTGCCGGGAATAACCAAAGAGCTGAACAATTAGTTATTCGACGCAATCCACGCTTAGCATCGGCGGTGTTATCTGCATTCTCTAAAATAGAAAATGCAGCAGAGGAATATTATAGGATATGTGTTTACGAATGCTAATGTAAATATGTCGGGAGATAGAAATGGCTACGATCAGAGTAATCAAGGAAGCTATAGACATATGCAGACACGCTAAAATAAGTCTATTTATATGGGGGCACCGTGGTTTAGGTAAATCAAGCATAGTTAAACAATATACTGTAGAAAATCAGATAGGGTTTATCGACACTAGGTGTTCTCAAATAGAGGCATCAGATATCAGAGGGTTACCGAATGCAGTAGATGGAAGAACTGTGTACCTGCCACCGGTCGATATGCCAGTTGGAGGTTTAGAATATGAGCAAATAGCAGCTAAGCTAGCGAACGTCTCACCCGCAGACTATAGGAGGGAATTTAAAAGGCTTCAACCTTATCATAACAATGGAATATTGTTTTTAGATGAAGTGAATAGGGCTCAAGACGATGTGTTGCAAGGTATCTTTGAACTTATCCATGATGGTAGTGTAGGACAATATATATTACCAGAAGGCTGGACTGTGATATCTGCCGGCAATTTTTTCGAAGGTTATATGACCAATGGATTCAATGACCCGGCGTTTCTAGATAGGTTTTGTCATATTACTTTATCTGGTGGTGAATCTACGTTGGGAGAGTGGGTCGATTATATGGCTAATATATATGGTGAGTCAGCTGCTGATGTGATTGAATTCGCATCACATAATGTAGATCACTTAGATGGCAAGATAAGTGGAGAACTAGGCTTTAGTATACAACCATCGCGTAGGTCATGGGAAAAGGTAAGTAAAATCAATATACTAGCACAAAATAATAAATATAGCCAAGAAGCTATAATGGAAGTGTATGCTGGATTGGTAGGCCGGGATTTAGCCTTATCATTCACCAAATATTCATGCCCTGTTAAACCATCTGATATATTAAGAGATGGCGTCCAAAAATACGTGGCACCATTAAATAAGCTACAACGAAATCAATTATGTGGTTTGGTCTGGGGTTTGGTAGCTTCAAGCAAGAATAAGATAGACCAAGATGCGATATCTAATGTGTGTGCCGATTTTGCCCAATATGTTATGGATCGAGAGAAAGATTTAGCAGTAGCATTTTGTAGAGCTTTGATCAATGATGTTAATATACCAGATGAGATTAAGTCCGCTACTATTTCTAATCCTAACTTGGCCAAGATTATGTCTAAATTCAATCAAAAATCGGCTGGCAATAAAACATTTGTTGATAAACTAAACCAGATGCCCATATTGCAACAGGCATTATCCAATGTATGCTGGGGATAGGCAAGACGATGCTGATATATGAGTGATCATTCTGATAAGATAATGAAGGCAAGGTGTAGATTAATGATATGTGAGCCTTTCTATGGGCATATATCTATAAACATAGATTGGATACCACACGAAATGCCATGGAAGCCTGTTCAAAAACGGTCCATGGGTGTACGCATAGTCAACGGCGGCCAGGTACAGTGCTTGTATTTTCCGCCGTTCGTCGATAGATTAACACTTGAAGAACTGTATGGGGTCATACAGCATGAAATAGAGCATATAGTCCGGTGTCACTGTATAAGGATAGGCGATAGAGATGGTCAATTATGGAATGTAGCGACAGATATGTCTGTCAATGGAAAACGACACAATCCAAGAATAGGATACAAGGATAACAGAGGTAATGTAACCTTACCACTCAATGGCGAGATAATCTGGATTCCAGACGATTGGGACTCTGATTTGACGACAGAAAGTTATTATGATTTATTAGATCAGGAACAACTGTCATGTAGTGACTTTTCTAATCAGATCGATGATCATGAAACATGGTCTCAATCTGAAGTGTCTGCTGATGAAGCTAGACAAGTCGTTAAGAATTTAATTAATGAAGCTGTCGATAAATCTTTAGGGCGTTTGCCCGATCACGTACAAAGCATAATCAAACGATTGAGCCAGCCTATCGTAAAATGGCAGCAATTGTTGAGATTAAATGTGGGTAGACATATTGGAAATAAAAGACATACTTATAGCAGGCGTGATAGAAGATCAAGGGCATTTGGTACCAAAGGTACGAGCAAGCATGCTATTGGTGAAGGCAACGTAATAGTTGACATATCTAGATCAGTAAATGAGCAAGAGCTAGAACAGTTTTTTACCGAAATAGAAGCTATAAGCTTTAAGTGCCAGATATGGATACTGTTGTGGGATGATCAATTTAGAGGATATGCTAAATATAGAAGAGGAGATTGGCGGAAGATCCCATTAAATGGCCGAGGTGGTACAGATATGGCTGCTCCCATAGAGTGGCTTTACCAAAATCGATTGGTGAAAGATGTGCAAATAATGCTTACAGATGGATACTGTGAGTATAGTAGCCCAAAAAACATGGAATATATATGTGTGGTGACTACCAATGATACCAACACTAAACTTCCGAGTTGGGGAAAAGTGATACAAATGCACGTCACAGGTTAGTATCATGATAGAGCATATACAGGATGATTATGACCTAGTGTTTGTTGTGGTTTATTATTATGAGCATGTGTCGATAGATGATATAATGAATAATAATCAATACTGATATAATCATCAAAGTTTATATTTTTTATAGAGGTTAGCCATGGATGAAGATATAAATCAGATCACGAAAGATAAACAGAATCAACTCAACGCTGCATTCGAGATCGACCGCAGGGTCTGTTTGTATATAGAACATGAATTAGCTGTCAGTCTTGGTAAGTTAGTCTTAGAATCTGAGACCAAGAATACAGCATTGTTGGCATTAGGACACCAATTGAGGAAATTGGCAAATGGAAGATAACTACGACATTAATCAAGCATGGTCATCAAATGATATATATGACCAAATGGCTGTATTATCTGATATACATGATATGAATTCGGATGATGAACATTTAGAAGAAGAAGTAGAAGAAGCTGATTATTATGATGAGCATCAAAGCCAGTATGTTGATTAGATAATATTGAAGTTACTAATAGAGCATTCACCACGTGGCCCAAGTATGCGATGTTGTCTGTTAGTGGCCATAATATCCGTCTTGCCTAGTTTTACCGATACTGGTGAATTATTGAATATCGTTATTGGCGTTTGAATGACCTTTATCCAGTCTCCATTATCTCTTATTTCACCAATATAAGTATTATCTTGTATTCTGATCCTTAAACCATAAGTAGTGTTTGGCTTGACTTTGCCTGCGTCTAGATTATTATCTAGATGGCTATATCCTCCAAAAGAGGACGCATACCTCAGATTAAGTTTTAAGAACCCATTGGGCCAGTGAACTGATAAACCCGGCCCCCAAATAACTCCAGTATCAGTCCCAGTATTGACTTCGCAGCTCACTTCTTTAAAATCAGATATCGGAGCCTCAATATAGCAGTAATTATTCTTTAGGGATGATATAATCATCTTTTGTGTAGATATCTTAGCACTGGCGTCCGCAGATTTGCTACATTTCCATATGGGCCCGGCGTCAGGCCGAACACTATCCAATTGGCTGATACTCGCTGTATTACCTGTATACAGCTGTAAGCCATATGATTCACGAATGATATTAATAGGACTGGCTATGGTTACCTTGTCAGACCCTGCGAACAGCAGTGCGACAGCATTGCCGTCCATGTCCATTATTATGCTTCCTGAGTCACCAGGTTTACTCATAGCAGACAATACGATGCATTGGTTAAACCTAGCTGGGCCGAAGTCATAATGTATGCCAAAACTAGCGTTTACCCCTAACACTCTGCCGGTGGTATACCCAGTTGTTCTACCGCATTTTTGCACACTTTGCCCTACAGTCACTTCGCCAAAACCCTTGAGCCTCTGGTTAATGTGAGGATATAAATCACTGATCTGATTGGTAGAGATTATATCTGGACTGATGTAGGCTATAGCGGAATCTTGAGTATTATTGCGGTTGTTCATTTTCACATATTTAGCCAACTTACCTATGATATTGTCTTCGGTCAGGGCTAGATCGGCTGGGCCTGGTTGGTATATTGCTTCTCCTAATTTTGCCCTGTTCTCATTAGCCAATACATGATTATTGCTCAGAATGACGAGTCGGTTAGACTTATCAATGAATATACCACCAATAGTCCCTGCAGAGATCGACCCGTGGCCACAACTAAATCCTGGTCGGATAGGTCTGACTCTAGTGATTAGTTCTGCCTGCTTAGTAATATGGCCAACTTCTATTACATCAGTAGGTACTCCTTCTATCTGGCTAGGCACTAAGTCCTTGGCACTGTATGCAGTAAGAACGCGTTGGCTATTAATAGACTTTTCTGGATACTTCTTTTGTACGAATACTAATATCGCTTTTTCACCTGTCGGTTTACCATCTCTCCACTTCTCACCAATGGCTGTGCCTTCTACTCCTTGCTTGTCGAGTAGTGATTCTTGATAATCAGATTGTATATTTTCTATCGAAGACATTAGATATCCTTTGGATGTAAACTATTTTTGTGCGACGCAAATATTTTTTAGAACGTGTATGTAATGTTAATATAGGGATACATGTAACTTACATATAATTGGTATGTAAAAACGATATGTCATCTTCATTACTACCTAACGACAACGCTTCATTTTTGCCGATCACGCCTACAGATGGGCAGAGGTTCTCAGACGCGCAGGGCGTGCAATGGATTTACTGTGCACAGAAAAGAGTATGGGAAAAGAGAGGAGTAGTCGATAGTATACCGGTAGCGACAAGCACACAACCTGGCTTATTGCCCGCACGTTTGAAAAAAGTAATAGACAGAGTTCCAGCAGTGGGTGGTGGCTTCGGGATTATAGCTGATACCAAGACCATATTAAAAAGTCCTACTAATCCTAATGGTGTAATCACTGGTGATATTAAGTTAGTAAGTGAAAGCTTACGCATCAGATGTGTAGATGCTCAGTCCAAGAAGATAACTCCTACTTGCAGCTCTATCGAGATATTAGACTGTGGTGGTGAGAACGTCACTGGTAATAGAGCCGGTCTTGAATTCTCACTAAGCACTAAATTTCTTAATACCTTATTTATAGATGCAGCAGGAGATAATGGCAAGAAAGGCGTAGATGGAGAAAAAGGCCCGACAGGCATCCCAGGATATGACTACACTGGGCCCAAAGGCAATCGTGGGTCTAAAGGTAGAGATATATCAACATTATGTCAATTAGATGGTATATTGATCAATGACATAGAAGGTATGGCAGACAGTGCTATAGTCGACTTACAGATTAAGGACGATAATGGGCACGGATGCAAATTAATAGTAAACAAAGCCAAGCTAAATCTAGAAGGTAATCGGCCAGTCGATAAGTTAATAGCTACTAGGCTAAGCCGGACTATAGTTTATAAACCGAGTGATTTCGAGAGCTGTACTGTAAATTCTCTAGACAAGTGGCAACTTAAAAAGGCTGCTGGTGATACCACACGGCTCAATTTACAACTAGTGCGTTTCGCTAAATCACCAGAAGGAGACGTAGAAAGCCCAGCTTCATTTAATAGCACGATATCACTGAATACTTTTATTAATGGCATTGTAGCAGAATACAAGAAGAGGTTACAAAAAGTCGATAATCAATGGGGGCAGCAAGTTAGGCAGTATATTAATGAGTTAGATAACAAAGCTAGAACTATATTATCACAATTAGCTGATGACCTGACACAATGTGAGTTTGCTCTACCAGCTATCGATTATTGCATTACATTTGAGGAGTGTGGGGGACCAAACCCGCCTCCGCCTCCGACGCCTCCGCCTCCGACGCCGCCGCCTCCGACGCCGCCGCCTCCGACTCCGCCGCCGACTCCACCTCCGGTGCCGCCTCCGGCACCTCCGGTGCCGCCTCCTGCGCCTCCGGTGCCGCCTCCTGCGCCTCCGGTGCCGCCCCCTGCACCGCCGGTTCCGCCCCCTGCACCTCCGGTGCCGCCCCCTGCACCGCCTGTGCCGCCCCCTGCACCGCCTGTGCCGCCCCCTGCACCGCCGGTGCCGCCCCCTGCACCGCCGGTTCCGCCGCCATCTAGTCCGCAGGCACAGGCTTCGAAACGAGCCACTGATGTTAACTTACACCAACAGAACACTAGTGTACAAAATGTGACGATAATCGGTATGGGCAAGAGAAAATGGAACATCAAACTGTGAACAACTTCCCTACTAATCCGAATCATGGTGACATATACGAATATAAGACTGGTTTATTATATCAATATGATGCTGGAGTTAATGGATGGATACCTGTAGTATCAAATAGTGCGAATATGGAGCTGGCTACACCTATCAAAAGCGGCGCTATGTCATCAGTAGACTTACATAAGTTAAATAGGCTAGTACTACCATTTCCACAAGCGACCATCATAGGCAATGATTGTGATTTTCCTTTCAGTAGGGGCAATATAGCGATATCATCTGGAGACGATTACGTAGGAGTAGATGGACAAGTTAAGGTAAGAAACTTGGACGCTGTAGGTGATGATATAGCTAAATCGATAGACTTTCAGATACATCAACACACCTATGGGTTCGATTTCACCTTAAATCTACCCAATTTAGTTCAAGATTTAATCCAGTTAGGACAGATCAAAACACAAGGTGGAACTGGTCCAAAAGGAGACAGGGGTGTTAAAGGTGATGATGGCATCAATTCATTGTTCGCTGGTCCTCCAGGTGACAAAGGCGAATCAGGTAACGCACCACCATGCCAATTAAGCATAGAGACCGAGCCAGTATCAGTTAATCCAAGATATGGGTTAGATAAGGCTTTAGTAGATGTGCGCATTAAAGATCACCCTACTGATAGATTAAAATATTACTTGGAATTCGATAGACAGTCGATAGGAGATGATAACAGAGCAGCTACTAGACTAAACGTCGATAAATTCAGTTCTTATTGGGTAGTGGCTGTTGCTAATCAAGCTGCTGGTAACAAACGAGTATATTATCTGGACGTAGAACCTATTATTAGTGCTATCAAAGACAAATACTTGGAACAAATAGAATTACTAAGAGCAGGATATGAGAGCATAACCAAGCATTGGGTTCAAACTATGTCTGACTTATTTGATGAACAAAAGGCTGCATTGTGCTGTGCGTTAGAAAATTGTATATCTAAGACCAAGGGTGTCGACACTAGACAACATATGGAAACCACAGCTGCGGCTGTGATACCAGACGGAAAAATCAAGATAAATGTGTTCCCACCGAAAGGATCACCACAATCAGACGTCAGAGAAGTAAGCAATACTCGATTAACTCCTGGTAATGATTGTTATAAAAAGCCGACATCAAAACAAACTGCGATTAACCAAGTCGTTACGCTTGATGCCGCTGTCCATGTGGGATCAGCCAAGAATGCCAAAAAGGTTACATTACCCAAGGGTAGATATTCTGCAATAATTAGTAGTATGGGGGTAAAAATAGATGATCAATACGGAAGTCTAATCAGAATACAAAATGTGTGCAATGGATCCACCAAAATATCATCATTTTTGGATCAGGGTCGATATGATCATCTGCAAGATGCGAAAAGCGCATATGAAGGGTTGTCTCTAGTAGTAAACCATGATGGTGGTGACATTTATTTTTATCTGCCTTCTTATCTTGCCAATAATATGAGTGGTGAGGCATCATTAGAGTTGATTCCCACATCAGTTGATGAGCCGACGGTAAATGCTTTAGTCGAGTCACAGAAACTAACAGCGTCCGAGGATAATATATTCTATTGTTCTATGACGAGTTCTCACCTTAATTGGTATAAAACGGGATGGGAGCAGGGCAACTGCTGTGGTTTGGTAATTAAGATAGCTGGCCAAGATTATATTATAATCAAAAGAGGACTGGGTACAGATGATGCGTGTGGCGGTGGCGAAGTCGCCACGACGCCATGCATAGAGAGTAGCAACCACGCATTTAAATCTCATCCATCATTCGCATGGCCCACGCTTAACGGACAAGATTTTGTTCCGATCCCATCTGGCAATATTACATTTAAGTATGATGAGGAATTAAATATTGCTGTGAGGGAGAAGATAGGACTTGAACAATATCAGGAACCTCATGGAAATCCGAGCACTCATCGCCATTTGGCATTCCAGCTTGATCTGATATTATTTCCGACTATAGACAATGGCTGAATTAAAGATAGCTCAATTCTGTAGTCTGGCTACTTCCCCATCATGGCACACATGGCTATATAATTATGATCGAGCAATATATGACCATTTCATGGTCTCGCTGAAAGAGTCTAAGGGTTGCACTTATAACCGTGAACTGATGACCTTGACGCTGGATAAGGTTAAAAAGTCGGGTGGGTATGAATTGTTAATCGATTTCATTAATGTTCACTTTCCATATATGGTAGTTGGTGATGGTTTAGGTAAGAGAGCCTCATCAAGAAAGGATATCATATTTCCTGAATATGTGGCTAATGTTTTAACATATCCGAGAAGGATAATCTTCGAAGGTGAACCAGACCAACTTAATATCAGGATACAAAGATTCACCCACGATAAGATTAAACATGACTCGATAGTCATAGGTAATAAAGGGTATGTTGAATATCTGGTAGGGCAGGACTCTAAGATAGCTGATAAGATTCCATTAAACAATTGGTTAATAGCGAGCTATCGCAAAAATAATATATGAGCAAGAAAAAAGCACCTAAGATGCCGAGAGTACCTGACGAAGATGGGATAGAGCGTCACGATTCTTACACCAGGGTAAATCCTCAAGGCCACAAAGAATTCGTGACGGATGAGACCGAAGAAACCCTAAATGAATTATCAGATGATATACTACGTCTACTAGAGAGTATTAGCTTTGGTGGTATGAACCAAACTGGTGGTGGAGCAGGCTCTGCCGAGCAATTGCAAACGGATAGAAGGCATAATAGATTATTACCATCCTCGAGGGACGAAGACGAGAACAATATGACAGCGGCTGAACCATTAGCAGCTGATGATCCAGAAACATCTAGGGCCAAATCTGATATTAAGACTAGCACTATAAGAAATGAAGAATCTCCAAACAAAAATATTATAAGATGTTCATATAGTATTCTAAATGAATCAATGACCGGGACCGGGGCGATCGCCATGGTTCCTGGTCCACTGAACATTGATGATGATCTAGATGAAGACGAAGACCAAGAAGACAATCAAACGGAGAGCGTCATGATGGCAAAGAATAATGGTCTAACCAACAGCATCCAAAAGCTGCTCAATGAGTGGGAGCCCAAATTCGTTGCCGGTGAATACTCTCCAGGTGATGGTGGTGTTGAAAGCCCTAAGGGGAAGGGAATACAGAGCGGGTCATTAAAGAAGCCAAAGGGCGGTGGTGGTGACAATGGTCTTAAGAATCATGGTGATGCATTTGGTGCTGGGCACAATGAGACAGCAGCCATGTGCGATGTAGAGGAGAACGGAGTAGAGAATAAGCCACAGGGTGATCATGAATCATCGGTTGGTAAGCCAGATGACGGCCACCAGAGCAAGATGGGGCATGATTGGCCAGCCCAGCCCAAGAATAAGGGTGGCTCCTTTGAGCCGGTTGGTGGTAACAGATATAGCAATGGCGGCACACTGGGTAGCGTTAAAGAGGGGTGGTCCCCAGCTAAGATCGGTTCTTTAATGGATGAGGAAGTGAACATCCAGGATCTATTCAACGCATACGCCAAGAGTGTTGATGTAGTGTGCGTTGAGGACTTCCAGAATATTTGTAACTCTCACGGATTTGCCACCAGATTAACTGAAAAGAATCTAGTGTCGCTAATGTCTATAAATGAAGAGTTTCTATTTTATCATGGCGAGGATGCCAACGGCCCATATTGGCAGGTGACTCCATTAGCTAAGAGGCCTTTATCTGAGTTTCAGGTCAGATCTCCGGAAGAGGAAATGATCGGAGCCGATCCAGATTTTGTCAACGATCATTTAGACAGTAACGATGAGATTGGTGATGATGATTTGCCAGACGATGAGCATGCAGAAGGTGAATATGATGATGGTGAAGGCCGATTTGGTGGTGATGGCTGCCCTGAATGTGGTGCTTTCTGTGGTAACGAGATGAGCTGCCCTGAGTGTGGTTGCGAAGTGAACATGGACTCTGGTGAGGAAGCCACATTTGGTGGATCCAAGGCATATATTAAGGATATTGGCCCGACAACTCACGATATCGGGCCTTGGGACGATTTTATGGGTGATCAACGCATAGTTGATCGTGACCCAGCCAGCGATGATGGAAGGATGATGGAGTCGAGAAAGGCGAATCGTAGAGGTGTGTTGCACTTAGAGAATTCTAATAGTGGCTCTCGAGTCGTATTTTATGTGAAGGAGAATTCTCCTTTAGCTTTAGACCATGATGGTCAACTCGGAGTTGAATTCACTAATCTTATTGAGAGAGCCGTTGGCTCCGTGGAATGGAGCAATGATGCATTATCGTTTAATCTGCCTCTAGTTAATGGAATGGTGCCGTCAGGCGAGGATGATGCATTTCTTCAGCTAGTGAACCAAATCAAGGCAGGCAGACATGGAAGAGAGATGCAGTTAGCGTTGAATTCGTTAGAGAATCCGGGTAGTGTTGAAGGTCAACGACCTGGTGATGATGAATACTGGCTAGAATACCCTGAGCGGCACGGCCATAAACCTATGGTGGATGAACATGGTCAAGAGTGGATGGTTGGATACGGTGATCAAAATGATGATCCAGCTCTTGAGTCTAGATTACATAGATTCTTAACCAATGCTAAGAACATCCTCGAGTCTTCTGCCTCGCGTACTCCATCTCAATTAGCAAAGAGGAAGGTAGGGCAGGCATTGGCTCGCTCTTGGAGATTGCACGCTGAGGGTGTCGATTTGAGAAATGTGCCACGTGGTGTCCGCAATGTCATTGGTGGTTTGACGCGTAGGTTTGGTGCTTTCGCGAATGCTATCTCGGAAAGTGAATTGGGTTCTGGTGGGTTTAAACCAGACAAGCTAGATGAGCAACCCACTCCAGAAGACGGCAAGGATTTGGGTGAGCCATTCGGCAAGAAGCAGACTAACAATCTAGATGGCACACCAGTTATTGCTGGCACAGCCAAAGGTTTGAGTGGCAAATCGACTGGTAAGATTTCTGCTGCTCTCAAAGAGAATATAGTTAAGCTAAATCGTCATGTTCGGCGTCATTTGCACGAATGTGTCAAAAGTCTACGTGGTAAGCACTCGTGTGAATTTCAGATTCAGGTGACTGAGGGTAAGTCAGTCAATCTCACGCCGGTCAGAAGGGCTTTGTCTGAAGCTTTGGCTGATGCTGAAGAGATCCTGCAATATCATGATTCAAAGGATGTGGACCTCAAGGCTAGCTTCAAAGATGCCCGTGGTGAAGTGGTATTAGTTCATGATGTGCCATTACTGACGATTAATCCTAGAGGGCTAGTAGCTTCTGAAGGAGCAGTGCTTTTCAGATTTAAGAGGAATGCTGAGAGATTCGCTAATAAGGTAGTCGCAGAAGGTAAGACTTGTAAGGTTGTGCCTCATAGCTGGGGTACAGCTGTGATGGAGTCAAGAAAGGCGAATCGTAGAGGTGTGTACTTAGAGAATATGGGTGGAGCACGTGCTAGCGATATCGCAAATACGCTCATGAACGCGATAGACAACGCTGACCCAATGGCCATAAGCGGCCCAAACGGTTTGCAGCTATCGTGTGGTCCTTTTGATGAGTACCCAGATCTGACTGTAGTATTACATGGCGGGCGAGGGCAGCCTCTTTACGTTTCTGTGACTAAAGAGGGTGACAGTGAGACATTCTTAGCCGACGAATCTGGGGTAAGCCAAGCCGCTGAGTTCATAGTCTCTGTGATGGAGTCAAGAAAGGCGAATCGTAGAGGTGTGTTGCACTTAGAGAATTCTAATAGTGGCTCTCGTGTCACATTCTTTGTGAAGGAGAATTCTCCTTTAGCTTTAGACCATGATGGTCAACTCGGAGTTGAATTCACTAATCTTATTGAAAGAGCTGTTGGCTCCG